GCGTCACCCAGGCCGTGCAGGGTGTCACGAAGGGCTTCAACGGTGACCCCGCCGCCGCAACCGAGGGCATCGACACCGGCCCGGGAGTCGAACCCAGCACGATGCCCGATCTCGGCGGGGGTGGCGGCGGCGGTAGCCCCGCCACCCTGCCCGCCGCGGGTGGCGGTGGTGATGCGCCCGCCGCGGCATTGACCACCCCGCCCATGTACGGGATGGGGGCGGCGGCGTCTCCGGCGGCGGTACCACTGGTCGGCTACACCGGCACCCCGGGTGCCGCGGCGCCGTCGGCGGGCATGGGGGGCATGCCGATGATGATGCCCATGGGGATGGGCGGCATGGGTGGTGGCGGGGGTGGTGAAACCCGCCAGGTGCCCGTGCCCGACAAGGAGGTCGTCCTGCCGGTGCGGCCCAACGCGGAGAAGGGTGCACGGGAACAGCGCCAGACCGCCCTCATCGAGGACAAGCCTGCTACTGCCGCGAAGCGGACGGTGGTCATCAAGAGCACCAAGACATAGTGGTGCTATAGTACGGGCATGGCGGTCTTCGAGTACCCCGACTACCAGTCCGACAAGGATCAGGTCGCTGCGGCCGTGGCCCGCATCGAGGACGTCGACCGGCGACTGACGGAGATGATCAAGGCGCTGGTGGCCATCGGCGTGCAGGCCGAGGACGCCAGCGGCGACGTGCAGGTATCGGTGAACCATGCCGGCCAACTGATGTCGCTGTCGCTGGCCCAGGGTTGCACCACGCGCTACACCCACACGGCACTGACCGACTTGATCAACGACACCCTGGCTGGGGCCGTGGCAGCTGCCGCCGAGGAGGTGGCCACGGTTACCGGTACCGAGGACGATGAGGGCGAACTGGAGGCCGCAGTGCAAGCCCTGGCCGACCCCGACAGTGAGGTGTGGCGGTAGATGTTGCTGGACACTGCACGTGAGTGGATTACGGGTCAGGTCGCCGAGCTCGGGACCGACGAGGGCTTCATGCCGGTCATGTTGGTCGAGCGGCCCAACGGGGAGTTCACCTTCATCGGGATGGACATGCCCGGCGAGGAGGGCAAGTCCGACACCGCCGATATGATGACTGCGATCGTCGCCGCGCACCGGGCCACCGAGGTGGTGTTCTTCGCGGTGTCGTGGGCGGCGACGGTGGAAGTTCCCGGTGAACCGCATGTGCCGCCGTCGGAGCATCCCGACCGCCGCAAGGTGGTGCTGGTGGTGCACGTCTGCCGAGACGGTGGCGCCGTGTACAACATCCCGCTCATACGAGAGAACGGCGCGACGTCCCTAGGTGAGTGGCAGCACCTGGGGGCAGGTGATGGGCGGTTCGTCAACGCCATCCGGAAGGGCATGACGATCGGGGCCGGCATGCCGCCGGCGGTGGCCAAGATCCTCGATGACGCGGTCGATGGCCCCGAGGGGGTGGGGACGGTCATCGCGAGTCTGGTTCAGCGGATTAGGGAGATCCGCACGGAGGCGGCTACCCCAGAGGGGCGCGAACGGATCAAGGCGGTGGCCGAGGAAATGCAGGCAGATCTGGAGCAGAAGGGGCAGATGTGATCAAGGCAGCCGGGCGCGACGGCAACGGCAGGCCCCTGCTGGTGCTGGGGATCACCGCCGAGAATGTCGCCAAGTTGAAACAGGGCGATCCTATTCTGATCCGGTCCGAGCAGATGGGGCGGCTGGGCCTGCCCGAGCTGAGCCTGGTGATCTGCTACGGCGACACCGAGGGGAACATCATCGCGGAGCTGGAGGCGCAGGGCCTGACCGATGAGGACACCGAGAAGCGGATCGAGGTGCAGGGGTGAGCGAGTCGGTGAGCCCGGCTCAGTGGGTCACCCGCCAGCGCGCCCTCGAGGAGGCCAGACGGCTCACGGACGCCGAGATCGACCAGCTGTTGGCTGTGGCCACCCTCTACGTCGATGCCTTCACCGACGACGACACCATGACGGCCGCCGAGCGGATGCGGCTGCAGCAGATCGAGGACATCCTCGAACGTCACGGTCGACGGCAGTGACGATCCACTTGCGGGTCTGACGTGGATTGACGGTCACCGATTAGCCCAGAATCTAGATACTAGATCTAGATACTAGATTCTAGTACTCGAAGTTCAACCCACGATGCGTCGCGCCACGAACGAGGAGGGTAGCGGGCTGATCTTCACCACATCTCCGGACTGGGGTGCCTGTACCACTTGGCCGTTGCCCAGGGCGAGCTGCACGTGGCCGGGGCCGTGGCTGTCGAACTCGGAGAAGATCAGGTCGCCGGGGCGCACGTCGCCTGGGGACACCGGGTGACCGTCGTGGATTTGCGAGTAGGTGTCGGAGCCCAGCGTGATCCCGGCTTCGCCATAGGCCCAGTGGGTTAGGCCGCTGCAGTCTAGTCCGGTGCTGGGATTCTTGCCGCCCCACACGTAGGGCGTGCCCAGGACGGAGAGTGCCTTGCGGACTGCCACCCCGGCCGCTGAGTTGTCGGTGGGTGCACTCGACGGAATCTGGGCGAGTGACGGCTGGTGCTGCTGGCTGATGTCGTGGGCCAGGCTGCCGAGGCCACCGAGCTGCGGCAACGAGAAACCGCTGCCCGCGGAGGGCATCATCGGGGAACCCCCGCCGCCCAGCCCGGCCATCGGGCTGCTCGTGCCCTGAGGCGGCATGGTGTAGCCCCGGGAGTTCGCGGTGATCATCTGGGACAGCAGGGCGTCGCGCTGGCGCGACAGCGCCAGCAGCGACTTGGCCCGGTTCAGCTCTCCCTGCAGGTGGGTGACCAGTGCCATCTTGCCCGCCCCGGTGCCGGTGGCCGGCGCGATGGCACTCACCCCGCTCTGGGTATCGGAGATCACACCGTCCATGGCCTGTCCGCCCTCGGTGGCGGCCTGACCTGCCTCATCGAGCGGGGGGCTGGTGCCGTCGTCGGCGGTGATCATCGAGTCCAGTGCCGATACGCCGCGCTGGTTGGCCGCGCCGTAGTCCTCGACGGCCTCCCCCTGCCAGCCCTGGGTGGCCTGCTGCCCGGCCTGGACCACGTCCTGGCGGCCTGCGGACAGGGCCGCAGTGCTCGACCAACGGGCGCTCTGCGGCGTCTGGCCGTAGAGGCCGCGGGCCTGGCCCAGTGCCTGGCCGGCTTCAACGACCAGGTCAGCCAACGACATGGGGGCAGTATGACGCGCTGGGCAGGAAACAGGCCACCATTGCGCTCAAATACGGGTAAGGCGATGTACGCTCTGTCCGCTATGGCATGATGCGTTGCGGTTTGGTGAGGCATGGTTCGGCGCGGTTTGGTGTGATGCGGTAACGGGAAGATGGCGCGGCTCGAGTGGCCGCGTCATCTTCTTTGTGGAGGCTTTGATTCGTGGTAAGAATCAGGAATCACACTCCTGTAGCTTCTGTGGAAGGATGCGCCATGAGCACTGCGTCATCGATATCTTCGGCTCGTGCGAAAGAACTCACCGAGTCGATTCGCGAGGGTCTGAAGGAGGCCCAGGAGGCGCTCAAGGAGTTCATTACCGGGCAGGGGTGGCTGGGTATGGGTCATCGCAGCTTCGCTGCCTGGTATGGCGAGAACCTCATGGACATCCCGCTAGCTGTCGGGCTCCGGATCAACGTCGTGTACCAGCTTCTCGAGGAGGGGATGTCCTGCGATCAGATCGACGTGAACGGGTTCGGTCCCGAAACCATCGAGCGCATTGATCATCAACGTCGCCACGGAGTTCCAGCCGATCTGGCCAGCGCGAAGGGTGGTCGGCGCGGTGGCAGCGGTCGACGCCCCAGTCATGTCTACCTAGATCTGGGTACCGAGTTGTATGCGCAACTTACCGAGGTCGCCAGGCGACGCGGTCAGACGGTTGAAGAAGCTGCAAAGGGGTTCGTCGAGACTGGGGTCAGGTACACATCGGTAAAAACCGCTTAGTAGATGCGGTGCAAGAAGTGCCGGGCAGGCATAGCCCACGAGTACAGGCACGGCATTACCGGCTACAACAGTCATGGGTGTCGATGTGATGTCTGCGTGCGCGTGTACAACGGCTATGCACGGGCCTGGAAGGCGAAACATCGAGACAAGATAAACCGCAGGAATCGAGCCCATGCCGCAGCACACCGCGAGGAGAACAGGCAGAAAAGCCGGGCCTATTACGCCGAGCATCGGGACGAGATAACCCAGAGGCGGCGGGCCTATGAGGCAGAGCATCGGGACGAAAGAAATCGGACGGCGGGTAAGTGGAGACAGGCGAACAGGGACAAGATAAATCGACAACAGCGGGACCGGCGCAACGCCAATCTGGCTGAGGCGCGCCGAAAGGGACGGGAATACGACAGGGCCCATCGGGGTGAGAGGAACAGGAAGGGTCGTGAGCGGGCACGCGCCAACAACGCAGCGGGCAAGCCCCAGCAACGTCAGTACCCCATGACGCCAGAAGCGGCTGCGAGGAAGCGGTTCACCAATAAAGAACGGTATCGACGGAACAGGGAATACATACGGCAACGGGCCAAGAAGGCACGGGAACAACTCAAGCAGATCCCGGATACACACCCCAATACCTGGTGGACCCCAGAAGAGGACGCGATTCTGTTACGTGACGATTTGTCACTCCTGGAAATGTGCTACCTGACTGGGCGCTCCTACGGCGGGGTGGGGTCGCGCAGAAACAGACTACTTGCGGGAAAGGCCACGACACGTGCAACCGAAAAAGTCAAGTGCTCGGTCGGTGGGTGTGGTAGGGACATGATCGCACGTGGATGGTGTAGCACACACTGGAGTCGTTGGCGTCACACCGGGGATGTGCGAGCAGACGTTCCCATTCGTAAGGGGCGGGGAAAGTAGTGTGTGGCCACTACTGATATGGCGGGCTGTCGCGCCGCACACCAGGGCACTCAGTGACATCAGACCGACCTCGTGAATTGGTCGTAGAAACGCCGCAGGTTCCCTGCGAATTCGTAATTCATGCCGCCCGCACCGGGTACGCAGCCCTGGACGCCGTACTGCAGCCAGTGCAGGAACGGGCCGGGGTCGCCATGGTTGAGGGCGGCGACCGCGGCGTCCTTCACCCCGGCGCCGCCGCCAGCCGCCAGGCCGCCGGCGAGGTAGTTGTCGAGGAACTTGTCCAGCGCGCGGCCGTAGTCGTTGGCGTAGGCGGCACCGCCGGTGTATCCGGTGTCGGCGGTGCGGCTGGAGAAACCCATGAACCCGGTCTCCTGGAAATTGCTTTCGGCGCCCGCGATGGCCAGGATGCCCGGGATTTCAGCGTCCGGGATGCCGCGCCGCCGTGCAGCATCGATGATGTAGCGGACGATGGCGTCGTGACCGGTGCCGGTGGGCACCTCGAGGGGAGATGCGGTGGCGGGGTGATTGGGCTGGTAGGAGGCGACGGTTCGGGCGCGTGGTGCCACTGCGCCGACCGAGCGTGCAGCCAGAGTGGCAGGGGTCTGGAAGGTGGATCCAGGTGCGGCGCTGATCATGGTCGGGTAGCCTGCCGCGGCCCGGCGCATCGCCAGCGCCAGGGTGATGTTGCGTCGCTCGAACGCGATGAGCAGTGCCTTGGTCCGGTTCAACTGTGCCTGCAGGTGGCGGGCCAGTGCCACCTGGCCGGCAGGTGAACTCGTGGCCGGGGCGAGTGCGGCGACACCGCGGGCGGTGTCGCCGATCACCGTGGTCATTCCCGAGCGTCCTCGGGCTGCGGTCGAGGTGCCGTCATCAACCCTTTGGCGGACATCGCGGTCGGCGCCGGCGATGGCGTTCAGGGCCTGGTGCTGTCGGGTGGTCGTGGCGGTGTAGTCGTCGCGGGAGGCCCCAGTCCAGGACGGCGGTGGCGCGGCAGGAGGGGCGGGTAGGTCAGCGAAACCGGCCGTGGTCGGTGTCGGACCGAACAGGGCACGGGCACCACCCAATGCGGTACCGGTGGCGGTAACCAGGCCCGCGAGCGTCATGAGGCGGATTATGACGCAAGCGGGTGTTGGTTGGCTACCAAAGTGATCCGACTTTCGGGGGCACCGACTACTGAAATTGTGGTCTTTAATTGGGTTAAAAACAGTGTCTATCTGCGTATTTGTGCCTTAGAATTGCGACATGAGTACCTTGCAGGATCGGCCGGTCGCCTACGACTACCCCGCACCACCGTCTCCGCGGCACCAGTGGGCGATGGTGGGTGTCGCAGTGGCGCTCGTCGGCGTGGCGGCCAGCCTCGTCGTGAGCGTCCTGGCGTGGACTCGCCCCATGCCTGCCCCAGTCGTTCCCCACACCACGGTGACGATGGCTCCCAGTGCGGCAGAGGTGGCGGCAGCCAAGGATCAGGCCTGCACCGCCTGGATGGCGGGGTGGCAGGTGATCAACGACGCCCATCACGCTTGGGTCGTATCGACTCCACCCGATGATGCCGTGGCACTGGTTCGTGCGCAGGCCGTGATCGCGATCGAGTTGCCGTGGGTGCGTCAGCACGTGCCGGCCGCGACGCCACCCGAGCTGAGTGCGGCCATTGATGACTACGGGCACACGGTGACCAATCTCGCGGGTTACGAGGCGCAGGCCAACGCCAGCGGTCAGGCGAACGTCGCGGTGGCTGGCGTCAACGCGACAGCAGAGAAGATTAGGCAGATGTGCGCATGAGTTCCGACCGGCTCCAGACCAACGGCCCACTGCCGATGCCGACACCCCCACCGCTGCCGTCCGTGCCCGTAATGCCGGACGACGCGGTGCTCGCCGAGGCGTTGGCGTGGACCTACCCCACGGACGTCGAGTTCCTGGCCTCACATGCGGACCATCACGCCGCGCTCACCGCGCAGATGCAGACCGCAGGCGTCGAGCTGGAAGCGATGAACACCGCCAACGCCTTGGCCCTGGGCAATGCCCTTCTCGGCTGAGGAGCTGGATGCCCTGGCGCAGGCCAGGCGCACGCAGGCCGCGCAACTACAGGCCACAGGCTCCGGTGCCACCATTGATGCGGCGTCAGCTGCCCTGCGCCATGATGCGGTGCGCTTGGCGAACCATGCTGATGCCCGTCGAATCCTGACGGCTCTGGAGCATGCCTGTGACAACGAGGCATACCAGCACCGGTTGTTGATGCAGCAGCTCGCGGATGAGACGAACCAAGCGATGACAAAGGCCCCGCCCCAGGCACGCCCTGCGATTCTCGCTGAGGGGGAGCGGCTCCAGCAGCAGGAGGTGACGCGCTACACGGCGGCGGTGAACGAACTCTCGCAGCAGGCCCAGGGCCGAGTTCAGGCGATGGCGGCAGGGATCAAGGGCCCGGCACCCGCAGCACCAGGCGATCTCGACACGAAACCCGTTCAACCCAAGGCTGATGACCGCGCCGACAAAGAATCGGACCGAACCAAGGATGCGTTGAAGGCCGGTGAGTTGGACACCCAGCCACCGACCACTTCCGCAGGTGGCAGCGGTACCGCATCCAGTCCGATGATGCCGCCATTGCCAATGACTCCTCCAACGAGTTCACCGCTCTCTTCGGGTGGTGGTATGGGCAGTGGGCTCTCGGGCCTCGCCGCCATGCCTTCCTCGAGCCTGTCGTCCGGCGTGTCGCCGTCGATGAGCGCTCCGTCCTCGTTACCCTTGGGTGTGGCGCCGTTGTCGGGGCTACAGGCCGTGTCCCCGACAACGGCGACTACTGCGTCCGGCCCCCAGTCTGCCCCGCTGTTGGGTGCACCGCAGATGTTCGCCCAGGCGGCGGGATCGGCCTCGAGTGCCGCCTCCAGCGTGCCGCCCGTCCCGACCGCCGTGGCGGGCGGCACCCCATCCTCCGTGCCCCCCGCGGTGTCGAGTCCTCCCCCGGCAGCAGCCGCTACCGCCTCGGCACCCGCGGTGGTTCCGGCCGCCGCCGGGCCGGCGCAGGTGTTCCCGCCGATGGCAACCAGTGTGAGCACCGGTCAGGCCGCGCCGATGCCCATGATGATGGCGCCGGCACCCGGCATGGGTGCCCCGGCCGCGCTCCCCAGCGCGGTATCCGCAGCGCCTCCGGCAGCCCCGGCGACCATCCCGGTGTCGGGGGCGGCACCGGCCGGGTCGGGTGCAGGTCTCGTGCCGGTGCCGACCACGGTGGCCGCCGCAGTACGGTCGGCCCCCACCGATTCCGCCGAGCTGGCCCTGGCCAAGTCCGTGATCAGCAAGCTGCAGGTCGATGCCCTGGGATCGGCATCGCTCATCGAGTGGGCCGTGGGGGTGTTCAAGGCCATCGACAGCCCCACCACCGATATCGTGGTGACCTCCAATCAGGGCATCAGTTACGTCCCCAAGGGTGTGTTCGTGCCGCGCACCGCGAGACTCATGGCCACCGACCCCCTGGTCGACGAGGCGTTCCGCACCCAGTACTTCAGCCCGGATCCGGCCCTGGCGATGGCGCACTACGCCGAGCTGCGCCACGGCGCGCGGCTCGTGGCGCTCGCGGTGACCGCTCAAACCAGCACCGGCGTGTCTGCCGACCTGCTACGTGCCCGCACCGGTGCCGAGGTTGCGGTGGTGCCGTTGAGCCGCCTGGACGGCCCACCGCCACCCCCGTCGCAGCTCGATGGGATGCACCTGCACCGGCTGGAGGCATTGCACCCTGGGATCTACGGACAGCTGGTCAAGCTCGCCGCCGCCGGTCACGGCAAGGCGATCGAGAACCAGATCCTGGTATGCCTGCGCGAACAGATGATCGATGCGATCCAGGGCAGCCCGGTCACGTGCCCGGCACCGCTACGTCAGGTGTGGACCCTGCTCGGCCCCGCCGGTGGGGAGATCTCCGCAGACATGTGGCAGGACTACCGTCTGGCGGCATCGATGCAGGCCGTGCTCGTCGGCCGCAAGGCCGACGACACGCTTTACCACTGGCAGTGGCTGATGGCCCGCACCATGGGATTGGTCGGGGGTTGGGGTGAGCAGCCGCTGCCACTGGCCGACATGCTCTACGAGGCGGTGGTGGCCCACCCCAACCCTGGACTCATCGACCAGGTGGAGAACAGCCTGTACGAGATCGAGAGGTCTTAGCCAGCTTGCCGATCGTCGTCATTGTGGGTAAACAGCCTATTACGGAGCGCGCGAGCTGCGGCGTCTGCTTCGTCGGGACTGTCAAACGACCCACCGCAATATTTGTGCCCGTTGTGTTTGACCTGGACGTACCACTTGTTCCTTAGACGGTCGAAATACACATTACGATAGCCTGTGCTACTGTTCCATCGGCCAAGATTCTCCATATTCTGCTTCTGAGTAGCTGGCCGCAGGTGATCTGGTCTCACACAGTGCTTCGGGCACGTCCTACGGTGATCGAGTCCATGTCCCTCGGGGATAGACCCCACCACGAGCTCATATGCCTTCCGGTGCGCATACCCACGTTCCGTGTTGCGACCGCCCCCGAAGGTTCCGTAACCTTTGTTGTTGATTGTGCCAGTCCACAACCAGCAGTCGCCGGTCTTGTCGACCTTGGCCCAAAATCTGTCTTCAGCGGTAGGCGGGTCGGTGGTGCCGTACTTGTGGAGATACCGGTAATGGCTTTTGCACAGCCCTAAGGCATAGTGCTTTCGCTCGCATCCTGAAGCGGTACATTTCTTCTCTACCGGTTCAGACTATCACCCTCTACGTCCACACGAGGGCCATGCTCCGATCCCTTGCGATGCGAGGACGTTCTGGGCGACGCGGATCTGTTCCTCACGGCTGTTGTTTTCTGGCAGACCGACCCCGCCGTTGGCGTACCAGGTACTCAGTGTGAACTGCAGCCCGCCGTGGTACCCGTTGCCGGTGTTGATGGCCCAGTTGCCACCGGATTCACATTGGGCCACTGCGTCCCAGTTCACTGGGTTGGCTGCTGCCGTGGGGGCAAGCATCGTGGTAAAACTCAGTACTACGGGTAGGGCTACGCCCACTACACATGTTTTGGCGAACATGTGGGCGTACCCTACCCCCTGTTTCAGGCCTACCCGTAATCGAAACGTGATGGAAAGCCTGGCAAGTCAATGAGAATCCAGTGCCCAATGGTTTAGAGCAGTGGGGGAAAGTGATTCTCATCAGCGGCTTTCGTCTCAAGGGAAGCCCGCCCCGGAAAGTGGGAGGAGGTCGACCCATGGACGTGATTGCCAGTGCCCGCCAGACCCTGCGCAGGGCACGCAAGATCCTCGCCGAGGGCGAGCTACCCAACGATGCGGTGCCCGACTACCTGAAGGGGCCACCACCCCAGCAGCTGGGATTCCCGGGTCAGCAGCTGGGGTTCCCCGGCCAGCCCGCCCCCCTGGGCACCCCCAAGCTGGAACCCACACCCGAGCAGGTGCAGTTCCACAGCTTCGGTGACCCTGAGGCCCCACTGGGTTCGTACGGCGGTGGGCCGCTGTCCGGCGGGCCGAAGCCCTCCGAGGAGTCCCGCCCCAGTGGTGGCTCCGCGGGTGGGGGATCCGGCGGCTCGTCCTCGAGGGGCAACCCCGGCGCCGGCAGTGCGGGCAGCGCCTACTGAACTACGGGTCGTAGGTGCCCGCACAGAACACCAGCGCCTGCGCCGCCTGCACACCCTGGTACTGCAGGGTGAGCGCCTCCTGCATGGGACTGACCCCGCCCCGCATGTCGGCATTGGCCTGCCGACCGGTGGCAACCCACTGCTCGGCGTCGGCCGGGGTGGGGTAGAGGGTACCCGAGTTGTGGGTGAAGCAGGTCAGGAACTGGTCGGCGTCGGCGTGCGCGGCGGGGGCCCAGGCCACCGCCGCGGCAGCCAGACCGACAAGGGCGAGTTTGGTGATCATCATCGGTCGACACTAGTTGGCCGCAGCCGCTTGATCACCCGGCGCTCACTGGTCGGTCCTCACGCTCAGCCACAGCAGCCAGGAGGACTGCGGCGAGAGTCTTTGCGCCGGTGTTGGTGACGGCACCATAGACGTTCTGCGAATGCGCTTCGAACTCGACTAACCCCTCCATGTCTCCAGCGCCGAGGCATGACCACGAGTCGCCTTCCAGCCACATCGGTTGATCCTTGATCGAATCAGCGACGTTGCTACGGTCGGTCATCTGTTCGGGCAGTTCCACGATGGCTCGCCGGCTGGCCGTGATGGCGTCAAGAACAGCGCGGGCCATGTCTCGGTACTTCCATTTGCCCTCAGATGGCAAGGATCCCCAGCCGTTTCGGTGATCTGCTACGCACACTGCAATGGCCACGGTCTCGACCAGTTCCGGGGGATACTCGCCTATTAGTGTCTCCTGAGGTTCGTTGTCGCTCACCGTGATTACTCCCTTATGTCGCGTTGGGGGATCTCGGGACAACCGACGCAGTGGAGCTCTAGCCGCCGGACAGGATGCTGCACCATTCGTGTGAGCGCCACCCGATGCGCCGTGATGCTATGGGCGGGACATGCGGCAATGCCAAGCACTGGAGCGAAGCCCCAGCCACGGCTGATCGCCTCATGAATGTCGTCGTCCCTTGTGGCGTCGCAGATGAAGCAATGGGCGGCGTACTGGTCGACCGTCATCTTTCCTCCCGTGGTGATTGGCTGATATGTGCTCGACTGTCGGTGAGGCAGCCGAGGCATTGCCTGGTGACCTGTGTCCACCTGTGCGTGGGTTGGGATCTTAAGCATGGGTCACCGCCTGCGGGAATTCGTTCCACTCACGACCATCGAGTTCACGGCCAGCGGCTTTCTTTCCAACTCGTTCGATGCGCGTCGCCCAGTACGGGTGACCACGCTCGAACGGATTGAACGGGTTGCCCTTGGTCATGGCAGTTATACCGGTGGGGTGCATGACGGCCACTCGGTCGCTGTATGGCTTCGTCGGCATGCAGAAGTTGTCTGGTTCGTTCCATGTCCACTCACCGCGTTGTTTGAAGAAGAACGGCACCCGCGCTGCAGTGCATTTGTCGCGAAGGTTGCGAGCCCAATCCGGGTGCATCGGCCGCGCGCCCGGGCCCGACTCTCCACCGACGATGACCCAGCCGATGCCTGTCAGGTCGAGGTCGTTGATTGGGGCCAGTAGTGGCTCGAGCGACAGGAACCGGATGGCCGCAGGCACCTCCCGCAGTTTGTCGGCGCGGCCCACGTAGTCATTCGACTCGATCGACGCTCCGCACCACACATTCGCCAGACCGGTGTTGTCGTGCCAACGCTTCAGCCACGACCGCATCCGTGCCGGACGTTTGGTCAGGATCTGGAAAGTGTGCTGAGGGCATTGGGCCATGACCTCCCACACCTGCGCGAGGTAGCCGTCGGGGACGTTGTCGTGGAACAGGTCGGCCAGGCTGCACACGAAGATTAGGCGCGGCTTCCGCCAGTGCAGTGGGATGGCCAGCCGGTCGGGGTGCAGCTGCACGCCCGTCGTTCCGCCGACACCGTCCCGGTCGAACCGTCTGTGCGCCATCCGCATCGGCGGTGTGCGTTCGATGTAGCAGTGGGTGCAGCCATCGCTGACGCGGGTGCAGCCACTGACAACGTTCCACGTCGCCTCCGTCCACTGGATGTGCGTGTTGTCGCTCACCGGGTTACCTCCCGTGCCGGGTCACCGAGGTTCGTATGCGCGTGGCATTCCCCGCACGGCCCGGCGGTGCGTTTGTGATCACAACGCACCTCGCGTCACGGCGGCAGCGACCTTGGCGCCAATTTCAGCACTGACGATGTCGGTGACCTGCTTCTTGACATCAGCCACCGCCTGCGCCGCAGCCTCTTTCAGTTCCTGGTTCAGTGCAGACTTAGCGGCGGCGCGCGCGATGTAGGTGGTGTACGGGACGCTGTCCCGGCCGCTGTAGCGGTCATAGCTGCCGTTGCTGTCCACCAGGCGGGTCAGGAATTCTTGAGCCTCCTTGATGATTCGCTCCCGCAGCGTCGTGGTCTTGCCGGTAGGTTCACCGAAACCGTTCGTGATTTGAATGGTTCCCTCGATGACGTTCGTGACGATCACCCCGACCTGTGCGCGGGCCTCCGTCATCACTGCGTCCGTGACGGCCTTCTGGATGTCGCCCTTGAGTCGGTCCGCCAATGTCGCGGCCACCAACTGCACCAGACCCTTGCCGCCGTAGGGCTCTCCGTCTTCATCGAAACCCTGTGGCATGAAGTCACGCGACTTGAGCATCGACTCGATATCGATCGTCACCGTGACCGGCGCCGCGACCACATCCTTGATCTCAGTGCCTGGATTCGTCATTATGGCTTACCTTTCGTTGTTGATACCTGGTGGTAGATCGATGCCAGATGCGTTCCTTGCTGTCCACGTCAGGCAGTAGTCGACGGGGCGGGTGAACCAGGCGAGCGCCTGGGCCCGTTTGCCGACACCGGTGGCCGACTCATCGACATCGTGGAATACGTCATCGAGTACGCCCAGTTGTCCTACGCCCATCCAGTAGGCGCTGGAAACGGTGCCGGTGGCGGTGTAGCCGACGTGAATGGCTTCACGGGGCCGATAGTTGGCGCCGTCCACAGCGGCCATGCGGGCATAGACGTGGTTGGCGGGCACTGGTACAGGTCGTTCCCAGCGCTGCTGGTGGAGGTCATCGAGGACCAGGGTCCAGCCGTGGGAATGACCGGCGTGGACGAATTGGTTGCGAGTCGAGGGCATTGGTTCAACCTCCTTCACCCCGTGTAACGCTATAACACCACTATAGCATTCCTGCGACACTTTACACCGTTCACGGACACTCATCGATGACCGCGGGTCCAGCCCCGTAGGCAGTGGCAGTGCCGCCACCACGGGTCTGGTCGTGGGTGTGGGTGATGGGCCGGGGGGATGTCCCAGCGCCAGAGGCGCTGGATGGGGTCGTAGCATTCCCAGCGCCCGGAATTCGAGCGCCGCCAGATACGGCCGTCACGATCTGTCCAGAACATCAGTCGTCCCCCAGGGTCTCAGCGTTTCACCCACAGTGGCACGGCTAATCCTCGCACGGTCGTTCCGACATAATCACTCACATGTGTTTCGGAGTGCTAGTGTGGCCTGAAATACGCCGCGCTTAGACCGATAGGGGCGTTCGTGGCAGATCTTGTTGCCGACCTGGACGACCAGGTGCCTCTCCCTGAGACGGGCAGCGATACCGTGCCCGATCCCGATGGTGACGCTGTCGTCGAACCGGTCGAGGATCCGGGTCCGCCGCTGGTGGCGAAGGTCCGGTACAGCTGGCGCGACGCCGACGAGGACGCCTTGAAGCGGATCGAGTACACCGCCAACCAGGTGTGTCGCGATCTGTTCGGGGAGGCCCTGGACACCATCGATGAGCTGTACGCGCAGATGCGGATTCGGGCGGTCAACGGGAACACCAACATGGCGCTTTCGGCGCCCGACAATAGGCCACTGTGGGTGGCCGACCCGCAGACGGGCAAACCGATCGAACGCCTGGACCAGTTGACCGGCCAGGACTACGACACGGCGATCCTGCGGCTGCAGACCCTGCTGCTGACGATCGCCCCCGAGGTGGACCGGCTGAAGTCGGACGCCATCTATGCTCAGCACCTGGTGGCCCGGGACGCCTTCGATGATGGGTGGCGGGCTGCCAAGGGCCAGCAGGGTGACAAGCGTGCCGAGGCGAACATCGTGGCCAGGGAGGACCGGTACCACAGCTTCTTCCGGTACTTCGTGTACTCGCGGGCCAAGACGTACCTCGATGAGATCCGGGCCTTCGTGAAGCACCTGGACAACATCCGTTACCGACAGCTCAGGGAGCAGTGATGGCTCAGGTGGGCGGTGCAGTACATATGATACATTCATTCGCGAAAAGAGTAGGTGATATCCAGTACGGGCAGTCCAATTCCAGTTCAGAATAAAGCGGGCATCACAATGCTTGCAGTAGACGATACAGATCCGCAGAAGCGTTTAGAGGTATTTTCCAGGATATTCCAGCACCTACAGCATTGGCATGCCCAAATAGAGATGGGCACGATGGGTGACACCATCATCATTCCCGGTAGCGGTGAAGAGGTTTACCTTTACGACCTGCTCGCCGGACTGAACCAATTGGAGGACCGAGAGCGTCAGGTGTTCGAGCTGGTGCATCTGCAGGGCTACACACAGCTCGCCGCGGCCAAGATGGTGCCGCACGTGCCCGGGCATTCGATCTCGGAGACCAGCCACCTGGCACTGGAGCACATGGTGGCGGCCTACGACCAGGTTCAGTCCGGTGGGCGCGCGACGATGGAGGCGGTCGAGCCTCCGCAGGAGGACAGGACAGTGGAAGTCACGGTGGTCGAGCTGCACGAGATCGTGGTCCGCAAGCTGCGCGAAGCGCGGGACGAACTCGCGCAGGCACGCGACGACAGGCAACGGGCGGCCGAGGCCGCACAGGCAGAGGCCGAAGAACTCGGCCGCGAGATCATGCGGGTGGAGAAGATGCTGGTCGGCGTCCCGCTGCCGGAAATGGCGGCATCATGACACTGTTGGGTGACCCCCGCCCGCTGCGGCTGCGCACCGGGATCGACTGGGGTATGGAGGACGAGGCCGACCGGCTGCTCAACGACGACCGCCGCCAGCGGACAGCTGCCGGCGACCCCCGATCCGACTGGTTGTCGAGGGATCAGCTGCTGATGCGGCAGAACAGGGAGATCGGCAACGAGCTGGGGGTGTGCGATCCCAGCCTGCGGCAGGGCATGTTCCGCAGGGTGTACAACCCGTGCCTGGGTCAGCGTCCCAATGGGCACGGCCGCTCCGAGGACTGAATAAGTACACCAGAATAGTGGGCCCGGTTATTCCGGACAGGGTCTTGTGATGAGGTGAAATGCGCGCAGCGCATTCACCCTTACCCGCTGCGAGCTGATTGGCGGGGATTCAACTACGACCAACTACAACAAGCGGAGGGATGATCCCATGAGCGCACCGGATTACACGTTTCAGCACCGGATGGTGGCGTTGCAGGTGGCGGCGCAGGTGGCCAGCTCCTTCAACATCAAACCGGTGCGTCCGGCACCGGCGCAGGTGATCGCCGACGCCGAACAGTACTTCGACTACCTGCACAACGGTGTGGTACCGACGTGAGCGACGACATCGGGGAGAGCAGGTCGGTGCGGTCGTGGACGGTGCCGATGCCGTACGGGGTGCAGTCGGGCGGGTTGTTCTCGACCCGGCTGGGTGACGAGTGGGTGATGCGGTTCACCGGCACCGAGGCCGAACTGCTCGGTCTGGCGCAGATGATCGTCGAGCACGTCGGCAAGGGCGGGCCGTGCCGGGCGGTGTTGAACATCGGGGGTGAACACTTCCAATGCCAGGAGTCCCACCCTCATCGGGGGCTTGGGCACGGGAACAGCCAGGTGGGGGCGATCTGGGTGGGCCACGAGGACGTGCTGCGGAGCGCACAGGATTGGCGGGCGGCGACGGAGGCCGGGCATTGAGGGGGTCGCGCCCCACCGAGACCTGTGACGACGGGCGGGGCGCGACCCGCAGGAGAGCATACCGAAAGTGAGGAGCTGGTGATGGCCGCCGATGGGCAGCGTGGCGTCTCCACGGGGTGGTGGGGGCGGCTGCGCCGGTGGTGTGCCCGCTGGGTGTCGTGGTTTCGGTTCGGGCCGCGGTGACGGGGTGGATCGGTGAGCGACGACAAGAAGCCGCGCCACGGTCTGCACGCCGTGGACCCCGATGCGGAGGTGGCGACCGTGGCGGAGGGCGGCAAGGTGGGGCCGGTGATCGGGAAGCGTTGCCGGATCTGCCGCGATGACCAGGTGCGGGGTCTGGTCAACGACCTGTTGGCGCATGGGCACAGCTACTCGTCGATCCTGTCGCACCTGCAGCCGGTGAACGACACCCGTGCTGGCAACCGGCAGATCACCAAGGATGTGGTGCATCAGCACAAGAGCCGCCACTTCAACCTGCAGGAGCCGGCGCGCGCGATTTGGCGGCGCCGGCTGGAGGAGCGGCGCGCCGAGTCGGGGTTGTTCGATGACGGGGTGGCGCACCTGGTGGATTCGGCGGCGTTCTTCGAGACGGTGATGCACCGGGCCTACGAGACGGTGGTGGATCCCGACACGACCGTCGACATCGGGTTGGGGTTGTCGGCGGCGCGGTCGCTGCACGAGTTGATGCGCACCGAGACCGGTATCGAGCAGATGGCGCGGATGCAGGCGCAGATGAACCGCATCGTGGCGGCTTTCCGCACTCTGCCGCCGAACTATCAGCAGCAGATGCTGGACCAGTTGGACGGCAAGACCGCTCCCGTGATCGAGGCGGGACCGGCAGCGGAGTTCGTGGGGCGCAACGATGAGGACGAGGATCTGGGCGGTGACGGCGATGACGACTGAGGAACCCACCCTGACTGTCCCGGCCGGCGGCTGGGTCGAGTCGCTCAGTGTGGACTGGTACCGCGTCGTGGCGGTCGATATGCGGGGCTGGCCCGGCCGGGCGTTCGGCAAGGAGCTGCTGTACCTGTTCGTGGTGCGGTGGGCCGACCCCGCAGGGGGCGGCTGGTGCTGCCACGACCTGTGGTATGCGTGCACCGAGTTCGTCGAGGGTTTCCCGAAGGTGGGCGCGAAGTGGCTGTGGCATCATCTCATCGGCATCGACCCGTTGGCGATGGTGGTGTTGTGTCAGACGGCGCAGCAGGAGGTCAAGGCGTGGCTGCTGCTGGACTCGCAGCCGGTCGAGGTCCCCATTACCGAGCATCGGCTGGGGGAGAGGCCGCCCGACGAGGTGCTCGGTGGGGACAGGATGTTCGGGGAATTTCGTGCCGTGATCGTGGAGGAGGTGTCGTGATGGGGCAGATCACCAATCCGCGCCGTATCGAGGTGGTGCCGGAAACACCGCCGGTGCGGCCCGCGCCGGAACCGATCCGGGTGCCCGAGCCGGCCAGGGAGCCGGAGAAGGAACCGGTGCCGACATGATCTGCTGCTACAACACCAAGATCGACGTCGAGATTTGTGTGTGTGCGGGCTGCATCATGTGGCGGGCGCGGCGGTCGGCGGCCGGGACGCACTACCCGTCGTCGCCGTATCCGCGGCAGATCGACATCGAGATCGGCCGATACGCTCTGAGAACGTTCGATGTGCGCAGCCTCGTCGCGGGCCGGCTCGGGTCGGTGGTCAAGAGGAACTTCAGTTGGACGGGTGGGGTGGCGATCGCCGAATGTCTCACCGACCATCCGTGTGCTTCTCCGCCGGGCGACGGTTGCTGTTGCGGCCTGTACGGCACCCTGCAGTTGTCGCATCTGGTCCGGCAGTATCCCGCTGATGCCCGGGAGTCGGTGGCGGTGTTCGCCGCCGAAGGGCCCACCATCATCGGTGACGACGCGTTGCGCACCTCGGCGGGCCGTGTCGTCGCCTACTGGTGCGATCACCCCAATGCACTGGGCACCTATCGGGCCCAGTGCCCCGACGCCCGGCACTATGTGGCGTTGAGCGACATGCTCGAGGCCTACCATTTCGAGCCGTACCTGCGGCTGCAGGACGCATGTCGTCTCGGGGCGCGCCTCGACGTGAGCAAGTGGAAGTACCTCCTCGATCTCGCCACCCCGGGAGGAAAGCTGGCCGTCCGCGACACACTGCGGTGGCTGTGAAATTCGACGACCTGATCGAGAGCATCGACGCGCTCACCGAGGAGCAGGTCGAGGAGGTCGTCGACTGGCAGTTGAAGGGCGGCGAGTGGGGGTATACGCATGAGCTGCAGCAGATGTACCGCCGCCGCGGCCCGACTCCCGTCGCGCCCCGCCCCGCCAGCCCCCCAAGCGATGTCCCGGTGGCGTTGTGCGCGCAGTGCGGGCAGCCGGTGTTCACCGCGCAGGTGTGCGGCCACCTCCACGCCACCCTGGCCGCCGGGCCCGGTGTGGCCGAATCGCCGTACATCTTCGTGGACCTGACCCGCAACCCACCCCGGTCCTACCCTCATGCCGTCACCGTGGCGGTGGGGCCGGGTCACTACGACAGGGTGGTGCTGGACGGTCGGGTGGTGATCCCGATCGAACCGCCGCTCACCGTGGTCAACAGCGGCGGCTACGCGGTGATCACCCTGCAGCAGTCATGAACGGATCGCGCGCCCGCCGGGCGCGCGCAACACAAGAATGGAGAAAACGCGTGGTGAACAAGGATTTGACGCTGACTGCGGCGCTGCTGGACCGTACCGGTTCGATGGCGACCTGCAGACGGGCCACCGAGGACGGTTTCAACGAATTCATCAACGGGCAGAAGCAGGAGCCGGGCCGCACCATCGTGACGTTGGCCCAGTTCGACAGGCACGCCGGGTGCACACTGGCCACCGAGTTCGTGTACCGCAACCGGCCCATCGAGGAGGTGCCGCCGCTGGTGTTGTCTCCGCGGGGGACGACCCCGCTGCTCGACGCGGTCGGCGAGTTCGTCACCGGGATCGGTGAGGATTTGGCCAAGTTGCCCGACGAGGAGCGGCCCGGCCTGGTCATCTGCCTGATCATGACCGACGGGCATGAGAACGCGTCCATCGAATGGACCGGGGAGCGGGTCAGGGATCTGATCGAGCAGCAGCGCCGGCAGTGGCAGTGGCAGTTCGTGTTCCTCGGCGCGAACATCGACGCCGTCAAGGTGGGGGAACGGCTGGGGGTGTCGCAGGCCGCGTCGATGACGTTCAATGCCGCCGACAGCGCGGCGGTGGCGGATTCCTTCCGGTCGGTGAGCAATTACGCCAGCGGGCTGCGGGGAGCGGACGCGGTGTTCTTCGCGTCCGCCGGTTTCTCCGAGGAGGACCGCCAACGTTCCATGGGTAAGCGGTGATCCCATTGACGGCCGAGGAGCTGGCGGTCCTTGTGCGGGCGCGGGATCTGGTGGAGACAAAATCGGCTGTGCCGGACATCGATGAGGGTGTCCGCGGGCTGCTCGGCGTGGTCGGAGGCGGGTTGGGGAAGGTGCTCACATCGGCCTACCTGGACGAGCCATGAGTATCCCGCCCTGCGCCGGCGTGCACGCCGACGACTGGTTCCCGGACCGCAAGCAGCGTGACTGGCGTGACACCGCGAACCGGGCCATCACGGTGTGCCGCAGCTGCCCGCTGCGGGTGTCGTGCGCGGTGCAGGCCCTCGAACGGGGGGAACACGAAGGCATCTGGGCTGGGGTGTTGATGATGCCGAAGGTGACCGCCCGCAAGGACGAACTCAACGCGCTGTACCGGGTGGTCGGCGACCCTGCCCGGCTGGCCAAGCTGCACGGGTGTTCGGCGTGACGGTGTTCGTGCGGGAAGGGGCGCGGATCCGGTGCGTGGTGTGCGGGTCGATCGGGTACGACGTGGACGGCCCCAAATCGTGGAAGAACGCGCACCTGCGGGGTCACGCGCCGTGCCCGCGGTGCGGTAAGCCCCTGTCGCTGCGCCAGGACGGTAAACCCAGAACCCACGGCACCTGCCCGAGAGGCAAGCCATCATGAGCGACGACGACCTGCCAGGTTTCCACCCGCCCGAGCTGATCACCTTCACGCTGCCCGCCGACGTGTGGGACCAGCTGCTCACCGAGGCGGTGAGACGCGCGCTGGGCGACAGCCCAGCGCTGCGTGCCGCCGTGGACCGCCAGGTCACGCAGGCTGTGCGGGAGCTGGCCGGCGAGTCCGAACGATTAGCGGAGGTAAAGGACGAGGTGCGTGCCTTCCTGACCCGCTACCCGACGCTGTGGAACGATCAGGTTCTGCAGGACAAGGTGGGCGGGACGATCCTGCGGCACCTGCAGGGCGACCGGAGCCACCAGTCCCCCTTCTGAAAGGAACCCCGTGAGCAGACGCCGAGACGGTATGCCCAAGGACATGCCGTCAGATCCCTTCCAGGGCCAGGAGTGGGAACGCTACGTGCGCCACCATCTCGACAACGTGCTGCCCCAGATGCTGTCGTCGGCGTGCTTCATGGCGTTGGCCCTCGACGGTCCACCCGACGTCGAATACGCCACCCAACTGGGGTTCATGGTGATGTACGACAAGCCGATCATCGTGGTGGTGCCACCCGGTTGCTCGGTGCCACCCAAGTTGGCGATGATCGCCGACGAGATCGTGGCCGGCGACATGGACGACCCTGTCTTCCAGGATCGGCTCAAAGCCGCATGCGACCGGGTCAAGAAGAAACTGGGATGAGCCGCATCACCCTGCCCCAGTCGCACCCCTACTACGAGTGGGCGGTCCGGCAGCCGCGGATGCGGTACACGCCAGCAAACAGCGCGCCCAGTGGGGGCGGCGTGGACGAAAAGCCGCTGTACTGGGAAAAGAGTGCCATCCCCCTCCGGGGATGGAGGTGGCTACGTGTGCTCTGGAGCAAAGGAATGGGAATGGGTGGGACGGAATATCGGGAGATCGTGGCGCACCGGGACGCCATGACGAGGGCGTTGGCCACCGAGCTGGGCGGGGACACCGCGACGCGGGTCGTCGATGTCCTGCTCGAACGGGCCCGCCGCATGGAGGAGGATGAGGTGCGTGCGGCGTGCTGCGCGGTGGATCCGGCCGGGTGCGATGTCCACGGGCCGCTGCTCGAGGAGCTGAAGCCGTGAAAGAAACGACCCAAGTCCACTATCGGGTGGGCTGGCAGCTCCACTACCGAGTGAGCTGGGACATCCCGGCAGAGGACCCCGTGGCGCAGCTGCGTGGCACCAGCCACGTCGAGCGGATATTCGACGGTGAGGACGGTGAACGTCGCGGCCTGGAGCACATCGCCCTGCTGCGGGAATCCGAAGCCAAGGGAATGTGCTCCCACATCACCATCGAGACGCGTACCGTCACCGTCACCGCCGGAGAGTGGGAGTCTGCCGATCCGCGCATCGGGGAAGGTGGCAGATGAGCGGAACGGACTACAACCGCAAGAGGTAGCCACGATGAACAGCCCCTACCCGATCACCACCGAGGTACGCGAGATCACCGCGACACCCGCCCCCATCGGTACAGGTTGGTGCCCGTACAGCTGGCTCCGGTACGCCGAGGTGCCCGGCTGGGGTTACTGGTGCCCGCTGCACGGCTTCGGGTGCTTCTCATGAGCGAGGGGACGGTCGGCGAGTTCGTGAACTACCTCGAGGAGGTCGCCCCCACCAAAGTGGCGTTCGGGCCGGGGGTGGCCTGGTATGTCGCCACCATCGACGTCGACCCCGACACCGGTGTGTGGACGGTGGTCAAACATGTCCGGTAAGGGCGTGCTGGTCGGGGAGGACACCCTCGAGTCGGCCGGGCAGGCGGTGCACGGCATCGAATGCGGCCGCCGGGTCGGCTGGGCCAAGGCCTTCGAAGCGATCCGGCGCGCCGACAGCGCCGAACGTGACGTCAACGTGCTGCGCGCCGACAACCGCATCCTGGCCGGTTTCGCTGCCCGCACCTACGGGACCCTGGAACAGCTCGTCGGCGTCAAACGCATCGATGCGTTGTTCCGCGGCGACAACCACGACTTCAAGGGCTACTTCCCGCAGGGGCCACTGAATCAGGGCCGCGACGCCGGGCGCCGCCTACTGGGTCAGCAGGCCGACGAGTTGGCTCGACTGCGGACCGCCATCGCCTCCCACAAGGCCGAGCTGACCGACCTGATCCACACCGGCGACCACCTGAAGCTGGGCTGGCTGATGAAACGGTTCGCCATCCCCAGCGAGGACGAGCTGATGGCGTGGCTGGCCCGCTACGAGAGCGAGCACTGATGCTGGCCGATGAGGTATAGTGGTGGTGTAGCAGAACCACGTGAGGGGGTGAACCAGTCATGACCGACCGGCAGTTCGGCCTGACCCTGGCGCTGCTGATCACGGCCCTGGTCAGTGCCCAGCTGCTGCTCCACCACGCGTTGGTACCCGCCCCGGCACCAACCGCACCACCCATCAGCACGAACCAATCCTTGTGACAAAAGGAGACGACCATGACCCCCATCGATGGCACTAGGAACCCGGACTGGCGATTTCCGCGAGCTGTGTCCGGCATCGAGCACGGCAGGTGGGAGAACTTTGATGAGCATGGGTGTCGCTGTGGTGCCTGCGTCAAGGCGTGGCAGGAGCACGGCCGAGAGATCGAGCAGGTCGTGGCTAGCGACAAAGTTGGAGAGTTGGACCATGCGTGACAACCTGCTCGACAACGACGGACTACCGCTTCCGCCAATGCTGTCCAGCGACGAGGCGCAAGAGCCATTTCGTTGCCCCTGCACATGTGTCGAGTGCCGTATCGGTCGGCACGACATCTGTCGTCACGTCAAAAAGTGCACCAAGAGGCCGAACCATGCGTCACGGCAAGTGGGGAGGGGCGGGTGATCGCCGAGAAGAGGGGTGTGGTCATGAACGGCTTGTTTGAGCCAACCGAAGAGACCAAACAGGAATGGGGTACGCGTGACTGCCCCTTCGACTGGCCCGAGGTCGTCGGTGTGTTCGTCGGCGGCTGCATCGAGCGCGGCGTCGGGTCGTCGTTCCGCCACCAGGCGCATGCCCATGACCGGGCAGGTGACCCGTACCGGGGCTGGATCTGCGTCCGCAGTCATCGCCGGCTGTTCGCAGCAAGCAGGAACACCGATGGCACCTGGGGCGAATCGGAACGGCCCTCGCGCCTGATGTGGCACGAATACGCCCACATCCTCACTGGGCACGGTCACGACGACGTGTGGCGGGCGAAGATGCGTGAGCTGGGGCAACCGATCCCCGCTCGGTACAAGAAACGGCGGAGAGCAGGGCAGGTGACCTGATGAGTGACGAACCATGGATTGCACCTACTGCCTCGGAGACGTCGAGTACGACCACACCTGGCGAGTCCCCGGCATCCCACCCGAACCCGGCGAAGGATTCGACGTCTGTCACTGCGGACACGAGAGGTGGACCCACAGCTACCACGTTCTCTTCTGCCGACGATGCCCCTGTTACAGCTTCCACCGATCAGGAGAGTTCTACGACGACATCCACGACCGATGGAACTGACACCCAGGCACCCCGTCCGATACCCAGACTGACGCCTGAGGAGATCCACGAAATCATCGAGGGCCTGGTGAAGAACCGCTACTTCGTCGCCACCCAGTGTCCGCCCGACATGATCACCAGCGTGTTCATGCCGCTGTTGGGTGGGCTGACCGGGATGGACACCACCAAGATCGGCAACATCCTCGAGGAGTACGCCAAAGCCGGGCCGCGCAGTATCAACGGCTATCCGATGTTCTTCTCCTGCCGCATCATCCACATCGATGACTGGCGGGTGATCACCGAGAAGGCGAGAGCTGTCCAGCAGGCACTCGACGAGGCATTGGAGAAATCGTGATCAACCCATTGGCGTCCTCTCCGGTGTTCTGGGTGCCGCAGTCAAAGGCCGTGCGGTCACTGGAGGCAGTGGAATCGTTGGCGGTACTGCCGGACTGCTCGGAGCAGATCGCATTCAGGGACTGGTTGGTGGCCTGGGCGCAGCAACCGAACTCATCAAGGTCCACGGGGCGAATTTAGCCCACCTCAACAGATAGCGCCGCACCGATGGGTGCGGCGCTTTGTCGTGCGAGCTAATACAGCGGGCCCGATGACCTGCTCGGCCGAGAACGTATAGGAGGTAAACATGGCCGAGCACGAGATCCTGGGGGAGTCGGTTCGGCCGACTCCGAGACGCAAGCCCACGTGTGATGAGACCTGGGTCAACGCACCATAGCGGTGCCCTGAGGTCGTTGGCCGGTTTCGCTGCCGCCGCGATGATGTTCATGGCGTCGCCGGCCGAGGCCGATCTCGGCCCAGCACCATATCAGTGTCCGATCAGCAAAGCCCATGTGTGGGACAGCGACCAGTGTGCCCGCATCGATGGGGGCCCGTTCACCGCCACACCGGGTGGGGGAGGTGGTCGCGGTGGGTTGCTCGGTGCGATCGGTAGCCTGCTCGGACTGTAGGAGGGCGCGGTGAAAGTGAAGCGCTGGGCGCGGACCGTGGCGCACCCCATCGCCTTGCTGGATTCGTGGTGGGAGGAAGTCGCACCCAAGCGGCGCATCGACCGCATCCCCTCCAACCTGTGCGTCCTGGTCGGGCTGATGCTGCCCACGTTCGTGATCATCTTCCGTGGCCCGGCACCGGCGACCGCTGTCGCGAACATGTCCGTGAACATGCAGGTTGCGATGTGCTCGTGCATTTTCATCGGGTGTGCCATCAAGTTGCACGGCGCATGCCTGGGCGCCCGCTGGTACTTGAAGGTCAGGCACCTGCAGCAGGCGTATCGATGGGGTTACACCGGGGCGCCGGCCGCTGTTGCCGGATTGGGGGTGTACACCTACTACCTGTTCCTGGCGGCCGGAGGGAGCGTGTGGAACGCCATCTCCGTATGCCTGACACCCGCCCTGGGCATCGGTATCGGCCTCAACGGGGTCATGTACTGGTTGGAGTCGCGGCGCATCGACCGTGCGGAGAAGAGCCTCACCGAGCGCAAGATTGCGGAGTTGTCGGATGAACGCGACGCTGATAGTTAGTTTCGTACTGGGCATCGGTGGGGGACTCAGTGGGGTGTACGCGTTCGCCAACAGTGTTCGTGATCGTGTTCGTACGGTCAGGAAGCAGGAGGGTGACATCACCCTCACCGACGAGCAGCGCAACAAGATCGCGGCGGAGGCCGCGCAGATCAACGCCACGGCGGCCATCGCGCAGCAGGAGTTCTGGCAGAAGCAGTTCCAGTCCGTGGTCACCGAGCTGGAGAAGGAACGCAAGTGGCGGCGCCGGGTGACGCGGTACATCCGCAATCACGAGCCGTGGGACGAGCTGGCGGAAACCAAGCTGGAGGAGTGCGGTATCACCGACATGCCGCAGCGGCCGGTGCTTGAAATGGGCGAGGACGAAGACGAACTCTAGACAGTCCGGGATGGTATAGTGGTGGTATAGCGTTGAACTGGGTAGGAGGCCACCATGACGAACGCTACCGACACCACCGCCGTACGCTACAACGGCCGCGTCTACACCGTCACCACCTACGTCGACCCGCACCCTGGACGCCGCAGCAAGGACCGCATCGACCGGCGCGAGTCCTGCCCACGGTGCGGCGGCACCGGCATCTACGTGTGGTGGACCTCCCAGGGCGAGGCCCGCGGCACCTGCTTCCTGTGCCTCGGCGCGCGCACCGTCCTCCGGTCCAACGCTGTCCAGACGTTGCGTCGCGACGCCAAGATCGAGGCAGTGTGGCGCGAATACGGCGACGCGATCCGCGCCGAATCAGCCGCCCAGGCCGCCGAGGTCGCAGCCGCCCAGGCTGCCGCAGAGTTCGCCGAGCACTGGGACGCCGCGCATGCCGAGCAGGCACGCCGCACCGCGATGGTGACCGGGTTCGTGGCCGGCATCGGCGAGAAGGTCGACGTGACCGGCGCCGTCACCGTGGCGACGTCATTCGATGTGCCGTCCTACCGCGGCTACGGGCCCGACGACCGAAAGGCACTCGTCGTTGTCACCCTCGATGACGGCCACGTGGTCAAGGCCACCGGCACCGGCCGGTCACTGTTCGACATCGAGCGCGGCACGCGGGTCCGCATTCGCGGCACCGTGAAGGACCACGACAACTACCGCGGACAGGACCAAACGGTGCTCACGCGCGCGAAGATCGACCCAGTCGAATGACGAACCCCGACACCCCGCAGCAGAAATACATTCTGCGCACCAGCAGAGCGGCACGATGGGTGCGCAGGAACTACCCGAACGGCACCGAACTGGAGGGTGCGAACGGGTTGCGCGGCACCGTCAAACGCCATGTCCCCACGAGCTCAGCGGGCGGCTACCTGGTCGTCGAATGGGCCAACGGCATCACCGGCCGCCTCACCGTACTGAACACCGGCATTAAGAAAGTCACACCATGAACCCCGACAAGTATTGCGAAGCGAAAACCTGGTCTCAGGCCAGGTCCGGCAGTTGGGCGGGCTCGCATGCGTCCAATGGGTGCCAACGCAAGGCTGTCGGCATGGTGGACGGCCACCATGCCTGCAGGCAACACTTCAACAACCCTCCTGCAAACGGATGGAACTGATCACATGAGCACCGATATCGTCGCCGCGGTCCTCGGCTACATCGACACGCTCGGCGAACCCGGCGAGGAAGTTCGCACCGCCATCAAACCGTGGCTGATGCAGACGTTCGGCATGGACGACGCCGAAGCGGCGCGTTGGCGTCGGCGAGCAATGCGGGAACTGGCCGGCAAGGTCGAGCGCATCAACGTACGCGGCCCCTACGTGAGGATTCTGAGATGAGCAACTACGTGCACGCCCCCGACGGTTACCTGATCCCCGGCGCGCTGTGCGAGCAGGACGGCGACACCACCACCTGGCGCGACGACGTCGACTGCCCCGACTGCCTCGACATGATCGAGTACTGCAACTGGGACGATCTGACCCGCACCACCAACGAGCTGCGCTCGGGTCGGCCGACATGACGTATGTAAGAGATTTGGTTATGATGAGGCATGCAGGACATACGACCCACGATGGCGGTTCTGCGGATCCTCACGGCATTCCTCGACGACCTCGAGGAACCGCAGTACGGCTACCAGCTGATGAAAGCGACCCGCTTCAGCAGCGCGAAGACCTACCAGATCCTCGCGCGCTTGCGGACCGCCGGCTGGCTGGACCGATCCGACGATCCCGAGGCCTCATCGCGGAGCGGTGGGCCGTCACGGATCACGTACCGGCTGCAAGAGGCCGCGGTGCCCAAGGCCCGACACCTGCTGGCAGAGGCGCGGAAGGAATTCGCACCACCCAGAAGGAATTCGCACCGGGGACGATCCGATGACCGGCCGTGATCGCATCTCGCTGCACGCGAAGCGCACCGGATGGACGGTTACTTGCACGGCCGACCAGAAACCGGACATCGGCGACTGGCACACGCAATACGAGCGAGACGGGTACACGGTGCGCATCTACTTCACCGCGGCGAACGGTGTCGCCCGAGCCCGCCTCACCTCGCCCACACTGGGCACGCCCGCGCGGTGGATCTCGGGCAGGTTCAGCGGCAAGGCCGATCGGGTCATCGACTGGATGGTCAACCCGGCGGCGGTGTTCACATGACCGGCACCCAGTGCATCCGATGCGGAAACGACGCATCCGCTCACGGACAAACCCCGCAGGACAGCCCACCCGGCTGTGGATGGACATACGACATGGTGCTGAACGCAGCACGCGAGGACGCACCCAGTCAGGACGGTGGGCCGAGGATGACACGTGGCGACGCCATTGCCCACATCTTGGGGTTGTCGATGGCGGTAGTTGGCGAGCTCTGTTGTGGTGGGCGCTCCGAAGAGGAAGCCCTGGAACAGGACACTCGCGATGCACTCGAGGCCCTGGGCGTCACCGATTCCGAGCTGGAGGACTGGGCCCGTAATGAGTAACACCTCGATCAACAAGATTTGCCGCGGGCTACGGCGTCCAGAGGAGGCATGGCGGCGTTGTTGCGGTACAGCCAACGCTAAGGATGATGTCTTCGTGGAGGCCCGACATGTACCAGGGTGTAGCCAATACCACGGTGGCGATAGCTCATCCGTCTATCACGTCTACTACCGCTCCAAATCATCTGACGGACAGGAGCGTCTCATGGGCCCGAAAACCCTCTGCGGCGTTCACCTGGACCTGTTTCGAGAGAGCTTGCTGCGAGACGCACAGAACCGGTCGTCGTACGGACTGAGTACGCAGGAAACGGTGCAACACACTCTCGAGGCGGCATTCCAGGACTGTCCGGTCGAAATGGGAGGGTGATGAGCAACAACTCGATCGACTGGGCGATGCAGGACATCCTGCACCTCGAACGCGAACACCTGATCACCGCGGAGATGGCCCAGCGTGGCCGCGAACTCGTGGACCTGATCTTCCAGCCGTCATCGGTCTTCGCGTCCATCGGACCGATCGACGATGGTGACCTGGCGTTCTACTGGGTGGCGGGTGCAAGGTCCATCACGGCCGACCTCTACGCCGAGGGTGGCGGCTGGTACCGTGCCCGCAACGGGCTCGACACCAAGACCCACGAGGGCGAAACACCGGATTGGTTGCGCGACGCCCTCGCCGAATTCTCGGCGTACGTCGAAGCGGCCAATCCGGCCTGGCGCCTCCTGCGCACTGTGGAGACGAGTGGCCGGGTCCCGTAGGCTTGAGGGCCCAGCAGATACACAGGAAGTGCCACCATGAAGAAAATCATCACCACCGCACTCGCCAGCGCCGCGCTGGCCGTGGGCCTGGCCGCGCCGGCCACGGCAGAACCGACCGTCAGCTGCTCGGCGCCGTGCGTCATCGACCCGTGGAAGAACATCGTCACCAGCGTCAATGGCGATGTGTGGGGCAAGATATGGCCCGGCAAGGACAGCGGCAAGGTCGGTGTCGGCGGCATCGGTGGCAGCTGGGAGAACTTCATGAGCAAGATCGCCGTCATACCGTAACGGAGGACCACGTGGGGAACAGCTCGTCCCTGGTTTGCGACCACTGCGGCAAGGGGTTCGGTGATCACCTGATCCCCGACGGCCGATGCCCTGCACCGGAAGCAACCACGCGTTTCTTCGTTGCGCTGCAGCCCGAGCCGACGTAAGAACACCCATGGCCCGGATGAGTGCGGCCGACATCGCGTTGACGCACCACTGTCGGCTGGCGGCCGAAACGCTACACCCCCACTTCCGGACCGCAGACCGCAGCTTTTCGGTGGTCCTCACCGTCAACAGCGGCTACGAATGACTGGAAGTCATGTCGGGCGGTCGTCCGGCGTCGATAGCGTTCGGGGAGCAGGTCGCCGGCCCACCCGTAGGGGTGCTGCCACCCGGGCCGGTGTGGCACGTATCGGTACACCCTTTGCGGCCGTTCTACGGGGCCACCCTGTGCAGGCAACGCGCCGAGCAGGCCCTGGCCGGGCTGGGTGACCCGACGCTCGGGGAATGGCGCGAATGGAGCGGCTACGCCTACCACCTGCGTCGCCGCCTCACCGCGGCCGAGCAGGCCCCTATCGGCCCGGCCGTCGACATCCGCGGCACCCCCGAAGCGCTGCGCCGTATCGAGGCGATCCCCAAGCACCTGCGCACCTACATCCCTGCCGACGTGCTCGCCGAGGAAATCGGAGAACGATGATACAGTAGCGCCACAGTCACGTCGCGGGAGGGAAGGGCATGGCTGCGACCATCGAACTGTGCAGCGGCTGCCGGAAACCGAAACCACACGAGTGGTGCTGGGACGGCCGCGAGTACGGCTGCCCCAGTGGGAAACCACCGAAGAACCCGGGCGTCCGCAAGATCACCTGCCCGGTATGTCACCGCACCAGCTACAACGAAAACGATATCAAGGCAGGTTACTGCGGGAACTGTCACGCCTACACAGCGGGTGCCGCCAGCTTCACCGAGGACCAGATCCGCGCCGCCATGAGCCGGCACTACCCGGAAATCCTCATGGCGTTCGGCGAGATCGTGTGCCACTGCGCGCGTCGCGGTGAGAAACCCTTCACCGTCGACCACCTGCTCGAGGTGCTGCGAGTTGGATCAGCGCTATAGCGAAAGGAGCAAGAAGGTCATGCGATTCTTCACCGACGGTCACCGCGTCATTCGCGTCCATACTGATGTCCGGCTCGATGATTGCGCCGCGCTCCTCCACGCCAAGGCGGAGACCTTCCAGTTCCGCACGGGTGGTTGGGCCGAGAGGCCCAACCTGACAGCGAGCGTCATCTTCACTGGCGACTGGCAGCCATGCAACGAGGAGGAGGCGCATGCGGTTCTCGAAAGGTATCTCGGACCGACCAATGCGGAGTCGGCGTGGAGGTGAGCTGTGAGCAGGAACTGCCGAGCCGAGCTGTGCACGTACTGGACCGGCCAGGGCTGCATCTGTGAAGTGATGGGCATCGACCCGGAGGAGAACACCCCGGAGGAGTCGATGTGACCGGGGATCGGGTGGCGGCGCTGGGTTTCCTAGCGGCGCTGGAGGCCTCCCTCCCCGTCGCACAAAGGTGCCCCGATTGCCGCCACGCGTGGCGGCTGCACCGCGGGGAGTGTGGCCGGGTGACGGCACTGAACCCCGTGCTGCTCTGCGGATGTCCGACCCGGGAACCGGTGGGGGTGAAGGGAAACCCATGAAAGAGCCGATCGACCACGGTGGGCGACCAGTGGAACTCGATGAGGACGCTCTGGACGCCGCCCTCGACGTGATCGGCCGTACCGGGGCCCGCCGCACCGAAATCGGCTACCTCGATGACGACGTGCCAGTCGGTGAACCCAACTGGTACGCGTACGCCCAGTTCCATGGGACACGCATCGCCGCCGAACACCACGTCGGTCCGGTGGAGGCGGTCGAGGCGCTGGCCCGCAAACTGATCGCCGGCGGGCGCTGCACCCACTGCGGCAAGACGATCACCCTGGGCGGCGACGACGCCGGGTTGTGCCGGTGGACGCGGCAGGGCAAGAAATGGGTGCGCGGCTGCCAGGCCACGCACCACGAACGTGCACACCCCGTGACCGACGAGGAGTTACGCAAGATGGGGGTTCCCGATGACTGACGTCCTGCCCGCATGACCGACGGCCCGATCCCACTGCTCGCCCCGCAGGGAGTGTCCGTCGTACACCCCGACGGCCAGCGCATCCCGGTGGAACTCGAATACCACGGCACCTCGGTCAACGATGACGGCAAGATCATCTACCGGTGGGGCATCGCCACCGAGATCGACTGGCAGCCCGGAGATTCCATCGAAGTCGACGTGTTCCCGGACTGCACCGCGCTGGCCGTGCCGCGTGGTTGGACAGGAGAGTCGTGAGTAGCAGCAGCGAGGTCAGTGACCTCACCTTCATGGATACCGAAACCCTGGGCCGGGATCCAGCAGCCCCGATCTGGGAGTTCGCCGCCATCCGGCGCTTCGCCGACCCCCACATCCCCGACGCGATCGTGGAGATCATGATCCAGCACGATCCCGGTCACTGGGTCGATGAGTTGCCCGAGAAGTTCCGGCGCGACTACGAGGCCCGCTACCGGCCCGACCGGGCCGTCGCTCCCTGGCTGGCGGCCACCATGATCCACGACATCATCAAGGGCACCCACGTAGTGGGTGCCATCACCTGGTTCGACACCGAACGTCTCACCCGGCAGCTGCTGGCTCGCTACGAACTCGAGGAACCCTGGCACTACCACCTCATCGAGATGGAGAACCGCGCCATCGGCTGGCTGGCCGGGCGGGGCATCATCGTCACCGCACCGTGGGACTCCAACGACGTGTCGCGGCGGCTCGGCGTCGACCCCGACGACTATGCTCGCCACACCGCCATGGGTGACGTCCTCTGGACCCGGGCACTGTACGACGTGGTCATGGGAGGGCCATGAGTGGGATCACCGGATACCGGCTGCCACTGGGCTCACTGACGATCACCCCGCACAGCAACGAACGCTGCTGGAAGATCGCCAGCGAGAACCTGATCCTGCTGTCGGAGGCCGGCAGCAACCTGCACGGCATCGCGGTCGGCGGTGATGACCGTGACCAGCAGGGGGTGTGCGTGGAACCGCTGGAGGTGGTGGCTTCCCTGGAGGGGTTCTCGCTCTACGAGTACCGCAGCAAACCCAACGGGGTGCGGTCCGGGCGCGGCGACCTGGATCTCAACATCTACTCCCTCCGCAAGTGGATGCGGCTGGTCATGGACGGCAACCCGACCCATCTGCTGCCGCTGTTCACCCCGACGGTCAAGCTCGAGTACATCGACTGGCCGGGCAAGAAGATCCGGCAGCAGGCACACCTGTTCATCGCCCGGGAGCACGGCCAACGTTTCCTGGGATACCTCAACCGGCAACGATCCCGCCTGCTGGGTGAGCGGTCCCAGCGCACCAACCGGCCCGAGCTGGTGGAGCAGTACGGGCTCGACACGAAATTCGCGTCCCACGCCATGCGCATCGCCATGCAGGGAACCGAACTGATGCGTACCGGCCGGATCACGCTGCCCATGATCGAGGAGGACCGGCAATTCCTGATCGGGGTGCGCGAAGGATCGATGAACCGTGATCAGGCGGTGCACCACATCGACTCGCTGGAGCGCCAGCTGGTCGCCGCGATCAGTGAGTCCCCATTGCCCGCGTTCCCCGACTACGAAAAGATCAACACCCTCCTGGTGCACATCTACCGGCAATGGTGGGAAGAGCGGGGGTGAGCCGCTACTGCCGCTGCCCGCTCGGCCCCAAGGCGGACAGGTACCGGCGGGATCTGGCCCGCCGGTACGCCGAGAGCTGCGCAGTGTGTCGTGACGCCGGCATCCACCGGCGGGCCACCCACTTCACCGAGGAGGGCAACATGTGCGACGACCATTACGTCACGCCAGCAGTGTTGGATGTCCCATAGTCGTGATATAGTGAGTCATGGCACTCGACCAACGCACCGTCGATCTGGCGCAACAGCACGAACTGGTGCAGAGTCTGGCCAATCCGCCCGGTGGTATCGACCCCGTCGTTGTCGTCCTGGCTATGGCTATCGGGGTATCGATCCTGACAGGCTGCGTCATCGTGCTGGCCAGACGCATCCAGAAGCTGTGTGTCCAGCTGATCATCGTGCGGCTCGCCACCTACGAAATCACCCAGAGACTCGACGGCGACATCAAGGATCTGCAGACTTCCCTGACCCGTGCCGGCATCCCGATCGCCACCGAGCAGCGTGACGAGCGCATCCGCCGGATGCGCCTGAGTCCTGAAGCACGGCATCAGGAATCGCTGGACCGTTTCAACCAGGTCTCGGCCGAGGCCTTGGAACACTGGAGGAAATGATGAGGAAATTCGGGCAGGTAGCGGTAGTAATCACGGCCGCGTGGAGTGCGGCCGTACTGATGGGTGCGGGGATCGCGGCAGCCGACGGTCACGAGATCGGCGACACGAGCGTGACGTGGAACTGCGGGACGGCCGGGGGCGGTTTCGCACCGAACGCGAAAGCATGTTGGTCGGCCGGTGACGCCGAGGGTGCCGAGGACATCGGTCAGCAGCGCGGCCAGGATCTGGAACCCGCCGACAACGAGGGGACGCTGGGATCCTCGGTCTTCACCATCGACTACTCGACCGACACTCCGCACAACAACATGCCGACGCAGCACAACCTTCCCGTCGCGTCGTACCCGGCGAAGCCGTCGTGGCCGGGCGCCGGCTGGGGTGTCGTGGACTAACCAGCGATGAAGATCAAAGGCTACTGCCCCTGGTGCGGCCACCCCGACCCCGAGGTCGGCCCCGACGCGTTCCTGCGGTGCACCAACCCGGACTGTCCCAACCCGGACGGCGTGGCCTATGTGCTGCTGGACAACGAGATCGAGCACATCGTGCGGTTCGATGAGGGCGCCGAGACATTCAACGTCAAGCACCCGCTGCGCGAACGCATCGACAGCGAGCTGCTCGACTGCCCGATCCACGCCGTGGTGCGGGCGCAGATCAACGACGGGCAGATCTACTCGGACCACCAATGGCACCCGGTCGGCGGCACCTGGCGGCTGAGGTACGAGCAGGCCCAGCAGGAGAACCCCGAGTTCGGTGGCGACCCGTTCAGTTGGGAGAAGCTGTGAGCGCCGACAGTCGCACGGTTTGCCCGAAATGCCACCCGGACGTGCTGGACTACACCGGCCCCAACCAGTACTCGCTGGTGCCCTCAGGCGTCATCGACCACCTCGCCGAGAAATGCGGCTACGACCGCAGCGTGCGCGAGAACATCGACTACTACCTGCTGGCCAAGGATCAGAAACTGGTGCTGGTCTTCGACTATCGTGCCGACTGCTGGGACTGCGGCTGGCACTACGACACCGTTCTACAAGAACCGATCTCGGGACTGGAGACACACCGCGCGGACCAGGTCGATGGCCATTCCCGATGACATGAACTACGCGCCGGGGTATTACGACCGGTTGGGGAATCCGATCTCCCTCATGATCTGGGGTGAGCTTCACAAGAACCGCAACTACGTCGTTCTGGCCCAGGATCCGATGGTCGTCAAGGATGTCCCAGTCCTGGTGTCGACGGTTTGGCTCGGCCTCGACCACGCCTTCGGTGACGGCGCTCCGGTGATCTTCGAGACCATGGTGTTCGGTCCGAAGCCTCGCGAGATCTTCGGTGAGCGCTACCACACCGAGGAGGAAGCGCTGGAGGGTCATGGCGCCGCTCTGCGCAAGCTGTGCGCCCTGGAGGAGTGGAATGACTAGTGGTCAGTGCTGGGTGGACGGCGACAACGTGAAACGGATCAGCAACGCTATCGGCGACGCATGGGAGGCGATGGACCGGTTGTACTTCCACAGTCATACCGATGCCGACATCATCAAGCACGCCGACCAGATCAGCCGCGCACTAACGCGGGTCCGGCGCGAGACCAGAACCAATCGGTACCTAACGTGAAAACCTTTGACGAGATCATGGACGAAGTCCTCAAGAATCGTGCGTTGGGCGGTGACTACGAGCTCCGCGAGGTCGCGCGCTGGACCGTTCACTGCCGTCACTGCGGTGTTCAGCTCACCGGTGACATACCTCAAACCGACAAGGCGTTCGAGCACCTCAAGCGTGCGGTCGTTGGCCGTAAGTGCCGCAATCCGAATTGCATCAGTCGCGGCGGCACGGAACGGCGCCGACGCGAACCATGACTAGATGCCTGAGCTGTGGGGCAGCGGCCGGGTGCAGCCAACCGGGCTGCACCGGCCGGTCCGACTCCTGCACCCCCAGCTGTACAACCCCGCCCCAGCACTGCGGAAACTGCCCACCGTGGCAATGCGAAGACTGCGGGGAAACCTGTTCCGCGAAGCAACTATGCTCCTGCTGGACCTCGTTGGAGGGTATGGCATTAGCGGACCTCAAAGCAGTATTCGCCACCTCCGATATGGACATTACTTTGGCACCAAAAGATGAGCGCGACAGGTAAGTTCGACCATATTCCATCTCCTGAAAGGGCCATCATGACCGATCAACTCAACGAGGCACGCCCCAACGACGCACTGATCCTGCGCCCCGGCCCCGTGCTCCGTCCCACCATGGAGGACTTCCGGGCCGCCATGGACGAGACTGAGCGCATCTACGGGATGATCCACGTGCGCCGGATACGGATGTACACCGACCCGTACAGCAACCCCTTCGGCGAGGATTATCCGGGCAGCTACTGCTACTGCAGCCCCAGCCGCAGCATGTTCTTCGACAGCCACCGTGGTGGCGACTACTACCGCGATGCGCTGACGATGGATCTGGATGCGCTGATGATGGAGCTCGGGAACCGGATCCTCGCCCGCACCGATCCGACGGTAACGCACAACGAGCCCGAACCCCGCGGGGAAGCCGAGCCGTCCAAGGAACTGGCGGTGATCCCGAAACCCGTGCTGGACCCCGTCGAGGTCATCCCTGCGCCCAAGCGCCGTGCGCTGGCCCTGCTCAGTTGTGGTGCCCTCGCGGTCCTCGCGTTCATCGTCAACGTCGCCTTCGTGTTCATTCGCTGATGGGATTTTCCGAGCGAAGGACACGGTGATGAACTGGACATTCACGACCGGTATGGCAATCGGCCTTGCCATTGCCTACGCGCACGCAATCTACCTGCTCCACAAAGCAGGGCATCGTTTGCGCAAATGGGTCGACAGGAATACCCACCTGGGTAACGGGCTGGGTGGGTGAGGATCGGGTGGTTCGAGTGGATCCCGAGTGAACTTCGACGACCTGATCGCGTTGGCCAAGGAGCCGGAGGGGCCGAACTGCGGTGACGAGATGCTGGCCGGGGTGCAACTGATCCTGACCGCCGACGATCTATCCGAGAACGACAAGGCCGGGTTCGCGACCGGGTTCCTGATGGGCTTGACCTACGCGTTGACGATGAGCAATGAGGGGCGGATAGTGGATGCCGCCCGCACCCTGCTGCGACTGCAGAACGAGTGGGAGGCGGGTGGTCTGCTTTGAGGTGGAACTTCTGCCCGTGGTGTGCGCACCGCATCTACCAGCACAACGCCGAGGGCTGTCTGCACGTCGACCTGCGGGATGTTCCCTGTTCGGACCCGCAGTGCGGGGACTCGACCTGGGATCACGAGTGCGACATGCGCACCGAACGGATCACGTGCGACTGCAAGCACCCGCACGCACTGCTGGTGTGTTCCTCCTGACCTGCCGGTGGTCTGCTGTATCATCACTACAGGAGGCCACGATGAACGAGGATGGAGCGCAGGTCGCCAGGATCGCCGCGCAAATCGGCAGCGGCTTGATCCCCGACAACAACGAGTGGATCCACCGCTTCACCACCAGGTCGACGGCATCACCACGGGAAACCCACACGGTGGCGCAGCGGCGCACCGACGGGGCGTGGGCCTGCAGCTGCCGGGCCCCGCACTGCCGAAACCTCACCGACACCCTGCGCCGTCTGTCGCGTCTGCCCATCGGACAGACACTGCGGCCCGCGGTGCGCGCCATGCTGGCCAGCGCCCGCACGGCCCACGATGGAGTCCCGAATGACCCATCCCAGTGATGAGGTGCCATGATCATCCTGCTGGCGACGACACAGCTGATCCAGGCCGTGACCATAGTGCTATTGGGTCGGTGGGTCTACCAACTACGCCGTGACAGCGACCGTCACGACAGCGTCACGGTGGACCTGACCCACCTCCTGGAGTACCGCATTGGTGGTGTCGAGGAAGCGTGCGCGAGGCGCGGCCTCGCCATCCCCCGCGGCCACGCCCGCAAACAGCGCATCGAAGAGGGCAAGCGCATCCTTTTCCCGCCAGACAAATACCCCGAGATGTATTCATGAATCGAAATGAGCTGCCCCCACTCAAACGCCCCGTCGATGGCTTTCACCGCGACAAGGACGGCGATCTGTGGTACTTCGAGAACGGTCGTGGCCAGGCCCTCGACCTCGACGAGGTCGAGGTGGGCCACCCATGGGACTGGTCGATCGCATGGGTGTGGGGCCCGTTCAGGCCGGTGACACCCCGCCGCTGACCAGCGCGACGACGTACACCGAACCCGGTGTACGTCAAGCGGTCGGGAATACACCAGCTATCCTGTAGTGCTGCTATAGTAGAAGGATCACCGCGGACCGCCGAGGAGTTCGACATGAGCAAGTACGTCGAGGGCTACCAGGACGCACTATGTGAGGTGCTGGCCAAATGGGAGGACGAGGGGGCCGATGCGGCGCTGGCCTACGTGCGTACCAACATGGCCAGCGTGCACACGCCGCGCGGACGCACCACGGCTGCCCGTGCGCGGCGCTACGCGATGACCGAAGCCGAGATGGACGCCGTGAATGGCGAATTGCACCGACGCGATCCGATAAACGGACAGGACCGTGATGACTGACCAACGGGCCGTCAACGCACGGTTCGCCAGGATTATCGCGCATGAGCTGTGGCGCGAGGCGGTGGAACGACTACTTCAGACGCTTAAGCAGATGTTCTGATGAACTTCATGGCATTCGGGTATTGGGCCGCCAACGACATCGCAAGCTTCACCGCCGCTACAGCCCTGACCGCCATTGGTTGGGGCTTTGGCTATTTAGTGGGTAGACGGATCGTGTGGTTCAGGAACAGGCGCCGGGTGCTCAGATGGTTGAGGGCCGAGGGCGCATGGAAGCGCAGTCAGGTTCGTAAGTGGCTGGCAGCCGAGAGGGCGTGGAAGCTGCGAAAGCTCGATGATGCCATAGAACGCAATCCATGGCGGATCCCACGTCAAAGTAACCGATGAAGGAAACCGCTGTTGCGTCAACCCGCGACCGGCGAGAATGCGGTACACGGGCACGAGCGCCACTGCTCGCGATAGCCGAATGGTGGCTTTGTCACTATTAGCGCATCGCACGCGGCTTCGTCCTGCGTATGCGTGGAAACCATGTGCGTACACGTACACAGGTCAATATCGACGGGCTCATCGTCGGCAAGGTTCTGATCGTCCCTCTCGTCGGCCACGCGTAGGAAGCGCCACTGATCCTTGGGCGTGGATTGGCCGAACACATCTCGGCCTCGGCGTACGATTCGCATGGGTTCAGTTTGCTCCTGTCAGTCTCTGTCACCGATGAGTTCACCGAGTGTTGGCCTACAAGACTGCTCACGATTCAGGGTCGGGCAGCAGGTCCGAGTCGAACGGACATCCCCCGGTGTGTGCGGTCCGGGTGCTCTAACCGATTGAGCTACCGCTGCGATATCGATTCCAGTCCGGCTCGTTTCCAACGCGGGCATCGATGGTCAGGTACCGACGGGAGCAGACTAGCAGGAGTTCTCATCGGAACAAGTGGAGAGAGGAGGTGAAAAACAGATGAGCGTCACAGCGAAATTCAAAGTCAGTGAGATCGTCAACAGTGCCGGGTATCAGGCCAGCCGCGTGCGGCTGGTGCCCGACTACGCCCAGGGCCGCAACAAGGACTGGGCGGCGGCCACCCCCGCCGGTGTGTTCGAGATGTACATCGGCAACGACACCGCCGCGATCAAGGAGTTCACTCAAGGTCGTGCATTCACGGTGACGTTCGACGCCGAGGACGAATAGTCGAACGCGGGAAACCGGCGATGCACCATGGGAGTCCTGAGCCGCCGTGAGTACCGCACCCCAGAGGAAGGATGATCAATGGGATTTTTCGACTGGCTGCAGGAGCTGTTCGGCGGTGGCTCCGACCCGCAACCCGCGTCGCCACCCGGCACCGAAAACACCGACGTCGACAACCAACCGGTCCCCGACGGACCCGGCGCCACCCTCACCTTGCTCGGCGCCGGCGCCAACGGCGGCCACGGCCCGGGCAGTTCCACCGCCGCCAACGGCGGCGCCGGAGGCGGCGGCGGCGCCAAGATCACCGGTTTCATCCCCCACGAACTCCTCGGCCCCACCTACACCCTCACCCGCGGTGTCGCCCCCGGCCAACCCAGCGTCTTCGCCTCCGGCACCGTTGTCCTCACCGCTGGCGGGGGGCACGGCACCCAGGGTGGTGTGGCTGCTGCTGTTGGCGGCGCCGACCTCACCCTCATCAACGGCTCCGACGGCGCCCCCAACGCCTACACCCCTGGTGGCTCCAACACCGGCGGCGCCGGGTCCGGCGGCGGTGCAGGCGCCCCCGAAAACGGCAACGGCAACTGGATCCACGCCCCCAGCCACGGCGGCTCCACCACCAACGGCGGCCAGGGCGGCGTCGGCAACGGTGGCGTCGGCTCCCCGACGCCCACCCCCGGCAACGGCGGCGGCGGCGGTGCGGGCGGCGGCGGCTCCTCCGGTAGCGCCAACAGCCCCAGGCCCGGCGGGCACGGCGGCTATCCCGCCGGCGGTGGTGGTGGAGGTGCCTCCACCAAGGCCGGTCAAGGCGGTGGACCCGGCGGCCAAGGCGCCCCCGGCTACACCCTCATCGACTGGGGCTGAGATTCCCCTAGTGCACTCGTGAGCCGTTGGACAGGACGGCGCCGTTGGAGGAGATGATGGCGCCATCGGTGAGGGAACCGACCCGGTAGCGGCCCGTGGCGCAGCGCCAAGCCATGTCGCGCTTGACCAGCCTGCCGATCCGCCACGTGCCCCCGGCTACGGAGATGCCGAAGGCCTGCGCCACCTCTTCGGCGCTGATGCCCTCGGGACGATCATTGGCGCCCATCCAGGCCCAGGTTTCATCCTCGGCCTTGGTCAACGGGCGATCAGCTTTCGCCGGTGCCAGTTTGCGCCGCTTGCGCCGAGGTTTCCTGGGGGTGGTGACCCGCCCGGACTCGATGGCCTTGGGTGCCGGTAGTGGCTTCTGGCCGCTGACCAGTTCACGGACGAACTCGGCGGCACTGGAGTTGTCGTCGGTTTCGACCGTGATGAGTCCAGTCGCGGGATTGATTTCGATCCTCATGCGCGTTTCTTCTGCCGCCTGATCGGGGTCACAGTAGTACTGGTTTCCCGGGCCACCTTGCGGTCCTTGGCGCTGGGCTTGGAGGTGCCACCACGGTACGCGGTCGACAACGCCCGGATCGCCGCCCGGTCGGCGGGGGTGACGACGTAACCCTTGTAGCCGTCGACCTTGTAGCCGGGCGGGTAATCGTAGGTGAAGCTGCCGATCGGCTGCCACGCCTTGGTGAGTTTCTGCGTTCGATGGGTGCTGCAGTTGAAACACCGCACCGTGCGGTGAATCTCCCACACCTCGGTTCTGCGGTTGAAGACCTCGCGAGACACCAGGGAAGCAGGATCCCAGGCGTGGAAACGCATGTCCTTGCACCACAGATACTCAACGGGAATGTCATCGGCGAAGCTCATCGCGACCCCTTAGTCTGGCCCTGAATTTGGTCATGCGCAGGACCCTACTATGAAACCTCTAAGGTGAAAAAACGAGGGAAGAACGATAGGCTGCGGCGGTGGTCGGTATGGAATGCGAGTTGTCGGAGTCGAGGGAAGCGGGCTCGCCGGAAAGTGGGCAGCCGGCCCTGAGGTTGCAGGCCATGATGGCCGATCTGGTGCGGGGCGGGCTTTACCGCAAGCATTGGAATCAGGCCGATCTGGCCATGGCGGCGGGGATCAGCCGGAAACACCTCAGCTGCATGCTGTCCGGGCGCTCCCAGGGCAGCCTCGAGGTGTGGGAGCGGCTGCTGGAGGTCGTCGACTGCCCGTTGCTGCAGAAGACGGTGGCGTGATGGGCCGGCCGGAGAATGTGCGCATCACGCGGGCCGACGGCACCGAGGTGCCCTGCGAACTCTTCCACGGGGGACTCGAGGAGGGAGTGGACACGTGGGTGATCGCCAACGAATTCCACCCCGAGGCCGGGGATCGCGTTCTCATCGACGTGTTACCGGCGCACACCGCTTTGGAGATGAGGGCGCCCGATCCAACCGGGCAGGAAGGCTGATCGGCTCAATCGCCGCAGCCTCCCCTCCGTGGAACCCATCGCCTGACCGACTTCTGTCCACCGTGGACAGAGCAGAGAGGAGTCCGACCCATGACCATCGCGCCCGACCAACTGGAAGAGCTCGACTGGCCCACTCCGGAAGTGGCCGGCAAGACGGAAGCCGAACAAACTCCCGAACCGGTCGACCAGGGACCAACCCCCCAGCGGCCCACCCTGCTCGAATGGGATCGGCTACTGGACGAGAGGATCAAGGAGGCCGAGGCCGCCCAGTTGGAAATGGTGCGCGACCGGGGGTACGACGGGCGCACCATTCCCAGGGCCATCTGGGAGGATCTCTGCAACTGCAGCCCCAGTCGAGGACAGTACCTCGGAGGGGTGCGTGATGTGGTTTGGACCGAAGGGCAGGAGTGGCCCTTCCGCTTCCGCGACGACCTGACGGATCACCACCTGACGGATTACCAGCGGATCGGTTACAAGATTCCGATGAGCTTCCAACCGACCCCGCGGAGCTTCGTGGTATAAGGGCCGCGCCCGCTGCCCGAAAGCTGGTTGTACCCTCAGCACCATGCTATAGTGGTGATATAGCATGGTGCTGAGGAGGGATGATGATCCGCCACCGCTACAACAAGGCCGAGGGTACTGACAACATGTGCCAGTGCGGCGCAGGTCGTGCCCAGGACGTGCACAACCTAATGCTCTGGCGCAAGTGCGGCGGCCTGGGGCACTGGCATGCCGGTCCGGTCAACGGGGTGTCGTACCGGGTGCGCAGCCGTGTCGGCAAGGCCATCTGGTGGCCGGAGTTCGCCGAACTCGAGGGCGAACTGAAGTGGACGCGTATCGGCGATGAGGTCGGCAAGTCGCTGGCCCGGGCCAGGGTGATGTGCGAGGAACACCGCGAGTCGAGGGAGTCGACCCATGCCTGAACAACCAGCGGCGACCTACCTCGGTGACGGTCTCTACGTCACCGCAGAAGACTGGGGCCAGGTCGAGCTGTTCACGCACAACGGCCTCGGCAAGACCAACCAGGTGTTCCTGGAGCCGTCCGTGCTGGAAGCGTTCGAGCGGTGGCTGGAGCAGTGGCGGAAGGGTGCCCGGCCATGATGCGCCGTGAAACGTTGCAGGAACTCAAGCGCGCGGCACGCAAAATGGACCACCACCCCTCGACCCAGACCGAACACGCCCTGATCGACCACGGCCTGCAGGCCCTGGACCTCATCGACGGCGGCACCACCGCCGACAACCGCATCACCGAGGTGCGCAAGGGTCTGGATGAGGTGCGTCAGCTGATAATCAGTGGCCAGTACACAGCGCAGCGCTACTACAGGGGTATCAAGGCACTTGAGAAGGCGGTGTTCGCGTTGGACCTCATCAGCCGCGAGATGCTGTCCCCCGATTATCGGCGGTACTCGACCTGGGCCGACACCAGACAGCAGGTGGAGGAGGAGTTCGGTGAGTGACCCGTTGGTGTGCACCGGTAAGCTCGGCTGCCGCCTGCACCAGTTCTGGCGGATGAACGAGCAGTGTCCCAGCTGTCACACGCCCGTCGACCACGACCACACCGAGGACTGTCCGGTCTGGCAGAAGGATCGCGAGTCGGAAAAGCGTCAGGCCATCACCGAAATGATGCGTGAAGTCAAGAACGGCAACGCCTACGTCATCGAGCATTCCCAGACCAAGGAACCGCTGGCGATCATCGTGCCGTGGGAATACTGGCAAGACCTCAAGGACGATCTCAAAGCACGGGAGGAGTCGTGAAGAGCCAGGCCCGCCTACGGCTGCGCCAGCCCATCGAACCCGAGGCCACCATGCTGCGCGTAGGCGGCAAGCCGTTCCGCTGCACCTGCGGCGCCAACGTCTTCACGAAGAAGTCGGTGTCGGGCAAGACCGTCTTCGTCTGCAACGGTTGCCGGGAGTGGTACGCATGACGACCGAACACGGCATGAACATCATGGGCTGGGTCGGGAGCGTGCTGGTGTGGCTCACATTCGTCTACCAGATCAGGCAGATCATCGTCGTCCGGCACCGCCGCAAGCATCTCAAGGAAATCCTGCTGGCGGGTTTGGCTCAGCAGACGGGCTTGAGTGTGACGCAGGTTTGCGCGGCGCTGGATGCCGGCGAGGCCATGTTCGAACAACGAGTCAGGGAGATGGGTGGCCATGTTCGATGAGTACTATCGGCGCACCTGGGCCGACACTGACGGTGATATCAGTCCCCAGCAGACCGAGCTGGCGACCAGCCTGCGCATCCCGATCCTCGCAACGGCTCATCCCCGTTGGAGCTATATCACCGGCATCGTGGTTTGTGACGACATCCTCGACCACGGCATCATGCCCACCGAGGACGAGATTCGCCAGGTAGCTGCCCACCTGGAAAGCTACTGCGAGTACTACAACGGGGGCTTCCGCGCGGCCATGCGGAACTTCGCGCCATACGACATCGACGACGGCGCGAACCTCGGCTACTACCTCAAACGGCCCGACGGCCGGTGGACGTGGCGTAAGCGCACCTGGGAGAACCCCCGCTTCTCACCGAAGACCGGGGAGCTGAGCGAGGTGCTGACCCGCAACTTCAGTGGCTGGTCATTCACCAAAGCCAAGACGTGAGCGCAGATCGCTGGCTGACCATCCGCTGCCGCATCAAGACGTGGCTGCTGGTCCTGGGCCTGGTCGAGGACCACTACGAGGAGGAGAGCGGCGGGGTGGAGGCCGAGGGGAGACGAGGCACGTGAAGATAGACAGATCGGCCCTGGCTGATTTGCGCCAGTTCGGCCAGGAGTTGGCCATCGGCAACGATGTCGAACAATGTCGGTTCGGTGAGGAGCTGCTGACGTTGCTCGATGAAATCGAACAGGAACACCAGGAACCTTGTGAAGAAAAACCGGTGCGGGGAAGAAGCTTGTGATCTACGGAATCGACTACGGTGCTCGGAGAGCATGGCGGTGAGGCGGTAATGATCCTCATACAGTTTGGTTGTATTCAGTGTGATAAGGGTGTCACGGTTGAGCTAAATGGCAGGGAACCCGGCGAGGTCGTTTGGGATCTCTTGCCGAATCCTTGGCGGATTGCCTGGACAAGTAGTTCAACAGCGGAAGTCTTCTGCTCTGAGAAGTGTATGAGAGCGGTATTGCCCTAAATCATTGCAGGAGGAATTCAGATGGATCAGCCGAACATCGAGGACTTTCTCGAACGTGACAAAGCGCTGTGTTTCCAGGCGCTGGCCCGTGATCGTGATGTTCTGCTTCGCGCCGCCGAGATGATAAGCGGCGCCACGACGCCCACCGGGCCGAAATAATGCCTGAGATCCTCTGCCCCAACTGCCGGGTCATGGTGACCACTGGGGTGAACCACCCCCAGGACGTCGTCTGCAACGGTCGCGGCGAGCACGTGGTGAGTGCCGAACCGATGGACGCCAAGGGCCGCGCCGAGCACCTGCGCGCGATGGACCGCGGCGTCAGCCCGCCATCGAACAACATGAAGGTCATCGTCATGGTCGAATCCGAGAACGACCGGGAACACGTCGAATCGTTCTCGGAGGAGATCCGGGCGGCCCTCGAGGGAATCCTGGGGTTGCCCCAGTGGGTGCCGGACATCGAACTCGATGTGCGGGTCGAGGGAGGTGAGGCATGAGCGGTAGTTGGCTACAGCTGAGCCAGCTGATGAGCATGTTCGTCGTCGGATGGGTGACCGGTGCGGTCAGTATCTGGCGGGTGTGTCGGAGGCAGAAGTGATGGGCGCCAAGGGGAGTGTGCGATGACCCTCAAGATCAATGGCGTACCGGTGCCAGCTGAGGGACTGTTTTTTGTCTTCGATGGCTGCCACAAGATCTACCTCATCGACAACGAGGCCGGCCGTAGGAACCTGTTGCGTCACGGGTGGTCCCAATCCGATTTCCGGCATCCATCCGAGTTACCCGAAGTGTGGTGGAAGACCTGCTGGTTGCGTTTCATCAACTGGGCCGACCTGCGAGAACCCGGCCCTGTTCCCCAGGGTGAGGACGCTCTAGTGGAATGGTCCTGAAGTAGCGGTAGGCATGTCGCTATAGGACCGCTATACTTAAGGAAGATGGTCCCGGGGGACGAAGAGGCCGAAATGGTCAGCACCGTCGCGACGGTAACCCACCTCCGGGGCCATCCCCGACCATCCAGAAGGGGGTTCCCGGTGACCACTTCCGAGACGACGAGCGCTGCGGCCGTTACCCCGCTGGTGGAACTGGTGGCACTGGCCGCGCAGAACGGGTGGGAGATCACCGCTACCGCCGACGGCGACCTGGAGTGGAGCCGCGCCGGCAACCGCATCGTGGCGAAGTTCTCCAAGTCCACCCAACGCCCGCGCCGGTGCGCGCTGGTCAACTACACCGACTACGAGCAGACGGGAACACCGCAGGTCGGCGCCGTCGTGTGGCGCGGGGTGGGCAACGGCGGCGACGCCGAGGAGGCGTACGCCAGCCTGCGGCACTGGTTCGGGCAGCGGCCCCGGACACTGGCGGACCCAACCCAATGGTGAGGGCATCGGGGGAACGATGCGTGCGGTGTGGTCGCGCGGAGAAGCCCCTGCGCCGCGGCCTGTGTCATGCGGACTACGAGAGGGACCGCAGGCAGGGCAAGATCGCACCACGCGTCATCGACGTTGCCCCTGTCCGTAGGACGATCATCCTATTGGTCGGGGCGGGCTGGAAGTACCGGGAAATCGCCCGCGCCGCGCACGTCCACCGATCGGTGATCACACACATCCTGGCCGGCCGCCAGGTCATCACCGCCACGACGGCGCACGCCATCTGCGGCATCGACCCCGCCACCCGGCAGCAGTACCGGCAGGACGGGTGGGCCACCCGCCGCACCAATGCGGCGGCACTCGCCGACCTGGCAGCGGCAGCAGAATCGTGCGAACGGGAGCGACGGGAGGATCTGAAGTTCGGCCCACTCGCCACCGGGCAGCGGACGCTGACCTTCCTCGACGGCCCCTTCGCGCTGAACGAGGTGGAGAGCTGGCGCGACGAGGCCCTGTGCGCCGAGACCGACCCCGAGGTCTTCTTCCCAGAAAAGGGCGGCTCGACCCGTGAGGCCAAACGCATCTGCCTGCGATGCACGGTGCGCGACGACTGCCTGGAGTTCGCCTTGGCCCACGATGAGCGGTTCGGTGTTTGGGCCGGATTATCCGAGCAGGAACGCCGACGACTCAAGCGGGGGCTGGTATGAGCGCCACGTACCGGCCCGCGGTGAAACGACGCCGCTTCAAACACGACGATCTCGTCGCGGTCGACCTGTTCTCCGGGTTCGGTGGTTTGACCACCGGCATCAAACGTGCCGGGTTCGAGACCATCTGCGCGGCGAACCACAACGAATACAAGATCGCGATCCACGAGGCCAACCATCCCGAGGCGGAACACTGGATCGCCGACCTGGTCGACCGCGAATCCCTGGCCTACCATTCGGTCCGCGACCTGCCGCCGGCAGACCTGCTGGCGGCAGGAGTTTCGTGCAAGAACCACAGCCTCGCCAACACCAAAAAGGCGTACGAGCAGGGGCTGTCGCTGTTCGACCTGGACGACCCGGATTTCGAGGCCAGCGTCACCCGATCCGAACGCGACCGCGCCACCGCGTCCTGCGTGCTCGCCTACGCCGCACAGCACCATCCCCGACTGATCCTGGTCGAGTGCACCACCGAACTGACCTCCTGGGGGCCAGCCATCCAAGGCAAGCGCAAGGTTGGAGACGGTAGCACCTACCGGTGGTGGCTCAGGCAGTTCGAGACACTGGGCTACAAGTATCGCGTCCTGTACCTGAACTCGATGTTCTTCGGGGTGCCGCAGTCGCGGGACCGGCTGTACATCGCCATGTGGGATCGGCGGATCCCGACACCGGACCTGGATCACCGCCCGCCGTCGTGGTGCCCGCGATGCGACAAGGTCATCGAGGCAGTGTGGACGTGGAAGACCGGGGTGCCGCCCACCGGTTCGGTGCGCTACGGCAAGCAGTACTCATATCGCTGTCCGTCCTGCCGGGGCGTAGTGGCGCCACCGATGACGCCGTCGCTGGCTGCGCTGGACCTGACGGATCTGGGCACCCGGATCGGGGATCGGAGGAAACCGCTCGCGGCGACCACGATGGCGCGAGCGGAACGGTGCCGCCAACGGTTCGCCGATTTCCCGGCCGTCCTGATGCCCGCCAAGGCCCTGCACGGCACCGAGCGCCACCCTTGGCAGCCGATGGCCACCCAGACCAGCCAGCAGGAGACCGCCATCCTGTCCACCGGGGCGATCATGCAGATGGCCAACAGCTTCGAGCACCCCGGCTCCGAATGCCGCACACGTGACCTTGCCCAACCGCTGTGGACCCAGCCCACCTCCAACACCACTGGCCTGATCACCCCGCCAGTGGCTCTAGCCATCGACAACTACCAGGGCGCGCCGCGCGGCGCCGACGATCCGCTGCCGACGCAGGGCGGGTCGGAGACGTTGGGCATGCTGTCGGCGCGGGTGCTGCCGAACCGGACCAATGGCACCAGCCGCAGCCTTGGCGAGCCGATGGAGACCATCGTCGGCAACGCGGGGTCCGGCGGTCTGGGTGTGTTGTCGTCGGGCGTCGTGCCATTCCGGCGCAACACCGTGCCCACCACGCATGGCGAGGCGATGCCGACGGTGACCAGCGACCAGATCCCCGGCGTGCTCACCGCGGCCGGCAGGGTGCAGTGCAACGGCTCGATCGACGAGGCCGGATACCGCAGCTACCCGCTGGACAAGCCGCTGGGCACCGTCGTCGGATCCGCCGTCACGCAGGGCGTGTTGTTCTCCGGCTGGTACGACGGCGGCATCCTTGCGCCGCTGATCGCCGAATGGCACGCGCTGCTCGCCGAGCTCACTCTCGAGGACTGCTACTTCCGCATGATGTCGGCCCACGAGATCGGTCGCGGCTGCGGATTCGACGTCGACTTCGTCGACTACCGGGGTTCGTTCGTCGTCTGGGGGTCGGCACGCAAACAGACCGACGGGTTCGGCAACGCCGTCTCGCCGCCCGTCGGTGAGTGGATCGGCGCACGGCTGCGCGCCGCGCTGCACAAATCGGAGGCGACGTGATATGAACCGGACAACCGGACCGAAATGCGTTGCCCACTGATCTACTTGCATCTCTGGCAGGCGCTACTGGCCATGACCTGGCTGCTGGGATGGACGCGTTAAGTGTCCGGATTCATTGGTTCGAGGACGACTCCGAGGAGTGACGTGGTGAATGCCGATCATCCCCACACCGACCCTGGCGACGGTCGCAGCGAATGCGAGATCTGCGGCAAGTGGATCTGGCCCGTCACCCACTCCTGCAAGGGCGTACCGGTCACCGAGGCGGCCCGGGACAGATACCATCAACGCCGATGATCGACTACGTCTTGTTCGGCTATGTGTTCGGGATAATCGTGTTCGCGCCGATCCTGTGGTGGTCATGACCCGATGAACGACGAATATCCGGGCGGTTGGTTCGGGCAGCCATGGAGTGCACCCGTCAACGAGGAGGGCCGCCACCTGCCGACCCCGGTCGGCGACACCTGCGCCAGCTGTCTCGAACCGATCCAGGACACCGACCGGGGCATGCTCATACCCGTTGTCACCTTCGAGCGCGGCGTGTCCGCACTGCTGGAGGCCTGGCACCTGGAGTGCTACCTGCGCAACATGGTCGGCGACGAGCTGGTGCTGGCCCTATGGCGCAAACTCCGGGAACTGGACGAACAGTGATGGTTAGGGCTATTCATCCGGCACGGTGGAGTTGAACGGCCAGAACGAACCCCGGAGTCCACAGCGTCATGATTCGACGGCCGTCATACTCGCTGGGGCGCGTGTGACTGTACATCCATCCCCGACGCTGCAACCGGTGACGCCAGCAACATTTACCCGTGTAGGGGCCGTGTTTCGTTTTCATATCGTCAGGCCACCAATGGCGGCATAACACCGGCGTGCAGGTTGGCGATCCGCAGGAACTCCCGCTCATCGGTTTGCAGCACCAACATCTGCGCCAGGTGCACATCGGGGGTGGGCAGGCCATGGGAGGAGGCCGGGTGCGCGCACAGCAGGCCACCCTGCCGACCCTCGGCGTCCAGCCACGCCACATTGCCCACCGTGCCGGGCCTGATGCGGTAACGGGTGCCGTGGCTACCGACGATGTCGAAGTGCCCCTCCCGCCGATAGACCTCCACCTGCTCCGGCGGCAGCATCCGCACCAGGAGATCGACGGCCCGCGACTCGGCGACGACTTGCGACTCGGACCGTGCGAGCGCTCGTGCGAGCCGTGCGGCCCGTAGATCCTCCACCGCTGCGGACACCTCGACCTCGGGGGGCGCCAACACCACCGCCGCTTCACCAGCAGCACCCATCCTTACCAGTGGCCTTTCGGTGTAGATCGGTGATGCGGTGTAGTACAGGTAATGCCATCCGCCGGTCGAGGTCGTCGCACTGGTCCACATCTGCCAGGGTGTGCCCACATACTCGCTGGTCGCGAGAGTGGTGCTGCTGCCGGTGGCGGTATGGCCGTCCCAGCGATAGGACCAGTCGTGGTGATCGTCGTCAGCCGACCAATCGCGCCAGTATGTCAAAGGCAATTCAGCCGCCCTGAAGTTGCGGTATCGCCACGATGTGCTTGGCTTCCGGATCGAATTCCCGGATCTGTTCCCGATCACCTTGTCGACCTACCTTGTAGATCAGCATCTTCTTCTTCTGTGCCTTTGCGAAGACCTCCCTGGCGATGCTCACACTGTCGGGATCACCTGGATCCCATTTGTGCTCCAAATCGCCGCTGTGATCAAGGATGTGAATACTGGACAGGGTTGTTTCATCGATGACGGTCATCGTCCCGCTTCCTGTAGTGGCCCTGTAGGGACCCTACCGCTGCCATCGCCGGTTGGGATAGTTCCGAGCAGAACCGGTACCGTCGAAGTGGCCGGACCGGTTTCGGCCAGGGCGTTCCGGGTACCCCTCTGGAACTCCGAACCGGGCCGGGCCGCTACTCCCCCCATAGCGGCCCGGCTCTCCCCTCAGCGTCATGAACGTATCACCACCTGTGAATGTCGCGGCCCAACAACGAGATCCGGATGCCGGTGCTCGCCTGTCGGTGCGGCAAAGCCGCGGCGACAGGTTAGACTCCAGCACCGTGGCCATGAGCGAAGACACCGAAATCGTCCGCCCCGAAACGTGCGACGACGGGGACACGAGGGGGAGGCAAATGGGGAAATGCTGCCTGTTGTGCGGGGATGTGGACGATGACACCGAGCTGGGCTGGACGGTGTGCCGTTCCTGCTTCGGCGACGACGACGAGATATCCGCCATCGAACGGTCCGCGAGGTGGAATACCGTCGCCCAGGTGCTGGCCCTGGTGTTGTTCATGACGGCGCTGTTCGTCCTGGTGATGTCGCTGGGAATACTGGCGTCCGCGCACGCCGACCCCAGCTGCGAGATCGATGCGGACGGGATGTGCGGCAGTTACGTCGGCCCCGGCATGGTCGTTCCCGCACCGCTGCCACCGCAGCCCACCTACATCCTCAACGGCGACGGCTCCCGGATGACCTGTGCGCCCAGCTACTCCAGTTGCTGGTGAGCACCGAAGTGGCATTGTGGTTGCAGTCCATCGTCTACACGATCACCATGCTCGTGGGAGGAGCGGCCATGGTCAGGAGCACCGACGAGCAGCACTACTCCTGGACCCAGCCGGCCTGCCTGACGTGCTACGCCGTACGCAACCCCAGCCTGAAGCCCCACCTGCTGCGTGAGGAGCACCGGCAGACGGAACGCTGCTGTTACTGCGGCACCGAAACGTGCGAAGGCCTGTACGTGCGGGAGGATCCCGCCACAGTGCCGTATCCCACACCGGAGGAGTAGAGCTCCCACGAATCGGGCCTAAAGGGTAGAGAACTGCCCACCGATCCGATGGGGGCCGCGGGTGCGCACGACTCCGGTCCAAACCCCCGCCGCCGCAGTGGACATCGCGGGGATCTCGGCGGCCAGCAGTGTGCGCAGCGTCGCCGACCCCACGCTGGGCAGTCTGTGGAACCTGGCCGGGTTGGCCGCCGCGCAACCCGTGCACTTCCACCCGCTCACCCCTACCACCTTCGTGATGGTGTTCTCCCGGCGCTGGTACGCCCCCACCTGCTCGGGCACCGACCCCGGCGCCTACAGCGCCCACAGCGAGGACACCACCCCCGGCTGGGTGCTGGTGAGCACCCCCGGGGGTACGCGCACCATCGGGGCCGGGTACGCGCTGCCCACCAACACCCCCGGCGTCCGGCGACTGGTCGGCGCGGCCAGCCGCGCCACCAACTACCTCTACACCCTGACCACCGACGACACGGCCGTAGCGGTGCTCACCATGATCGCCACCGCACCGGCCAAACCGTTCACCATCACCGGCGAGGAAACCCTGCCGAACCCGGGTGGTGTGCTGTTCGGGGCCGGGGTGTGGATCGACACCCCGCACCTGGTCGTCGCCGGCACCGACGTCGACGGTCAGGTGTACCTGGCTCGCAAACTGTGGCACGCGGTCGGCACCAACACCGCCACCGGCGGCGACAGCCACCTGTCCGACCCGACCTGGAGCTACGGCAGCACAGCGGGATGGAGCACCGACCCCACCGACCTCGCCCCGGTCCGCACCACGGCCGGGATACTCACCAGCGCCGGACCGGTCAGCCACGCCACCTACACCACCCGGGAGTTCCTGGCCACGGTGGTGGCCGACGGAGCGACCCGCACCGGCGTGGTCTGGACCAAGACCGGCCCCGGCACGGCGTGGACCCCGGCCACCAGCCCGCCACCGTCGCCCGCCACCATCCCCCTGGGTTCGGTCGGCGACGGATCCTATCTCGGTGGCACCCTGCAATTCCAGCAGGCCCTGGTCGCGTCCCCGCAGCTGCTCTGGGGCAACGCCGCCGCCATCTGCTGGGTGACCTCGGTCAAAACCGGCGCCGGCACCACGAAACTCGTCAACACCTGGAACACCTGGATGGTCGCGGCCCTTGCGCGGCCCACCCCCGCCATCGGCACCGTCTCACTCGCGACACCCCTGAGCCTGGCGGTGTCCGGACGGGCCGGTTACTTTCGTGCCCTGGTGCCGTTCGGTCGCGGCCAGCTCACCGCGACAGCCCAGTCCAGCAAGTTCCTGATGGCCGTCCCGTTGAGGGCCACCGGGGCGCTGCGGGCGACCGCGACCATCTTCCAGCTGCGCACCTTCCCCGCGGTGCGGGGAACCGGGCGGCTCACCGTGACCAGGGCCGCCACCAAGTTCACCTTCACGGCGCCGCTGAGCGGGCGCGGCACCCTGTTCTGGCTGGCCGGGGTCAGGACCACCGTCGCGTTCCCTGGGCGCGGCACCGTGTCCGTCATCGCGAAAGCCACCAGGTTCACCGTGGCCACACCGATCAGCGGGCGTGGCACCGTCACCGCCAAACCGGTACCGCAACTGTCGGCGACCCTGCAGGGTAACGGGGCATCGACCGCGGTCGCCCGCATGTACCGGATCAATTCGGTGGCCGCGATGGGCGGGCGCGGCACCCCCAGCGTCGCCGCGTTCGCCCGGTACGCCCGCACCAGTGCCCTGGGCGGGCGCGGCACCCTGAGCGCCAGCCTGCGGCTGAACGGCGCCACACTGGGCACCGGCACCCTGTCGGCCACCGCCGTGGCGAACAAGTTCGTCCTCACCGCGCCGCTGAGCGGGCGTTGCGTCGTGCGCGGCCCCTTCTACCTTCTGGCCTTCATGTTCGGGGCCCGCCTCGGTGGGCAGGGTATCCTGTCGGCCACCGCCACCAAGGTCACCTTCGCTCCCTTCAACGAGGAGAACCTCAACCGGACCAACCAGCCCGTCCCGCAGGGGGCCAGCGGTGTCTGGGTTACCCTGCTCGGCGCCGGTGCCAGCGGCGGCAACGGCGCGGCGGGCAACTCCGGTTTGCGTCACGGTGGTTCCGGAGGAGGTGGCGGCGCCCGCGTCGGCCGCAGCTTCATCGACGTGAGCAGCCTGGGGGCGACGTACAGCGTCACCCGTGGCACCACCAGCGGCGCAGCCAGCACCGTCACCTCCGGCGGCATCACACTCACCGCAGGTGGGGGCAGTGGCACGACCGGAGGCACTGCCAGCCAATCGGGCATCACCGGCATGATCCTGGCCAACGGCTCCGCCGGCTCGGGCAGCACCGGAGCCTCCAACACGGTCGGCGCCGGGGCCGGCGGCGGCGGCGGCGGCGACGTGCAGTCCAACGACTCCCTCTCGTCCAGCTCCGCGGGTGGCACCGCGTCGGGCGGCACCCCCACCGGGCTCAACGGTGCCGGTGGTCACGGCAGCAGTGCCACAAGCGGCTCCACAGCGCCCGGTCCCGGTGGAGTCGGCGGCAACTACGGCGGCGGTGGCGGTGGCGGTGGCGCCCGCGGCAACGTGTCCGGTCCGGCCGGCCAGGGCGGCGCCGGTGGTCCTGGCTACACACTGCTGGAGTGGGTGTGATCCACGGGGAAAGGGTGTGGGCATCCCCGACGACACCCGCCAGGCGGCCAGCGACGCCGCCGCGGCGCGGGGCCACTGGATCAGTCTGCACACCAGTGATGCCGGCGTCACCGGCGCCAACGAGACCAGCGGCGGCGGCTACGGGCGCCAGCTGACCATGTGGACCCCTGACGGGGCGGGCACCAACACCGCCGCCCAGGTCGTCGTACCGTGCCAGGCCGGCAGCTACACCGAGGCGGGCATCTTCTCGGCGGCCAGCGGTGGCGTGTTCGTGGGCTCGGCACCGTTTGCCGAGGGCACGGTGATCGTGAGCGGATTGGGATCAGGCGTGCGGGTCGTGCTGTCGTGGAGCGCTTGAGTGTGGACGCCGACCTGCGGGTTGGCGTCGCACCGGATCACCGCATCGATGCGCCCTACCCCAACCTGATGGTGCTCGTCGACTGCGGCACCGGGCAAGTCCTGCTCACCGCGATACGATCCGACGGCCCGTGGATCGTGAGGGATGCCGGTGGCCTGAACGTAGTGCAGGCCACAAACCGGGCCGAGGCCATCACCGCGTTGATCGAGTGTGCACTGCACTCTTTGAGCGATGATAGCTACGTCACCCTCATACCCCATGGACTGATCTGATGCTGCTGGTCACCGGCCCCGAATCCTCGGGCACCTCCCTGGTCACCCGGATGCTGCGGGCCGCCGGTGGCGTCGTGGCGCACCGCTCGGCCACCTATCCCGACGACTGGGCCGACCTGCCTGCCCTGGCCGCCGACTGCGAGGCGGTGATCATGGTGTACCGCGACCCGTTCGCCACGATGGCCTCCCAGATCGCCGGTGGTCTCTCCCCGAATGAGGCATGGCGCAAGTTGCAGGACGGTTACCGGCAGCTCGCCGCCATCGCGCACCGTCGGGTTTACTGCCTGACCTACGAGCAGCTGGTGCTGGAACCGGAATCGATCCGGCCGCTGTTGACCGACCTGGGGCTGGACGCGGCGGTGGTGCTGGAGCCGGTGACCAACGAGAACGTGAAACACCGGAGACTGGCGGCCGGGTGACGGCAAGGATGCCATAGCGGCGTTATAGTGATGTGAGTTCGGGTGGAGGGCCCGACACGACCCGAAGGGGATCCCGAAATGACGCGACGGCTGCTCTGGCTGCTCGCCCCACTGGTGACACTCGGCCTGTTGGCCGCACCGGTGTGGGCCGACACCTACACCGATGACCTCGCCGGCAGGTTCGGCGCCCAGTCGCACGTGGTGGCCGACCCGGCCGCCCACCCGACACTGAGCGATCCCGGCCGGATCAACCGGACGATCGTCGACAAGAACCTACCGATCTACGTGGCGGTGGTGGCGCCGCCCCAGACCGGTATCACCACACCCGATGCCCTGTACGCAGCGCTGACCGCGCGCGTCGGGCATTTCTCGGGCATCCTGCTGATCATCGACTCCAAGGGCTACCACGTGCGGGCCTTCAACGTGAACCAGCGCACCGCCGACTCGGTGGACGGATTCATGGGCAGCTCGGCCAAGGAACACAAGGGCGACCCGCAGGGCGCGGTGGAAGCGTTCGTGGCCAAGATCGACGGGCTGCGCGGTGGGCCGCAGGCTGCAGCATCATCGAGCGAGCCGACCGACTGGACCTGGCTGTGGGTGACACTGATCGTGGTGGCCGGTATTGGGTTGCTGGCTGCGCTGGCGTGGGCGTTGAGCCGGTGGATACGCCACCAGACCCGCGAGCGCGAACGTGAGGAGCAACTGCGCTCGGATCTGATCGCCGCCGAATCCAAGGTGAACGACCTGGGCCAGATGGTGCTCAACGGCGACGAGGTGGCCGACGAGAGCCTCAAGGCGCACGCCGCGCTGGCCGACGCCAAGGACGCGATGACCCGCAAGGACTACGTCGCCGCCCGCGCGCACCTGGGGGTGGTGGCGACTGCGGCGGGAGACGCCGATTACAAGATCAACCCCACACACACCCCCGATTGGTCGGCGGTGGCCAAAACCCCGCGCCGGCGGCGCAAGCAGGCCACCGTGCAGGCGCAGCACCCGGTTTCGGGTGAACGCGTACTCATCGACAATGCCGACTACCGGCGCAATCGCGAATCGGGCTATCCGTACTACTGGGCCGGTGGCCAGTACAACAACGTGTACTTCTTCCCCGGCTACTACCCGACGCCGTTCTACAACTGGGGCTGGGATCCGACATCGGTCACCGTGACCGACACCCCGTTGCGCGACTACACCTACGACGGCTCACGACAGCGCTTCGATGACGATCTGCGCGACCACAACGAGTGGCGCACCACCAGTGACCAGTCCAATGTCGGGTTCTCCGGTGAGCGGGAAAGCAGCAGCAAGTCAGTCACCTACGACTACTCGGGGTTGCGTCGTGACGACAGCAGCTCTTCGAGCAGCTCCTCATCGAGCTGGGACTTCGGTGGCTCCAGCAGCGGGTTCAGCGGCGGCGACTACGGTGGCAGCTCATCCTCGGGTGGCAGTGACTACGGGTTCTGATGACCGGCATGAAGCTCTGGGTTGACGACGAGCGGCCCGCACCGGAGGGTTGGTGTGGGGTCGAGACCAGTGCCGCGGCCATCGACGTGCTGGCCACCCACACCGTGACCGAAATGTCGCTGGACTACGTCCTCAAGCACGGCGACCGCACCGATACCGTGCTGTACTGGCTCGAGAACCACCCGGACCGCTGGCCGCAGCACGTCCACGCGCACTCGTCGAGTTCTGCGGCATGCCGCCTGATCGAGCACATGGTCGTCCGACTTCGGCCGGTCCCGTGAGGGTTCTGGTCACGGCTTCACGTAAGTGGAGCGAACCCAGGATCATCGAGAACTATCTCGAGGATCTCTACCAGTGGTGGCTTGATCAGCATCCTGGCTCCGGCGAGCGGTTCATCGTGGTGCACGGCAAAGCTCGCGGCGGGGACACCATCGCCATGGAATGGGTGCAGCAGCGCCGTCGGTGGGATCAACGCATCGATCACGAGCCGCACCCCGCCGACTGGAACACCCCCTGCGGTGAGTACTGCCACCATCAGCGCCGCCGCCGCGACGGCACCACCTTCTACGCCTGCGCCGGCTACGTCCGCAACAAGGAGATGGTCGACTCCGGTATCGACGTGTGCATGGGTTTCCCGCTCGACGGCCCCGGCACACCCGGTTGCCTCGAGTTGGCGCGGGATGTCGCCGAAACCTACCGGTACGCCGATGGACGGATGACGTACCTGGAGCCGAGAAAGGTCCCCGCCGTAGCGGGGACCCTCTCAGGGGCGCCACCGATGCTGAACCGGGAAGCGGGATCCACCACTTGCCCTTGAGCCGGAGGCAAGAAACCGGATTCCTCGTCGGGGGAATACCTGTAAGCCTAGCTGATACAAGGTCGCTCGGGCGTTCACAGGAAAAAGGGTGTGGCGCACGTCCCCAGTCCGGTGCCGGACACAGAACCCTATCCCAGCGAACTGCCCCGGCTCAGGCATGCCTACGAACAGCTCTCCAGACGGTTCGCCAACACCCCCCTGACCGACACGAACCTGGACTGCTTCCTGCGCGCGGCGGCCGACTTGTTCGGTGAGGCCGGGTTCACCGTCGATGTCGGGATCGACCAGGTCTACCAGAACGGGCGCCCCACCGGGTTGTTCATCCCCGAGGTGACGGTGACCGGGCGTGTCGTGCACCAAACCGAGCAAGACCATGATCGAATCCAGTGGGAGGTCCGAGAGGGCCTGGCGGACGGGGTCAAGGGTGTCATCCGAGAGGACGGCACCAGGACCGAGGAGCCGCGGAAGAAAATAATCGGCTGAGGGTAGGGATCATGGCTGAATACGACGTCCACTGGTGCACGGCAGGGGTGACACGGGTGGAGGCCTCCTCGGAGAAGGAGGCCGCTGCGCTGCTCACGGAGTATCCGTTCAGCGACGACGCCCAACACACCCAAGTGGTCGACGTGACGCTGAGCGAATTGTCAGCCCTTCCGCTGTAACGACCCGCCCTGTCGCTTCGACAGGGCGTGCGCGATGGATCGCACCGCCGCCTTCACCGGGGCGCCATCCGCTGCGTGGGCGCGCTTGCCGTTCGATGGTGGCGTGGCAACGTCACGACGTGCAGCGCCCCCCGTCACCTGGGCATTGAGGTGACGGCGCGGGCGCGCTCCAATCGCGGCTTCACCGAGTTTGGTCAACCCGGTGTGAATGCCGGATGCGGCAGTGGGTGTCCTTGGTGACACTGCCGCGACGCTCGTCTCCGCACTGCCGGTCGGCAGTACGGGCGAAGTCAGTGGCGCGTACCCCGAGCGGTCGTAGCCGGCGTCCACCACCTTCTTCAGCGGTGCATTGAGCGCATCGGCCGCACCGCCCAGACCGACCCGCCGCAGTGGCTCCAGAAGCGGCAGGTTCGCGGTGGGGGCCAGTACGTAGGTCGTGTTGCCGACCTTCTTCACGAGGTTGTCCGGCGAATTGACGTCCACACCGGTGTAGTCGGTGTGGACGAAGAGGTAGCCCGCAAGCGCGTTCGCGACCGCCAGCCCGTTGGTGGGGTCCGTGGGCCAGTCGGACAGGAGATCGTACTGCCGGCTGACATCGACGATCGAGTACGGCGTATCGGTGGGGGTCGGGGTGTTCGATCGTCCCCCACCGCTCGCGGGGCCCAACCCTCCTTCGGCGCGCTGCGGGTTGCCGAACAGCACGAACGTGAGATCGCTCGCCGGTGGTGCGTCGGGTTGGCCGGCGTGCTGCTCGAGCCACTGGGTCGCGATGATCCCGCCCTGGGAGTACGCCATCACGATCTTATCCCCGGAAGTGGCGGCGATCTTGTCCTGCAGTGCCACTTCACCCTGGTCCAGGGGGCCCTGACCGATCCCGCCCGCCGGGTAGTCGACCTTCTCGCAGGTGTTGGGCGCCCGACACAGGGCGCCCTGCAGTTCGTGCTCCATGGGCGTGCTTACGAGCAACGTGCTGCCGCTCACGGTGAGGACGGTGGCCGCCAGTGCCACCGACGTGGACGCCACGGCGGTCATCGCGCCCGACAGTGTGGCAACAGCAAGTAGAGTCCGCATGCGAGGGAACGTACCCAATAATGGTGCTACAGGACAAGCATGACGCCCAGGGTTGAGTAAATCATTCCCCGGTGGGCTTTCGCACGAACACCGTGATCCGGTCGTGCAGCCCCCACCACAGCACCGGCCTGATCGACGCGACCTCCTCCCACCCGCTTGCCAGCGCCTCGTGCATGGCGTCGTCGCCGCAACAGCCATCGAACTCCCCGAGGTAGATGACACGGTTCCCGCGGTAGGCATCGAGGATGCGAGCCCCGGCCGGGTCGCTGTACGGGGGCCACGCCAGCAGCAGGGTCTTGTCCGGGTGTAGAACTACCGACTCCGCGCCGTCCATGGGCTGCACCGGCACCCAATGCGAGTGATCCCCGTGCCACGGATTGTCGCAGTCGGCGTGCAGGTCGTAGCACACCACCGTGATACCCAGCTGCCCCAGCAGGTAGGCCCAGTAGCCGGTACCCGCCATCGGATCCACGACGCCGCCCACCACGTGATCAGCCACGAACTGCACACTGTCGGGGTCGGTGACCGTCCAGGAGTACCGGCCGACGAACTTCTGCCGGTCCAGGTACTCCTCACCGGAATCGGACCGGAAGCGGGCGATCTCCAACTGGTGGTGCTCCCAGGGGAATTCACCGGGCCTGGCCGCGTGCCCAACCTCGTCCCAGTACGGATTGTGCAGGTCAGCCATCGCGCTCCTTCAGGACCGCATCGACCGCCCCCGCATAGGCTTGCAGCTCGGATAGGCTGCGCTCGACGTTGACCCGCAGCCGACGCAGCTTCTTGGTGGACAAGGTGCGCAGGTGTTCCCGGTCTTGCGGGTCATGAGTGTTCACGTCGGATCCGGGCAGTTATCGGTGGCCATAAGGCAGTGTGACATTAGGGGCAGAAATGGTGCAAAGGATTTCCTGGCGTCCAGTGGACCCACGGCGGCGCGGGGAAGCAGTAAGGGGACAGGAGGCCGTGAGATGCCCAGTTACCTCATCGACCAGTCCGGTCGGTGCCACCGCGTACACGCGATGACCAGCAACGAAATCCTCCGGATGCGCGAGGACGCCGAAGCGGCGCACACCGCCATCTGCCGCCAGTTCCTGGCCGAGTGGCCGATGAGTGTGGCCAGGGCCGTCAAGCCGATCGTCACGATCTGGGCCAAGGCCGAATACCTGGGTGCCCGGCCGCACCCGCGGCCGGGCACCAGCGAAACCACCACGACGCTCGACGACGTGATCGCGTTGCTCGGCGAGTGAAAAGGAGGGGGACGAGAAGCTGCCCGGGGGCCGGGTCCACCACCCCCTGAGATCCGCCCCCGGGCCTCCCCAGCCGGAAAAGGTGTGAGGCGCACAAACGATGGGTGACGCGCTGCGCATCGGGTCCGTGTTCTCCGGTGGGGGCGGGCTCGACCAGGGGGTCGAAGCATTCTTCGGTGGCCAGCTCATGTGGCAGTGCGAGAGCGATCCGGCCGCCTCGGTCGTACTGGCCAAACACTGGCCCGACATCCCCAACCTCGGCGATATCACCCAGGTGAATTGGGCCGAAGTGGAACCCGTGGACATTCTCTGCGGAGGATTCCCGTGCCAGGATGTATCGGCCGCCGGGCGCAGGCTGGGCATCGGCCCCAACGAAAAAGGCGAGGCCACCCGTTCGGGCCTATGGGTAGCCATGGCCATTGCGATCAAAGAACTGGAGCCGCTCCTTGTCTGCATCGAAAACGTGCGGGGACTCCTCTCCGCGAAAGCCCACCGCGATCTGGGATCGGGAGACCCAGCTGTGGTGGAAGCCCCCGACGCCGTCCTGCGAGCAGCCGGAGCCGTATTCGGCGACCTGGCCAACCTCGGGTACGATGCGCGCTGGGCTACTGTACCCGCGTCCGCAGCCGGTGCGCCGCACAAACGCGAAAGGGTCTTCGCCCTCGCGTGGCCGCAAACCCTCGGCTGGCACGTCGTCCGCGACGCCGTCCGAGACGCCGCCGGAGAAGGATCTACTCTTGCCCACGGTGTGCGCGCAGCCGGACAACAACACCCCGGAGAATCACCTGGCCAAGAAACCGGGCCGCAAACGGGTGACGGACCTGGCGGTGCTGGTGGAGAACGATCTACTGGAAACGGGCGGGGAGCTGCTGCCGACCCCGACGACACAACCTACGACGGGGAATGGGCATGCCCGGAACCTGGGCAAGGAAGTACAGATGCTGGCGATGGCGAACGAGGCAGAGAATCCGATGTAGTAGAGCTGCTGCCGACGCCAGTCACCAGCGACGCCCGCGACAGCGCCCGGCACAGCACCGACACCGGCGTCATGCACCCCGGCACGTCGCTGACCGATGCACTGCGACTACTGCCCACCCCGCAGGCCCGCGACCACAAGGGGGCCGCGAACACAGGGCGAGATCGTCCCGAATGCGACGACACGCTGCCCGACGCGGTGCTGCGCGATCTGGCCGCGCAGGATCCGGTGCTGCTGCCCACCCCGCAGACCAACTACACCGGGACCACCGCCGAAGCCTGGCGCGACCGCCGACCCGCCGGCAACGGCCGTCGGCGCGAGCAGCTGGGCGACCTGCAACTCGCGGCGCTCGAAATCGCCGAACCAGACCTGTTGCCTACGCCCAATGCCAACGACTTCAAGGGTGCCAACCCCAAGAAGGTGTCATGGGACAACACCACGCGATCTCGTGGCGAGGGTGGGGCCAGTGGTCTGGCTGATGTTGCCACCCTTCTGGGCGAGCAGGACAATCTGCTGCCCACCCCGAAGGCGGCCACCAACCGGGCGTCGCGCAAGGCCATGGTGGACTACCGACAGTGGTCGGCACCAGGTCTCGAGCAGGCGCTGGAGATCGCGCGCGGCGAGCTGCCCCGCGAGTTCGAGTCCTGGGACGAGGTGCCCGGTGCCAGTCGCCCCGACCTGCTGCTGCCGACGCAGTCCGACGACGTGCTGCTGCCCACCCCGGCGGCCTCCGACGGCAATGGTGGCGGGCCCAATCGCAACCGCAAGACCAGTGGCGAGAACTGGCACCACAACGTGCAGCTGATCGACCTGGGCATCGAACCGGTGAGCGCGTGGGGCAAGTACGAACCAGCGATCCGGCGCTGGGAGGCGCTGACCCGGCCCGCACCACCACCCACCGAACCCAACACCAAGGGCAACCCGCGGCTATCGGCGCGGTTCGCCGAATGGATGATGGGGTGGCCCGACGGCTGGGTCACCGATCTCGTCAACCTACTGCCGGCGCGCAAGCGGCCGACAGGGACGATCAGCCGCAACGATGCACTGCGCATCATCGGGAACGGTTGCGTACCCGCCCAACTGATGCGCGCGCTGTCGGGATTGTTCGCCGAGAACGACTGACGGGAAGATATAGCGGTGCTATAGTGTTGTGTGGAGTGAGAGAGAAGAACCCACACAGGAGCTGAAAATGGCCGTCTACGTCAAACGTGAGCGCGTGACCTGGATGCAGCGTGATCGTTGGGGGCAGCCAAAAATCACGCACCCGATGCAATACCTCATCTACGAGGACGGCGAGGTCATCAAGGCCGTCGATTTACGTAGTGAAGCCGATAGCTATATTGCGGAACGGCTCATCGATATCGAGGGGCGGTCTCAGTCATGAGTATGGCCACGTTCCGCGAATACACCGATGGTGGACGGTACCTGATCATCAATACCGGCTACCTCATCGAATGTCGACTGAGCTATCACGACAGTCTTCTCGTGCGCGCCGTGGAGTTCGATCATGCTACTGCTCGCGAGGTCGGGACGCGGCTGCTGCGCGCCACCGGCAGCGACTCCTCGTGGGACACCATTATCGCGCCCGACCTGGTCGTCACCGTCGCTGACGGTGCGGCGTTCGTGTCCATTCAGGGCAGTGACCAGTTCGCACTCACCGACGCCGATGTCATCGACCTCGGTCAACGCCTCATCGTCTGGGCGGGTGTCAACGTACAGGAACTCGAGAAGACAGAGCATATAGCGGGACTATAGTGTTATCTCCGGTAGGGAAGGACACAAGCCATGGCCACCAACGCACGAATCACCGAGCAGCAACTACTAGCCACACTTAGCGACGGCTACGTGTTCCTTGATGACATGGACGGCGAGTTCGTCAACCTGTACCCGGTGCGGTCGCGACGTCCCAGCACCACCGAGGGTGATGATGTCCTCGCCGCACTGGGGTACGTCAAGGTCATCGACTGGCAACCCACGCGTATCGCATACCAGCTCGTCTCGGTGGTGACCAACGATCAGGGAAGTGGGCAGTGACATGCTGAAGTTCGTCAAGGTCAAGGGCCAGGACGTCTACCGCAGCGGCGACTACGAGGTCACCCTGCACGACCTGGGAACCTCGTCCGTCGGGCTGACGGGAAAATCGCGCCGGTTGTACGAGGCGGTCGCGACCTACCGCGGCCGGGAGATCCCTCGCTTCCGAGCCAGGGGTTCGCGCGCGCGGGCGCTCGGCGACGTGCAAGCCCTCGCCGGGCACCACGCCATGCCGCAGAGCGAGTGCCCCAGCATCGGCTGCACGTCACATCACGACACGATCACCCGCAAGACGTTCGAGGAGCTGGCAGTCGGCGACGTGATCATCGACATCCAGGGCAAACGGCACACCATCACCGAGATCGGCGACTGGGAAACCTTCGACGACGTGTGGGACGAGGAACACGGTGACGTCGTGTCGGCGCGCGGTCGGCGATTGTACACCGACACCTACCCCAAGGGCGGCATCGTCGATGGGCAGGCCTACACCGAGGCCGACATGACAACGACACTGTTCCGGGTGGAGGGGCGATCATGACCGCTGAGGAGTCGATCACCTGTTCCAACGACGTCAAGTTCGGTTACTGCGGCAGCTGTCGCCAGTACCACAACGACTACTGGGGGGAGCATCCCGAGCATCCCGTCTCCGACTGGAAGCGAGAGGTCACCGACGACGACACGCGGCTCGGGTACTGGGCATGGGTGCAGCGCAGGCGACTTCTCGAAAAAGCGGACTGACCGTGAAGATCGACCCGATCATCCTCGGGATGGTGCGCAGCGACGTCGAGATCCTGCTGGCCATGGTCATTCGTGACCACCTCGGGTGCGAGTGCGTGGACCGCCGCGACCCCGAGGTACACGCCGACCACATCGCCAAGGAAGTCGCCGACTCCCTGGAGCCACCGCCCGATCCCGACGGTTCGTATGGGGAGTTCGTCCGGGACATCCTGGATCGGGGCGCACGATGACCGGCTCGTCATGATCCAGGCCCCCGCACCGAGACCCTGCTCCTCCTGCCCCTACCGGCGCGACGTGCCGTCCGGCATCTGGGCCACCGAGGAGTACGAGAAGCTGCGCGCCTACGACAGCGAGACCTGGGCGCAGCCAGTAGAGCTATTTCAATGCCACCAGAATGATCACGACAGCGACAAGGCCCGTTTGTGCGCCGGCTGGGTCGCTTGCCACGGCGACCAACTGCTGGCGCTGCGGCTGGCCATCGCGCACCAGCGGATCGACCCGGCCGTGATGGACTACACCACCCCGGTGCCGCTGTTCGCCTCGGGTGCCGAGGCCGCCGAGCACGGGGAGGCCGGGATCGAGGCGCCAGACGATGTGGCTTGCAGGTTGATCAGGAAGATCACCCGCACTCGCTCCGACGTGAAACCCCGTTGACCGAAAGGGTGGGAGGCCAACATGGACGGCGTGATCGCGAGGGCCGAGAAGATGGTGCGGGAGGGCCGCAGAATCGTCGGCGACGACGCCCGCGACGAGTGGCAGCAGACCCCCGACTACGAGCCGGAACAGTGGGCGCGCTCGCACGGTGGCCGCAGCGTCCTGGTGGAAGACACCACCGGCATGCACCCCGGTGAGCCACCGTGGACCTGGTCGCACTACGATGTTGCGGATCCGTTCGAGGGGGCACAGTATCCCTCGGCCTGGGGTCGGGTGCACTCACTCGAGGATGCCAGGGCAGCCGCCGATCTCGCCCTGTCCCACGGGGGAGATCCCGGCCACTGGTCGGACATGGTCGAACACGGATGGGATCCGCAGGACCAGGCGCCACGGCGGCGGACGAGGCGATGAGGCGTGTCGAGACCCAGGCCGAGCAGTGGCCGCAACGTGTTGCGGCCACTGACGACCGGCACCCCGACCTGCCCGCCAGCCTGGGCTGCTGCGGAACAGTCCACAGCACCGGCGGCCGGGTGCTGCCCCATTACCGCACCGCGGCGGCACCCACTGTTACGTTCAACGGCTTCGATGACCCGGCAGGGTGGACCTACCACAAGTCGTTCGAGCCCTCCCAGATCGCCCGCCAGGGCGCCAGCGCCTACGCCGCACTGAAGGGGATGCCCGACCCGCATTCGGGCGCCACCGACTACCTGGGCGCCCGCCGGACACCCCAGAGCGTGCGCGCCGTCGCGACGGCCTACGACGCACTGCCGATGCACGACCCGGCCGCCGTCAAACACTTCGACGCCTACCGCAACGACATCAACCACCAGTACGACTTCGCCACCCAGCGCCTCGGCATCCGCCCCCAGATCACCGACCACGACCCCTACAACGACGTCCACGAAATGCTCGACGACGTCAACACCAACCGTCGGCTGCAGATCCTGGGTACCCACGCCACCGGCGGGCACCCCTACCTAGACGACGCCACAAACGACCGCTTTCGCTTTGTCCATGACTTGTTCGGTCATGCCGCCACCGGGCGGTCCTTCGACCGCCACGGTGAACAAGCCGCCTACCTCGCGCATGCGCAGATGTTCAGTCCGCAGGCCCGTCCCGCGCTCGGTACGGAAACGCGCGGCCAGAACAGTGCGCTGATCTACTACGGCGGCTTCCAGCCCCAGAAGACCGCGATCCTGCCGTCGCAGTTCTGGAGCGGCACCGGCGACCTGCACATGGCGGGGTTGTCGGAGGAGGACATGGGAAACCTGCAGTGGGACTGGGGGCGGGGCAAGTGGGTGCCGCGGCGGGATCCCGACGCCCCGCTGGTGCCCGGGCAGCGTGATCGTGAGTTCGACTACGACCGTGACTGGCCAGGATGGCGGGACAGGGAGCTATAGCACTGCTATAGTGTGAGCTATGGAACCCGAACGGCTCGGCGACACCGAGGAATTTCATGCCTGGCGTAAGACTGGTATCCCCGATCAGGGCGGGCTGTACCGGCTGTACTGGGTGAGCGGAGGCACCAGCGTCGCCGCTGTCGGCACCACCGCCAACGGTGACCGCTGGTACATGCCGACCACCTGGATCAACGGCCCCGCCACGGACTGGTCGCTGGTGCAGGGATTCACCGAGATCGACGACGGCGCCCCCGCGCGGCATGACGGTCGGGAATGGGTCCGACGCCAACTGGACGAGGCGATCACCGAGGGGCGGCCGGTGCCCGGTGAGCTGGACGATTATTTGGAGTTACAGGCCGGTAACGACCCCATCGCATGTTTCAATGTGTTCATCAGGCGGTGGGTGGACCCGGCGTGGTGGCCTCACCTGATGGACAGCGACGACAACGAAGCCGAGTACGTGCGGCGCGCCATCGAGCGCGCGAAAAAGAAGGGACACGAGCGTGGATGAGCCAGGTACGGCGACCGAAGATCTGGAGGCTCTCGAACAGGAGGTGTTCGTCAAACTCGGCGCACTGGTAGAGCTGGCCCGGGCTGAAGACGGCGAAGCAACGAGTGCGTTGAGCGGGTTCCACGCGAACTGGGAGTGGGATGGCCGGACAAGTCTGGGGCCGGAGATTCCGCCGTGGCCGGAGATCATCGGCGCGTGAACCCAGACACCTTGATCGGCATTCTCAACGATGTCATCGAACGGTGGCCAGATGCCCGGTTGACGCGCTCTCGAGGAGGTACCGGCAACCTCGCGGTTCTCGACAACGCCGGTGACTACGTCGGGTTGGTCGTTGTCCGCAACCCGCCGAAGCTGTGGCGGTGGAACGGCGACGCCGAGTCGTCGTTCGTGATGAGCGCCAACTGGCCCGACGGGGTGCTGGGGTCTGGGTAATGGGGGAAGCCTGATGGGCCTGGTGTGGCGAACCGGCTACGGCGCATACTTCGCCGACGGCCGTAGCCGCGCCTACATGGTGGTCAAGAACCACGACTTCGGCTGGCAAGCGCTGCACGCGGAACCCGGAGCATGCCAACGGCACGGCGAGTGGACCCCGATACGAGGCAGCCTGTCGGCCGACGCTGGAGCGGCCAGGATCAGGGCCGAGCGATTCGAGAGCAGTGACCCCGACTACTGACATATCCGCACCGCTGTGATAGAACGGAGACTCACCGAAATTCGGTGAGTCCCAACGAATTACAGAGAGTGTGGATACCCCCATGCCCATGCCCATGAGTGTCCACGACCTCGCCAACGACCTCAGTGGACTGGCCATCGAGATACGAAGACTGGCGTACACGGGATCCAGCGACAAGGAGCATGCGCTACTGGACGTTTCCCGGCGACTGGGGGAAACCGCATGGAACATGCGCCGGCGCGGGGTTGTGGCAGAGGATCAGGGTGCTGCCGCCATGGCACTGACGGAGTGATGACGTGGTCAGCTACTCGCCGGGGCGGGTCGACCACAACACACACACTTCGGATCGTCCTCGACGTATTCGTGCGGGCAGTCGGTTCGGCACGGGGCATCCAGCCCGGTACCGCAGTACCCGGGGCAATCGCAGGACCGATCACCAGCGAACAGTCGCGCGGCCTCGTCCCAGTTGGTCAAGATCGTTATGGAGCACTTCAAGTCAAGGTCGCGGTGTTTGTCGCGGGGGTGATGGCAGTGTCTGCACAGTGAGTAGGCCACGATGACCGCCAGGTGCGTCGGAGGAAGAATTCCAATTCCCATCCATGCCATCGCCATCGGCGACCCCAGGCCAGTGGATAAGGCAACGGAAGTTGGGTAGTGCCCATGATTAAGTGTCGGCGCGACGGCTCCGTTTACCGTGCGACACGCCGATAGGCGTCCCGCACGGTAAAGGGCGAATATGTCTGCCACCACTACTTCCACGGAACCCGGCGAATCGCCGAGTGGTATTCGGTACTGATGTCCCGTTACGCCGACAAACACCACGTGGCCCCCGACTGCGCCCGCCCGGACTGCCCCCACCCCGGGAAGGTGCTCCGGCTCATCGGCCACACACCGTGCTGGCTGTGCGAACCGTGCGCCGAAATCGTCGACGCCAGGATCCGCGGCCGATGATCATCGCGTTGCTGGGTAATTTCCAGGCACCCTGGTGCTCGGAAGTCCACCACACCCGGTCACTGGAGTCCCTGGGTCACACCGTCGTGCAGATCCAGGAAACCAACACCTCCACCGACCAGATCCTGGGCCGGGCCGCGCAGACCAACCTGTTCGTGTGGGTGCACCCCCATGAGGTGCGCCCCACCGGCAACCTCACCATGGAACAGGTGCTCGCCCGGCTGCGCATCCCCCGCGTCGCCTACCACCTCGACCTGTTCTACGGACTGCCGCAGCGATGGGAGACCTACCGCAACGAGCTCTACATCCGCGGCCTGGACCACTTCTTCACGGCGGACGGCCCGCTGGCCGACTGGCTCAACGCCAACACCGCAGTGAAGGGCCACTACCTGCCTCCTGGGGTGCTCGCCGAGGAGACCTACTGTGCGACCCCCAGCGCCGACCGGTTCGACGTCGGGTTCGTCGGCTCCGAGCGGTATCACCCGGAGTGGCCGTACCGGCCCAAGCTCATCGACTGGTTGAGGAAGACCTACGGTAACCGGTTCCGGCTCTACGGGCAGGACGCCGGCATCGTCGTGCGCGGTGCCGCACTCAACCAGGTGTACGCCGACGCCAAGGTGATCGTCGGCGACACCTTCTGTCCCAAGTTCACCTACGGCCCCTACTTCAGTGATCGCATCCCCGAAACGCTGGGCCGGGGCGGCTTCCTCATCCACCCCCGCATCACCGGCCTCGAAGACGACTACGTCGATGGCGAGCACCTGGTGCTCTACCAGTACAACGACTGGAAGGGATTGCGGGCCAAGATCGACCACTACCTGACCCACGACGAGGAGCGGGAACGGATCCGGCTGGCCGGCCACGAGCACGTCAAGAACAACTACACCTACCGGCATCGGTGGGAAACCATCCTGCACGAGGTGCTCGGTGAAAACTACGTGGCGGCGCCGCCGCCACGGGTATCGCGCAGTGTCATGGATCAGCCCGTACCACCCAGCGGGGTGCGCCTGACGAGGAACCCATGGTGATCCACGTCGGGTGGCTGCCCCCACAGGAATGCTGGGACCAGAACACCCTTGCGCAACTATTCGCCAACCGGCTCTACCCGACCGGCCTGCAGTTCCGCCGCCACGACACCTGGCCCCCCGACAACGGGGCGATCATCGTCATCCCCGGGCGCCACTGGCACGAACGCACCGATCAGCTCAACGCCCAACTGGGCCGCTACGAGTGGGTGCTGGCGATCCGCGTCTCCGACGAGGAGGACTGGCTGGCGCCCACCGCGATCAGCCACCCCAACATCGCCTGGTGGGTCCAGACCCCGCGCACCGACACGGACTACGGTGCCGCCTACCTGTTCGGTGTCGGGTACACACCCGCATTCAACACCCTCGGCGGCCCGCCACCGCGGCGCAGCACCGACGTGTTCATCGCCGCCCAGGACACCCATGAGCGGCGTCACGAATGCTTCGAAACCCTGCTGGCCAGCCACCACAACGCACTGATCTACCGCACCAAGAACTTCGCCGCCTGCGACGAAGGCGTGTCCACCGATGTCTACGCCACCATGATGACCACCGCGAAAGTCGCGCCCGCACCGGCCGGACCGGCCACACCGGACACCTTCCGCACCTACGAAGCCCTGGCTGCGCACACCATCCCGATCGCCGACGACATCACCATCGCCTACGACAGCCGTGGCTACTGGCGACGCCTGTACCCCAACACCCCGATGCCGGTCATCGAGAAGTACTCCGACCTGCCCGGCTACATCGATGACGCCCTGCGCGACTACCCACGCGCGGCCAACCGCATCACCGCCTGGTGGATCGGCGAGAAACGGCGCATGGCCCGGCGCCTGCGCGCCGACCTGCGCGCATTGGGGGCGTCGTGCTGATCACCGTCGTGATCCCGGTCAGCCCCATCCCCGCACACCCCGACGCCGACATCCTCACCGCCACCATCGACTCCGTGCGCCACCACCTGCCCGGGGTCGACATCCTGCTCACGTTCGACGGTGTGCGCGCCGAGCAGCAGCACCTGCGCGAGCAGTACACCGAGCACATCGCACGGGTCCACCGGATGTCCGACACCGGCAAATTCGGGCGCCCAGTGCGAATCCTTGAGTTCGATACCCACCAACACCAGGTCGGCATGATGCGCCACGCCATCGACCAGATCGACACCCCGCTGTTGATGTACGTCGAGCACGACATGCCGCTACGCGTCGGACGCCGGATAGACTTCCCCGGCATTGCGGAATTCATCCTGTCCGGCCGGTCCGACCTGGTACGCCTATATCTACGCGAGACGATGCCCGACGCCCACGCCTACCTGATGCACGGCCGCGACGAGATCGACGCACGGTTTCTGCGCACCACGCAGTGGTCGCAGAACGTGCACGTCGCCAGCACCGAGCTGTACCGGCGGATCCTGACCGAACACTTCTCACCGGACGCCAACTGCTTCATCGAAGACCGCATGTGGGGGGCGGCCTCCGAAACCTGCCCCGAGAAGTTCCGCCTGCACATCTACTGGCCCGAGGACGACATCAAATACCTGCTGCACCTGGACGGGCGGCGCACCGAATCCAAGTTCGAAGCCCAGCAGGTGTACTAGATGATCACCGCCATCGTCCCGGTCAGCCCGATCCCCAGTCACCCCGACACCGCGATCCTCACCGAAACCCTCGATTCGGTGCGCCACTGGCTGCCCGACGCCGAGATCATCCTGACCTTCGACGGTGCCGCGCCGCACCTGGAACACCGCCGCCAGGCCTACGAGGAACACATCGCCAACGCCCTGTGGCTGGCCGACCACCACTACGGCAACATCTGCCCGATAATCTTCGATGAACACCACCACCAAATCGGCATGCTGGCGCACGCACTGAACCTCGTGGAAACCCCCCTCGTGGCCTACGTCGAACAGGACACCCCCATGGTCATCGACGAGCACATCGACTTCGACCTGATCAGCGGATTCGTGTCCAGCGGGCGATCCAACTGCGTGCGCCTGCACCACGAATCGCAGATCCTGCCCGATCACGAACACATGGTGCACGGCGACGACAGCGGCTTCATCCGCACCAGCCAGTGGTCGCAGCGCCCGCACGTCGCCAGCCTGGCGTTCTACCGGCGCATCCACGCCGACCACCTCGACGGGCGACACGGATTCATCGAAGACGTCATGCACGGCGTGCTGGCCGACGCCTACAAGACCTACGGGATGGCAGGGTGGAACCAATACTGCGTGCACCTCTACAATCCTGGCCCCAATATGCAACGCTCATACCACCTCGACGGCCGTGCAGGAGACCCGAAATGCCCGTGAATCCAGACGACAAACCACGCCCGGTGGGCCAGCTGCGAGTCGATGCCGACAAGGACCGGCTCGTCAAACGCGGCGCCAAACACGGCTGGGTGGTGGTCTCCCGCGAGCCACTGATCCTCAGACAACCCGAGCTGGACAAGCAGATCGAGGTCGGGTACAACCACGCCGGCCTACTCAACGGGCTGAGCTGGACCCGCGGCGACGAGTTCACCTCCATGCAGGGCGGTGGCCACGTGAACCTATCCCAGGCGCTCGACGAATGGTTCTCCTGGCGGCCGGAAAACAAATGACGTGGGGCCTGATAGCGCGTAACGATTGCTCCGGGTTGGGGATACAGACATATGAAATGTATGCCCATCTTCATCCCGACAAGATATTGGAGATCGACGTATCGGACCTCTACAACAAAGCCGACAATTGCAACAAGAGGCGGGTTTTTACTTATCCTGACGCCCAGGTGATCAAGGGATGGCATCCCACTACCGGGCAGATCAACGAATTCCTGGACGGATTGGATGTCGTTTACAGTGCGGAAACGTTTTATACCTGGGATTTGGTGCGATCGGCGCGTGAACGCGGGATAAGAACCCTACTTCACGTGAATCCCGAGTTCTGCGATCACATACAGAACACGAACCTGCCGCGGCCTGATCTGTTTTGTGCGCCGGGACCGTGGCTATGGGACCAACTGCCGGAACCCAAGATCTTGCTGCCGGTGCCGGTGGCCACCGAACGGTTTCAGAAAGTTGCCCCCGAGCAAGCTCGGGGGCAACCTCAAAGTAGCCAGGCCTTAGCCCACCGTAACCAACCGACCGCACCATATGGCAACCACAGTCATGCTACAGCATTTTTGCATGTTGCAGGTAGACCAGCGGTCAAGGACAGGGGCGGCACGACCGACGTGTTGCGGGCGCTGCCCCATGTGAAGTCCGAGATCACGATCACGTTCAGGTGTTTGCTACCGGGATACATCGACCAGCTCGTGAGAGCTACGCAGGTGCGATTGCCCGCCAACGTGGAAATGGTGGTCGAAGAGAATGATGTCGATTGCTACGAGGAACTGTACGAGGGACAGGACGTACTGGTGGCGCCCAGACGATTCGCTGGCTTATCCCTTCCATGTCAAGAGGCTATGGCGGCTGGCATGCCGGTCATCTTCGGTGCCCACGACGTGTACGCCCAGGCGCACGCGCGGCGTACCTGGGCCGTACCTTCACGAAAGGTCGACCGACTGCTGACCCGTGTGTGGATCGACGTCTTCGAGGTCGATCCACGGATGCTGGCCGCCAAGATCGACGAGTTCGCCACCGACGCGACCCTGTTCGTCGATGGCCAAGCCGCGGCGCGGGACTGGGCGCACCGGCACAGCTGGGACAGCCTGAAGCCGCGCTACGTGGAGCTGCTGGAAGGGGTGGAGGTGGGCAATGACTCAGTACACGGTGATCAGTGACCCCTACGAGGGCGGTCTGCGCCACGGGGTTTACGAGGTGAAGGGGGAGGGCGGCAGCCGTGAGGTGTGTCGCTTCTACGACGGTGACGAGGCGGCAGCCTACGCCGGGTGGCGCGCCCAGACAGTGGCCCGGGCGCAGAGTGCCCGCGAGAAGGTGTCATCCCTGCGGATGCCCCACGACGGGGACAGTCCGTTCGAGTCACGCCGGCGCGGCGGGGAGTCCCTGAATCCGCCCACTACGGTGGCGTCGGTGCCGATCACCGGCGACCAGTGCAGCGGGTGCGGACACGTGATCCTCGACACGGACTCGTGGCAACCCGACCCCGACGCGGAAACCTTCACCAAGATCCACCGGGAATGCTTGAAGCGGAGAACGGCGACCCGCTGAACGCGGAAAAGAAGTTGGTGGTCGGTGACCGAAAGCAGTAAGGTCGACGATGCCACAGGGGGCAAGCCGCATGAGATCGGTTACCTTCCAGCCACGAAAATTCGGTCTCGTCTATGGATGCCTGCTCTCTGCACAAGAATTGGATATCGGTGCAAGCCGGAATGACACTCGGTTATCTAATGTGAAGATACCCCCCGGGAGTCACTACATGGATGCCTGCACCCCCTAACGTTGGATGCGAGCCGGAAGTTGATTGGTTATCTCCCTGCAAGAGAGAGACACGGGTTCAAATCCCGTTGCCTGGGAACAGGTATGGACGAGTGGCCTAAGTCGCTAAAACCCGGTCGGCGCCAATGGATGCCCGCATCCCCAAAACTGAAGACGGTGTGAGCCGGACGAACATCGGTTAACTGTTAATCACTGGGTCGCAGGTTCGAATCCTGCCGGGGCCCCGGCCCCGTAGCTCAGTTGGCAGAGCAAGTGCCCGAAAGGGTTCCCGGTGCTCACCTATCGATGCCCACACCCCGAATCCAGAGGGAGAAAAATCGACAATGGCCGATATCCTGACTTCGATCAGCACCCGTAGCACGCCGCAACACCAGAAGGCGCGCCTCGAGCAGGTGCAAAACGCTGCCGGAGGCTACGTCTTCGAGATCAGCGACGAAGCCAGGCTGCATCGGTTCCTGACGTTGGGCACGGCCGATTCCACGTACTACACGTCGGCGAAGGATCTGACCCGCGAGAACGCCGACGTGCTGTTCCGCGCGATAGCCGCCGACCCGGTGAAGGTCATCAACCACATCGTTGAGATCTCCGTGGCTGGCCGTGCCCCCAAGCAGAACCCGGCGCTGTTCGCTCTGGCCGTTGCGGCCAGCCACGGCACTGACGACGCCCGGCGCACCGCCCTGGCGGTGCTGCCCCAGGTGGCGCGAACCGGTTCCACGCTGTTCACGTTCATCAAGTACGCCGAACAGTTCCGCGGCTGGGGCCCCGCGTTCGTCAAGGCCATCGCCCGCTGGTACAACGAGAAGCCCGTCGACCAAGTCGCCTACCAGGTGCTCAAGTACCGCAACCGGGAGAACATGCGCCACGACGACGTGCTGCGCCAGGCCCACCCGGTCGGCGATGCCGCGCACAACGCGCTGTACAACTGGCTGGCGGCCACCAGCCCGAGCGCCGGCACCCGCCGCAAGGCCCACGGCGAGGGCCGGGATCTGTATGGCAACCCGGTCGACACCCCGCTGCCCGAACTGGTCGAGGCCTATCGGCGACTGCGGTCGGCCACCCATGTGCGCGACGTGCTCGCGGTGCTCAACGACAACGGCAACATCAGTTGGGAGATGATCCCCGACGAGTACCTCAACGAGGCGCTGGTCTGGGAGTCGTTGATCAGCCACACCCTGCCGCAGACCGCGCTGCTGCGCCAGCTGCCGCGGATCACCAACCTGAACCTGGGTTCGGGCACGATGAAGCTGGTTGCCGATCAGCTGCAGAACCCCGAGGTGCTCAAGCGGGCCCGCGTGCACCCGGTCGACGTGCTGGTGGCGCAGAAGACCTACGCCCAGGGCCACGGCGAGAAGGGCAAGCTGAACTGGACACCGCATCGCCGGATCACCGACGCGCTCGATGCCGCGTTCTACGCGTCCTACGGCGCGGTGGAACCCGCCAACAAGCGCACCCTGATCGCGCTGGACGTGTCGCTGTCGATGGCGGGCAAGGTGGCGGACTGGTTGGACTGCTCGGGCCTGCCACTCGCGCCGCGGGAGGCGTGCGCGGCCATCTCCCTGGTGACCGCCAACACCGAGAAGGACTACCGGGTGGCCGGCTTCTGCTCGGGTGGGTGGCAGAGGGGTATCGGCCGGGGCGGCCGTGGCCTCACCGAGCTGGACATCAGTCCCCGCCGTCGGCTGGACGATGTGGTCCGCTACATCAGCCAGCTGTCCGCCGGGGGCACCGACGTGGCCCTGCCGATGCTGTGGGCGGCGGCCAACAAGGTGGCGATCGACACCTTCACGGTCTGGACCGACAACGAGACCTGGGCTGGGGACGTCCACCCGTACCAGGCGCTGGAGCAGTACCGTCAGAAGATGGGCATCGATGCCAAGCTGGTCGTCGTCGCCATGACTGCCACCGGCACCAGCGTGTGCGACCCCCGGGATCCGCTGCGGCAGATGGACATCTCGGGCTTCGACTCCACCGTGCCGCAGCTGATCGCGGACTTCTCGGCAAGCCGCGTGTAAGGCGTGCGGTCGGGGTGCTCAACCACCCCGACCGCATCTCCGGTGGTCTCCCTTTCCCACGCGCGAATGGGGAGCACCCGTTACGCCACCCGGTAATGCCCAACGGGAAAGGGTATGGCAGAACTGACGACCGAATTCGAGGCGATCATCCAGGATGTGCCGGTCGAATCCCCGTACTCCCTGGTGATCGTCGCCCACCCGTTACGAGAAGACCTCGTGCGCACACTCGCCGAACAAGTCGAACCCGAGGCGATCATCTGGGACAGCGTGAATCAAGGCTGCACACCGACCCACACCGACGCCTGGGAATGGCTCGCCGACAGCACCACGGAATGGGGCGTGGTGCTCGAGGACGACGCCCTCGCGGTGGACGGGTTCGGCGACCAGCTCACCCAGGTGCTACGTGTCGCCCCCACCGACGTGGTCAGCCTGTACCTGGGCCGCGGGAATCCTCCCCATTGGCAGCGCCCCATCGCGCGAGTGATCTGGCCCAACAACGGGCTGCCCGGTGCCGAGGACCCCAATTTCCTGGTCTGCGGGCACCTGCTGCACGGCGTCGGCTACGCCGTGCGCACCGCCCTGATCCCCGACCTGGTGGCCCACCTGCGCAGCAGCACGCGGCCACTGGACGAGGCAGTCAGCGACTGGACACTCGAGTGCGGACACCGGGTGGCCTACAGCCGCCCCTCCCTGCTCGACCACAGCGACGGCCCATCGTTGATCGAGGAGCGCGCCGACGGCTACCCGCGCGACCAGCGGCGCACCGCCTGGCTGGTCGACACCCGCGAACAGTGGTCATCGACCGTCGCAGAGATCCCGCTGCCCCAGGAGCTGTGCAGCCCCGGATGAGCGAGCTGATCGCCTACGAAACGGTGCCCGCCGAAGGGTTCGCGTTGACCCCGGCGCCGCCGCGGCGCGACTGGATGGACACCACCCACGACCGGCACGCCTACCGGTGCCTGCCGATGCTGATGGCCAACCAGGCCGGCTGGCTGATCTCCTGCCCGGCCACCGTACGGATGCGCTGGAACGGTAGCCCCCTGCGGACCGACATCGAGATGCAGGCCATGCAGACGGACCGCGACAACCCGGTGGCCAACCCGGAGTACTGCTACCCGGCATCACACTTCGGTCAGGGCATTGTGACGTGGACACTGCCCTGGCTGTTTCGCACCCCACCCGGTTACAACCTGCTGGTGCGCGGCCCGGCCAACAGGCCCAAGGACGGCATCGCGGCGCTGGAGGGTCTGGTGGAGACCGACTGGACACCAGCGACGTTCACGATGAACTGGCAGATCACCCGGCCCGGGCACTGGGTCACCTTCTACAAGGGCGAACCGATCACGATGATCATGCCGGTGCGTCGCGGCGAACTCGAGGAATTCACCCCACGGATCCGGCCGATCACCGACGACCCCGAACTAGCCAGCGCCAACGCGGCGTGGTGCAAGAGCCGTGACGCGTTCCACGCCGCGTTCGCAGCGTCGGGCGAGGGCTGGCAGAGGCACTACCACCGGGGCACCGCCCCCGACGGGGCGGTGGCCCCCGACCACCAGATCAGGCTGCAGCTGCGGCCCTTCACGCGCTAAGGGGTGACAAAGAACCGACCGTCGGGAGGTTCGCCGTGAGGGTGCCGACATGACGGCTCCAGCTGTGATCCGCCGCGCGCTGACGTTCAATTTCGCGCGCAGCGTCACCTACCCCGACCAGCGCCCCCAAACCATGCAGGTCATCGTGCAGTCGCTGGCCACCGCATCGCTGCCCGTCACCAACGGATCCGCCACCTTCGTCGACCCCGCCGGGGTACAGGAGGTGCTGCTGGCGCAGCCCAACAACCCGGTCACCTTCCAGCTGGTGCCGAGCAACAACCCGAACCTGAGCACACCCCTGACCTACCGGGCGGCGTGGCGGGCCGGTGGGGTGACCGGGGAGCTGTTCACGTCGGACTTCGCCATGCCCGACGCCGACATCAGCTTCGATGAGCTGCCCAACCTGGGGCTCATCATTGATGCCGAGGTCTACCTGCAGCAGGCCGACCTGGGGGTGCCCGGTCGCGTGGCCCGCCTCAACGACGCCGGTGACGTCGTGGACGCCGCCGGCACCCCAGTCGCCACCAGTGCCGACGTGGAGGCACTGCAGAACTCGCTGACCGCCGAGACGGTCACTCGCGGTGCCGCCGACACCCGGGTGCGCGCCGACATGACCTTGCTCATCGATGAGCAGTTCAACCAGGCCATCATCACCAGCCAGCAGAACATCGCCGCCCTGCAGACCTCGCTGGGCAACACGGTCAACACGAACTCCATCGCGATCGGCACCATCCAGACCACCCTGCCGCACAAGGCCGACCTCGATGACACCAACCACGTCCCCATCTCGGAGATCCCGCCGGCCGCGATCACCAGCTGGATCCCGGTGACCACCGTTTCCGACATGCTCGCCCTGCAATACCCCTCCCAGGTGCAGATCGGCGACATCGCCCTGGTCGGCACCGGCCCCCTGCTCTACGGGCTGGCCGGACCCAACCCGTCGCAGCTGAACAACTGGATCGCCCTGCAACGCGTCGTGTCGGTCAACGGCAAACAGGGCGACGTGGTGCTCACCGCCGCCGACGTCGGGGCGGTCGACGCCGCCACCGGTCACGTGTCGATGGCCCAGGTGACCGGGCTGGCCACCACACTGTCCGGACTGGCCACCACGGAAGCGGTCGCCGCGGTGGCCGACGACGTCACCGCCATCCAGAACGACACCACCATCGTGCGCACCAGCGGCGGCACCACCGGCACCATCGACGACTCGGTGCTGCCCGCCAACATCGCACTGGTCAACGAACTGCACCAGGTGACCGACAAGGACGGCGACGTGGTGGCCGCTGGCGGTGCCGTGCTGTCGGTCAACGCCATGACCGGCAACGTCATCCTCGGACCCGACGACGTCGGGGCGCTGGCGGCCAGTGCGGCGATCCCGCAAAGCCAGATCACCAGCCTGCCCACCGACCTGACCACCATCCGCGACGACATTTCGGCGCTGCAAAGCCAAGTGGGCGGCACCGGCGGAGCCGGTGCCCCCGCCGGTGCGACCGAATACTGGCAGGCCGCCAGCCAGACCACCAACTTCTCGACCGTCACCCTGCACTCGCCGTGGGGCGTCGACTCCGACGGCACCGTCACCGGCACCACCGGTACCCCCTACAACAACCCGGCCGGGGCCCGCGCCCAGGACGTGCGCTACGCCTACATCACCCCCAACGGACACCTGCAGCTGCGTCGCTGGAACGAGGCCGGACCCGCCGACGCGGTCTACGCGCTCGCCTCGGACGTGACGACACTGCAAAACGCAATGCCAACGAAGGCAGATCTGGTCTCCGGCACCGTACCGCTCGCCGAGATCCCGGCGCTGCCACAAAGCCAGGTGACGGGGCTGACGACGGCGCTGGCGCAGTTCGCCACCAAGGCCGACCTGGTCAGCGGCACCGTGCCGCTGTCCCAGCTGCCGACGATCCCACAATCCCAGGTCAGTGGATTGACGTCCGCGCTGGGAACCAAGGCCGACCTGGTTTCCGGGGTCATCCCCCTGGGTGAACTGCCGTCCATCCCGCAAACCCAGGTCACCGGACTCACCTCGACCCTGGCGGTCAAGGCCGACCTCATCTCCGGCACCGTGCCCCTGGGCGAGATCCCGACGATCCCACAGAGTCAGGTGAGCGGACTCGGCTCCACACTGGCGGCCAAGGCCGACCTGGTCGGCGGGGTGGTCCCGGCCAACCAGATCCCCACCACCGTGGTCACCCTGATGGTGCAGGTGGCCAACAAGGCGGCGATGCTCGCACTGACCACCTCCCAGGTCGGTCCCGGCTGGCTGGCCAGCATCACCGCCACCGCCGACCAGGGCACCTACATGCTGATGGGCACCGACCCGTCGCAGGCAGCCAACTGGATGCCGCTGTCGGTGCCGCTGGCACCGGTGCTCACCGTCAACGGCCAAACCGGCACGGTGTTCCTGCAGGCCGCCGACGTGGGGGCACTGGCCGCCAACGCCAGCATTCCGATCAGCCAGATCACCAACCTGCAAAACACCATCAACAGCCTGGCCACCACCACCGCACTGACCACCGGGCTGGCCGGCAAGACCTCGCCCACCGACGTGCAGACGATCCTGGCCACCTCCACCGAGATCAAACAGCGAGTCAACTACGTCGCCACCGCCAACATCGCCTCACTGTCCGGGCAGCAGAGCGCCGACGGGGTACTGATGGCGGTCGGCTCCACCGTGCTGCTCACCGCGCAGTCCTCCTCCATCCAGAACGGTGCCTGGACGGTGAACAGCTCGGCGTGGACGCGTACCACCGACATGGCCTCCGGCGCCTACCTGGTGCGCGGCACCCTCGTCGTGGTCGCCTCCGGCAACACCAGGGCCAACACGCTGTGGCAGGTCAGCTCGGCCTCCGGGGTGGTGGACACCAACGCCAACAACTGGACCCAGGTCGGGTCGGTCGCCCCGCCGTACGCACCCGCCCAGGGCAACGGCATCAACATCACCGGGACCGCCCCGGCACAAACCTTCACCGCCGTCGCCGCCACAGGCGGTGGCTGCCAGGTCACCAGCAGCGGCATCGCCCTGGACCCGGCGGTCGCCGCCCGCAAGAAGGTGCTGCCGGTACCCCCCTCCAACCCGGCGACACTGACGCACAACCTCAACACCACCACCTTGTGGGTGTCCCTGACGCAGGTTGCGGGAGGAACGGGAGCGCTCATCGGATGGACCGCTACGAGCGCGAATACCGTGTCACTGCAATTCGACAGTACACCCACTACGGGGCAATGGAATGCTCTGGTAATCGGATGATAGCAGGGCGTATATCCCCGATGGATAATAGGGCAAGGTGGTGACGAATGGCAGGCCTCCCTTATGCCGGTCCCACTCCGACCCAGTCCCAGGATCTGGTCAACAACGCCTACCTACAGTCGCTGCTCGCCGAGAACCTGCCCCAGGACCAGGTCGATACGCTCATCACTGCTGGGTTTGCCGCCTATGTGACACGGTCCTACGTGGACACCCAGGACGCACTCAACGCCACCCGCGGGTTCATCGATGCCGGCGACTCCACACGGCTGCACCTGTCACAGGTCGGTACCGCCAGCGGCCCGGTCGCGCTGAACGCCAGTGGCAAGATCGGGGTCGCCAACCTCGCCAACATCGCCTCCACCCAGCGCTGGCCCGCCCCGTTCTTCTCCCCGGTCAGCTACAACCAGGCCACCGTCAGCAACGCCACCAGCACCGAAACCACCATCTACTCCGCCACCGTCGCCGACCCCGGCTTCGCCTACAAGTTGGCGGTGATCGGCACCGTCGATGTGACCACCACCATCGACGGCGAGTACCCGGTCGTGCGGGTGCGGATCGGCTCGACCACCGGAGCCATCGTCGCGAACGGCTACGGCAGCTCCGAGCACTACGTCTTCAGCTCCAGCGGCGTCTACCTCACGCCCGGAGCGTTCAGCTACTCCATCACCACCTCTCCGTTCGACGTGGTGATCCTCGGTGCCGGAGCCGGCGGACAGGCGGGCGGTGAACTGACCAACGGGGAATCCGGCAACGCCGGGCACTGGGCCGGGATCACCCTGACAGTGGGCGGCAACCTACCCGCAGGCACCACCACGATCAACGGGACCGTCGGGACGGCCGGCGCCGGCGGATCAACGGAGGGCGCGGCCGGCGCCGCTGGCGGCAACACCACCCTGACCCCCGACGTGTGGGCCGGGCTGACCGCCACCGGCGGCTCCGGCCACGGCGGCGCCCAAGCCCCGGGCAACTTCACCTTCAACTCGAAGACCTACAACCCCGGCACGGCGGGGCAGGGCGGCGGCGGCGGCGGGTGGGGACTGTTCGGCCTGTTCTGGGGTCGCGGTGGGCCCGGCCAGCCCGGTGGCGCCTGGTTCTCCAACACCGTGCCGACCGGCGACCCCAACAACCACTCCACCGCCACCATCCTGCCGGTCGCCTACGCGGCACAATCCGTCCTAACCGGGGCCACCACCCTGGTCGTCACACTCGTGCGCAGCGGCACCACCTCCACGGCGGCGGCCTCCACCCTGGAACCGGCGCTGCACATCGTCCCGATACCGGCGTGAGCGCATGAGTCTCCAGTACGAGGGGCAGTACCCGAACTCCGACGCCAGCATCCTGCCCAAGGCGTGGGCAGACGACGAGAACGATTCCGTGCTCGTCGACGCCGCCTACGTCAACGCCCAGATCGCCGACGCGATCACCGCCAACGCCCTGCAGACGCAGACCTACGTCAACAGCCAGGACGCGCTGCGCGCCCACAAAACCGACGTCACCGCCGCAGACGCGTTGTACGTGCCCACCAGCGCGCTCGGCGCCGCCAACGGGGTCGCCAGCCTGAGCTCGGGCAACCTGCCCACCGGGCAGGTGCCCACCGGTGTGGTCACCGACCGAGTCACCAAGGCCTACGACGCCGCCACCAACGGCAACGTGTTCCTCACCTCGGGCAACACCCACCAGGTGACCACCCAGAGCCTGCGCGAATACCAGCTGGCGTCGCTGCCCATCCCCGACCCCGGCTGGCCGTGGCGGGCCATCCCGTTCGCGATCGTCGGCGGCTACTCCAATGGCGGCACCCCGCCCGGCGACCGCACCCTGGGCAGCGGCAACCTCGGCCTGCTGACCGTCATGCCGCCCTCGGGAGTCGGCAATACCGTCTACGCCACCGCAGTGTGCACCGGGGCCTACCAGAAACTGGCGTTCTACCCCGTGCTGCCGTACGGCGCATCGGGAAACACACCGACAAGTGTCCCGCCCATCAATGGAGCACTGGAACTGGATTTATGGGGATGTAATTACGCTACCAGTGGATACGTGTTCTCCGGGACCGGCCTGGTGTTCAGCGTCCTCGTCATGCCCGCAATATGAGGTGGGAAATGAGTGCGGAAACCAGTTTGATAATACGAGCAATGATTGTCCAGCTCTTCATTTACGCAATGCAGACCATCAACGCCTGTAACGCCGTCATGGAAAGAGCCGCGACATGCCGCTGAATTACGTCGGCCCGTCGCCGCAGAACGGCACCGACCTCGCCAACAGGCTGCAGGCCGAAACCGTGCTGACCTCCGGGCCGGTCAGCCAGATCAGCGCCGCCAGCGACGTCGATGATGCCGCCGCCACCAAGGCCTCGAAAACCTACATCGACACCCAGGATCAGACCTTCGAGCTGCCCGCCTACTACCAAAGCCAGGATGCACTGAACATCCCGCTGTCCACGGTGGGCCAACCCAACGGGGTCGCCTCACTGAACGCCAGCGGCAAGGTGCCGCTGGCCCAGTTCCCGCCCCTGGGCGCCGGGTACCTCCTGGGTCCATTCGGGCCGACTTCGGTGACCGGTGGCAGTACGGGCACCACCCCGGTGCTGATCGCCAACTTCGCCATCGGCGTGCAGAACATCGCGTTCCAGCCGTGGGTGTTCGCCACCGTGCTGGCCACCCCCGCCAGCTACGGGCGCCCGGTCATCGAGGCCGCCATCTCCGACGGCTCCGCGTCCTATGCCGGGCAGACCATCGTGGCCCGTGGGGTGGGCCGGTCCAACTTCAACGACCTGCAGGCGGTCGCGGTGAGTCCGTGCCCCGCCGGCCCCGGCATGTCCCCAACCCCCTATGCGTCCACCACCAACATCGTCATTTCGCTGTGGTTGCGCGACCTCAACGGCCAGACCAGCACCGTGGCCTCCACCGGCATCCCCTCCGCAGGCGTGTACCTCCTTCGTGTCGCCCAGTGAAAAGGAGTAGAAACCCCTCGCGGCAGGAGCCAGTGTGACCACAGTAGAAAAGCTGCCGATGCCTGCAGGCCCCTACCCCCTGGGCCGGCACGTCGAGCACGACCCACGGTCGCGGGCGTACGCGTTCACCGCCCCACCGCCACGGCGCGCCACCACCGTCATCTGGCCCGACGCCGCCCCCATCCTCAACCAGGGCAACCTCGGTGGCTGCGTCGGCTGGACCGGTGCCGACGTGCTCAACACCGGACCCTTCACGCAGCTGCGCAAGGCCAAACACGGCGGCGGCTTCTACGACGACGCCAGCGGTCGCTGGTTCTACGGGCTGGCCACCCAGAAGGACGAGTTCGACGGCACCTACCCTCCCGATGACACCGGATCGAGCGGTCTGGGCCTGGCCAAGGCACTCAAGTCGATCGGCCTGATCAGCCGCTACGACCACTGCTTCACCTGGGACCAGTACCTGGCCGCCATCGCCACCCAGCCGGTGTGCCTGGGCACCCTGTGGACCAACTCGATGTTCACCCCGGACGACAACGGGATCCTGCGGGTGGGTCCACTGAACGACTCCACCATCGCCGGCGGGCACGAGTACATGTGCCGGGGCCGTGACGCCGTCCATCGGATGAACCTGTGCCGCAACCACTGGGGGAACAGCTGGAACCCGCGCACCATCGGCGTCAAACAGCCCGGCGAATTCTGGCTGCTCGACGCCGACCTGCGAACGCTGCTGGCCAACCAGGGGGATGTCACCGTCCTACGTGCTGCGGCGGTGTAACCATGGGATTCGTCCTCGAACTCCCCGGCGTCGGCAGGGCGACACGCTGCGACCTCGCCAAAAGCCACACCCCGAGCCCCCTGCGATTCGTCTGGCACCACATCTACCCCCAGGAATGCGGGGGGAAAACGGTTCCCGAGAATCTCGTCCAATGCTGCGACAGCTGCCATTACGGAACACACGTCCTGCTGTACCAGATGGCGAAGAACGGTGGGCAGCTAACCACCCTCAAGGGTTACGCGGGAACCACGCGCGCCCGCTACGCCCAGCAGGGCTACGCGGCGGCGGCAGCCGCCGACACCATCGCCAAGATCCCGAACGAGGGGGGAGGTGTGTTCGCGTGACCGAACCGGCGACCGACGCCGAACTACTCCGGTTCCTGACCCAGGAAACATTCCGGTCCCACAGCCAGCTGCGCGTCCTCGACGAGGGCTACGTGTACACACTGCCGCAGCTGGCCCTCAACGTCGATGCCAACCTGCACGTCCTCATGGTCTGCGAACTCGCCGTCAAGTACGGCGACCTGCCCTCGGTGGCGCTGCTGCAGCACGTGGCCTCCGCGCTGAAGGATCCCGGCCGCTGGCCCGACCGCCAGGCCGACGCCGTGCTGGCCACCAAGGTACTGGCCAAGGTGCCGCTGAACGTGGCCATCGAGGCCAGAACCGTACCGAAGAGAACACCCCAGTCCGGCTCACCGTTCGCGCCGCTGACATGAAAACCACCCGACACCGCTGCCGAGCCGGCGGGGGACATGCCCTCGACGGCCACTGGTGCGTCTGCGCCTATCCCGCAAAGACCGCGCACCACGTACACGTCTGCCAATGCGGAACGTCCTGGACCGGCAACCTGTCGGACAAGACCGAGACGAGGTCGTGATGAGGCGCATCCTGACGTCCTACGAGCGGGTAGCGGTCTGGTACGAGGAGGCCGCCGTCCCGGTCGAGGATCTCATCGACACCCCGGCGCTGTACCACAACGCCCTGTCGCACTGGGACAACGCCACCGACGAGGAACGCGAAGGTGGCCGACAGTGGTACCCCGCGGCCCGGGAATGGCTGCACAACCTGTCCGGGGCCACCAACAGGGACTACTCGCGCAGCGCGGCCATCATGGCCGCGCTGTCGCCGCGCCAGGACTGGGACACCAACCTGTCCACCGGGGCACATTTCCTGCTCAACTACGATCCCGCCCAGAAACAGCAATGGCTGCGCGACGATCCCAGGCAGCCGGGGCGGCAAACCGGCACCGGGATGAGCGGGCTGGGCGAGAACATCCTGCGCGCCATGCGCATCCACGACGCCCATCCCGACGGCGTGCTCACCGAACTGGGCACCGGCCCCAAGGTCAACAACTTCTACCGCAACTTCATGGGCGACGACAACGCAGTCACCATCGACACCCACATGGCTCGCGCACTCAACAGCCCCCACGGCGGCGAATTCGCCAAGGCCGGTCCATCCCTGGCCCCGCTGGGCTGGCAGCGCGGAGGCCAACCCGCCGGCTACGAGGCCTACGCCGACGTCGTACGCAAGGCCGCCGCCGAACGTGGCATCTCCCCGGCCCACATGCAGGCCACCATCTGGCTGAAGTTCAAGAACGACCTCGACAGAGCCAAGGAGCAGCAGAAACACGACACCTGGGATCGCCGCCACCCCGGCAAGCCCTACCAGGAACCGCGCCAAGCCGAACCCGGCCCGCTGAAGTTCCCGCTGCCCGACTACTCCAAGGAATCCGACGACCCCCGGCTGCCCGACCCACACCCAGTGTCTGCGCCGGGCTACCACCGCCCGACCCGCACGTCGATGCTCGTGGATTACGCCGTCACCGGGCTGCGCGAAGCCGCGCACTGGTACGACCCAAGCGACTTCATCACCCCACCGTCCGGGCCGCAGCCGCAGGAATACGGCAGTCGGGACGAATGGCTGATGGCCCGCGACCTGTACCACTGGATCAACCAATCCCGGGAGATGACCCCCGGCGGGGGCGACTACCCGGTGCCCCCACTGGGCAAAGACCTGGTCCGCAACCGCGACAAGCGCAAGCCGGAGTACGCGTGAGACGCATCCTGACCGCACACGAACGGGTCGCCGTCTGGTACGAGTGGATCCGAGAAGCCGAATGCGCCCCCGGCGACCCGACCTGCACCGACACCAAGGGCATCGATGCCGGTGCGGTCGGCACGAACGTCGGCATGCCCGGTGATCCCCCGTTCTCCCACGTCCCCGACACCCCGTTCCCCAGCGAAACCGCCTACACCACCCTGACCGGTCCCGCCAAGGACCCGTGGGCCGGATCCGGCGGCCCGGACCAGTACGGTCGGGAAGCGTTCGGCGACACTTCGACCCCGCCGGGCACCACGATATTCGGCCCTGGGGCCGGTGGACCCCCAACCACGCCGGACACACTCATCGGTCCGGCGGGAGCGGGTGGGTAGGGAAAAGAGCCTCTGATGTGTGCTTTTTACCCCCGCCAACAGTTGGCTCTCCTCCAGCAGGAATTCGATCCGATCGCGACGCTGCGCGCCGCGGCCACCGCTGTTCGCCCCGCACCCTGGGACTCCATCAAGGACTTCGCGTGCCACCCCAGCTTCTGCGGGGTGGCACTGTACCCGCGTCAGATCACCCTGCTGCGGCTGATATTCCTCGAAACCGACCAGATGACCGCCTACGACATCGATGTCATCGAGGAATGGCGGCAGGGTTTCAAACGCCGACGCGACGTGTTCGGGGTGCAACCCGACATCTGGGAGCGCATCGCCTACCTCAAGGCCCGCGGTGCGCGCCGATTCCCGCACATCCAGTTCGTCGGCGGTCGACGAGGCTCCAAGGGCCTCAACGGTGGCCTCCTGGGCTGTGAACAGGCGGCCTACTTCTACTCACTGGACGACTGGCAGGCCTACTACGGTGTCGACCCCGGCAAGGACGGCTACCTCAACGTCGGCGCCACCAGCCAAACTCAGGCCAAACAGCAACTGTTCGCCGATATCCGGTCCATGGTGGAGCGCTGCAAATACCTGCAGTCGGCCATCGCCGAATCCAAGGACCACATCCTGACGATCCGCACCCCGGCCGACATCCGACGCATCGGTGAACTGGAGGCGGCCGGGGTGTCGGTCGAACACTCCGTGGCCACTCTGGTCGTTCAGGCACTGTCGGCCTCGGCGCCGGCCTTCCGCGGCGCCACCGCCTTCGGGCTGTTCCTCGACGAATTCGCGCACATGGTATTTGGCACGGGAAGCGTGAAGAGCGGCGACGAAATCTACGAGGACGCCCACCCCAGTCTGGACCAGTTCGACCTCGATGCGCTGACCTACATCCCCACCTCCCCCTACCGCAAGGCGGGCAAGGCCTACAGCCTCTACCAAGAGGGCAGCGTGCTGATGTCGGCCTACCACGAGGACGGCGAGGGCATCGGTGAGCGGGCCCGCCACGAACTGACCGCACTGTCGGTGGCAGCCGGTGAAGCCGTGGAGATCGACGCCAACCCCACCATGCTGATCGTGCAGCTGCCCAGCTGGGGGCTGTACCTGGACTGGGAACGCGGCGTGGAGCTGATCGGCATCCACAAGAAACGCCCCATCCAGCCCGGCCCCGAGCACGAAAGCCAGCAACGTCGCAAACTACGTAACCCAGAGAAATTCCAGGTGGAACGGGCCGCCCAGTGGGCAGAGGTCGAAGGGGCCTACCTCGAGCCCGGCGTGGTCGACCGACTGTTCACCCCGCCGGACTGGCTGGGTAGCCTCGAATCCCAGGGCCGCGGCTACCTGTACCGCAAGTACCGCATCCACGCCGACCCCGGCAAGACCGGCGCCAACTTCGCGCTGTGCGTCGGGCACCTGGAGAACGCCCCCTGCGACGTGTGCGGGCACATGGTGCCCTACGGCGAGGACACCACGCACGCCTGCAGCGACGCCGGCCCTCGCGGTGTGATCCGGCCGCACTGCGTGATCGACATGATGCGGGTGTGGAAGCCCCAGGACTTCCCGCCCGACCCCGAAACCGGGGTGCCCACCATCAACTACATGTGGGTGCAGCGAGACATCGAGGCCATCCTCACCGCATTCCCCTCCACGACGAAGATGAGCTTCGACCAGTGGAACTCGGTAGGAGCCATCCACGCGCTGCGGGAGAAGTTCTCCCCCTCGATCCGGGTTGCCGAGGCGACGTTCACCGAGCGGGAGAACTTCGTCCGGTTCGAGAGGGTGAAGTCGGCGCTGAACCTGGGGTGGGTCAGCAGCTTCCGCGACACCTACTACGAGGACGGTGGCTCCCTGCTGGAGATGGAGCTGCGGTTCCTGCAGGACCGCAACGGGCGCATCGTCAAACAGGAGATCGGGCCGGTGACGACGAAGGATCTCGCGGATGCGTTCTGTGTGGTGGTGGCCGACCTGTTGCACGACGCACTGGAACGGTTCGGCAACACCGGGCGGGTAGCGCTGACCACCGGCTCGAGCAACGTGGCCGCGCTCAAGAGCGGCCGGGAGGCTGAGCGGCTACCGGGCGCGGAGGGCCGTCGTAAGCTGGCCGCGCTCTACGGAAACGGCCGCGACACCTACATGCCCTCACGGGCGTCCTCGATCAAGATGCGGGAGACGTCCCAGGGTCGGCGCGGTATCGACCACATGATCAGGGGAGGACGCTGATGCGTGATTCGCGCAACCAGATCGCCGAGGTCGATGACTTCGTGCCGACCCCGTTGACGGATCTGCAGCGGGCCAGTGTGCGGCGCCTGGTCTGCGCCTACGCGGTCGGGGACACCCACGCCGAGCGGGTTGCCGACGCCCGGGATCTGATGGGTGCACTGGGACTGCTGCCGTCCCAGGAGAACGAGCTGGCCGAACTGTGGGCGTCCGTGGGCCGCGCAGACGGGTTCCGGTACTAGGTCCGGCTGGGCGAAACCTCGACCCCACGAGGCCGTCGGTCATGGTCGCTACAGTGGACCTACTACGTCCAGGAATATATAGTGGTGATATAGCGTTGGACGGGTGGAGACCACCAGGGCAGGAGTACGAGATGACCACACGCACATACGGAAGCCGCTACGGGGAACTGGGAGGCGCGTACGTGTCGGCGGCCGACATCGCCAAACTGATGCGCCGCGACATCAAGACCGCGATCGGTGAGGGCAAACTACCCGGCCGCGCCGGCAACTACAGCGTGCGGGTGCAGAACTATGCCGGTGGCCGGTCCATCAACATCGAGGCCCGCGACCTGCAGGGGCTGTGGCAGGAGTGCGACGGCACCGTGCCCGGCACCGAAACCGCCTACCCCGACGGCAGCAGGACAGCGCAGGCGTGCCCCAACTACGTCCACACCGAGACGCACCCCGGCAGTCATGACAACACCCACCGGGTGCTCACCGCCGAGGGTCGGCGCATCGAGAAGGTACTGGCAGAGATCCACGCCGCCTACAACCACGACGGCAGCGACTCGCTGACCGACTACTACGACGTGAACTACTACGGTCACGCACAGATCGAGAGCGAGGGCCAGACAGCGTTCCGGGCCCGAGAAAGGGACCGCAAGCTGGCGCGGCTGGCGGCACTCGACCGCACGCGCAAGACGGCACCGGCAGGCATCGAAATAGACCGGGATCTGTGATGACCATCATCAACGCCGAGGCACCCGTCGCGCTGCACCTCGAGACCTACCCCAATGGCGAGACCGTCATCAACCCACTCACCACATGCTGTGCCGCCTCGGCCAAGGGGTGCGCCGATTGCATCGCTTGCCGTGCCTGCTACCAGGAGATCGACCCGCGGTTCGGGGACTGCTGGCTGGCCGATGGCGGTGATCCACTGGCACACCTGGGTTTCGGTGGTCATTGCGATGGGTGGGACACCTATCGCGACCTGGTCACCGAGGAGCTGCAGCTGCGCCGGTTGCAGGAAACCGGACACATGGGCGTCGACACCTACGCCGAGGACCAGCGCAAAGCCGAGACTGTGGTGGCCGAGGCCAAACGCCAGGTCGCGGCACTCACGGAAGAAGGCCATCGTGACCATCGATGAGGGAGCGCAGCGCACGATGAAGCGCCTGCGGTGGCGTCAGGTCGGCAGGACCAGTCACAGCGCCGCCGCCCCCGGCGGCGGGCGCTACACCGTCGATCGCTGGGAGGGCACCTGGTCGATGCACTTCGTCGCGAGGGGTTGGCCCCAGATCGGGTCGACACCACCGAGGCGCATTGAGTGGCGCGATGGCGTCCGACACACCCTGGTGATGGCCAAGAACAGCTGCCAGATCGACTGCGACGAGGTGCACTCATGACGATCGAACAGGCACGAAACAATCTGGACAAGCCGGTTGTCTACCGGCCGGCGGGCGGCAGCGCCGAAACCGGGGTGATCACCGCGGTACGCGGCCCCTGGGTGTTCGTGCTCTATGCCGGTGGTCACCACGCCAAGGCCACCGATCCCGGCATGCTGACACTGACCGAGGAACAACCATGAGTCGAGATGCCCTCCTACCCTGCTTCGTGTGCGGCACGACGCTGAGCAATGTGTTCTCCGCTGTGGAGAACCAGCCCGCCGATGGCACCGAATTTCGCACCTATGGGGCGTATGGGTCGACGTTCTGGGACAGTCTCGATGGTGAGGAACTGGTCCTCAACGTGTGCGACGAATGCCTGACCGCCCACAAGGACCGGTTGGCGCAGCACAAACGGTATCGACCGGTGACCTGTGATCGGATGGTGGTCGGCAGGCAGTGGGTTGACCGGCCCATGGTGTCCTACACCGGTCATCGCGACGATGGTGACGTGAAGATCGAACCCGAGGAAATCGGGAGCGACCTGCCGAACGTCGAGTGGGCGGAGAACGTAGCCGATCTCAAGCGGTACGCAATGGAGCAAGCGGAAGGTGAGTCATGACCACCACCATGACGGGGGACTACCGCTGATGGCACAACTACCGCCCGATGGCACGTGGCTCATGCAGCAGATCGGGGACGAGGTCATCCTGTTCCACCGGCACACCGAGGAGGAGCTGGTTCGGTTCGACCCCGCGGACCGCAGGGACGTGGAGCGGGCACGGAAGGACATCGATGCCCTGCCGCAATTGAGCCCGGAGCAGAAAAGCAGTGCCCAATTCTGGGCCGGATATTTCTACGCCTGCGCGTCCTGGGGGACGTGATGAAGATCTACGCGCACTGGCCGATGCCTGGAACGCGGGTGGCGCCATGGGTCGCGCATCCGCCAGGGACCTCTCTCGATGCGCCGCAGTGGGATCCCGAAACGGGTCGATGGACTTGCTGTGGAGCCGATGCGCTCAGTAGTGATCGGTTCCATGCTGCGGGCTGCCCGAACGCCCGAACGTGATCGGCACACACCACAGGAGCAACACGATGAAATATCTGGTCACCGCAACCCCGAAGACAGCACTGACCCAAGAGGTCTACGCGGCGAACGCCGACATGGCCATCGCGCTGGCGTTGGAGAATCCGAACCGCTGGAAGCGGCTACCCGAACCGGTCGCCGCCGATTCGCAGAACTGGAACTATGGCGCTGTGCGGCTTGGAGAACCCGACGATGCCTAACGGGAAAGGGTGTGACGCGCCGCATCGAGACCCAGGCCGAACAATGGCCGCAGCGGATGGCCGGGGAGAACGCCCTGGACGAGGGCGAGCACTTCCGCAACCGTGATCCGGAGTTCGGCGAACGGTACGGGCCACACGAGAACACCAGGACGGTCCCAGACCTGGTGGGCGGTGACCCGTCGGGAGCCGTGTCGATCCGGCCGCGGGCCGAGGCGGGGCCGTACGATGCGTTCGTGATGCCCGATGAAGAGTCGGGATTGGGATACGACGCACTCGTGCGCCGGTCTCCGGATGGCAGGGGGTACGACGTGCTGAAGGAACTCAAGGGGTGAGACCCGCGCCCATCGTGGACGATATGGTTCGATCTGCGGTGATCAGCGAATGTGGACGGTACCGATACGAGCTGATCCGCACCTGGGATGCGCAGCTACCCGTCCTGGAAGTGCAGATGCTCAACCCCTCCAAAGCGGACGGATTAGTCGATGACCCGACAATCGGGCGCCTCGTCGGCACCGGAAAGCGGCCCGGATTCGCCCGGCGATGGGGGTATGGATCCATCCGGGTCACGAACCGATTCGCGCTGCGCGCAACGAATCCTGCGGCACTGCTGGCCGATCCCGATCCATTCGGACCGTTGAACGACAACTACCTGAGCCGACCCGTCGGTTCGATGACGCTGGTGGCGTGGGGTTCCCACAAGGCGCTCGCGGCACTGGCCCACGACTGGCCCGATCCCATCAATCCGATCTGCCTCGGAGTGAACGCCGACGGTTCACCGAAACACCCGCTCTACGTGCGGGCCGACACCCCGTTCCAGCCGTATCGGATCGCCGCCCGACCATATTAGCTGTATCATCGCTATATGATTGATCCGATGGGACTTACGTGTCCTGGGTGCCATCAACCGCCCCTACTGGTGTTCTACCAGCAGGCGTTCTGCGGCAATGACGATTGTCGCGTGTTCACCTGGAATCCGGCGGATACCCTCGATGAGTTCCTCGAGGGGATGAAGATCATCAACCTCGACACGGAAGGGGGCCAGTGATGCCGCTGAAAGTGGAAGGTGTCGATTACACACCCGCCGGGATCAATGCGCTGCGCGAAGACCTCATCCAGATGCGCGACGAGCAGTTCCACCACTGGCCCGAGGGCATCAACGCCACCCTGGTACTCAGTCACACACTGGCGCTGCTGGCCTACCTGGCCGAGCTGGTGCAGGACCAAGCTGATGTCTGAGCGTCTGGGTTGGCCGGGCCGCTGGTATGACGGCCATCTCTACGACGACGGTGGTCTGCCCGTGCATCTGTACCCATTCATGGTCACCGCCGATGGCCGGGGACCATGCGACGAGTCCGATCCCGCATACGACCACGACATCTGCTGGTGCGGTTCCCCGGGCTGCACTGGCGCAGAGGACCAGTTCGGATTCCCCGCGATCCGGGAACCGGAATGAGAGGCTCCCCATGGATCCGGAGCTGAAAGCACATCTGACTGCGTTCGCGCGGGACTGCGTGGCCAATGGTGACATGACCCCTGGCGGTGGGCAGGCGTTGCTGCACCTGCTCGAGGAGCATGATCGGCCCGCGCCGGAAACGTGCCGTGCTTGTGGTGGCCGGGGTACCTGGGAGGTCGAATGCTGCAACGGGTCCACCGGCTGTCCCTGCCGGGGTGGTCTGGTGCAGATGGGTAACTGCCACGCCTGCGGCGGTACCGGTGTGGTCGAGCAGCAGCGCCCGATGGCCAATGCGAATTTCATCCTCGACAACCACATCGGGTATCCCGGCGGCGGACCACGATGGTGACCTGGTTCGGACAGGCCTGGGACGCGTCCGTCTGCGCGCCGGACAGTCACGTCGACACCCCGGTGGGTCAGCTGTGTGGCTGGTGCGACGAGACGATCGGCGACAACGACTCCGGGGTCGTCCTTTCGGTCGCTTTCGCCGTCGTGCCCCACAACGTGTGCTACCACCGCAACTGCTGGCTGCGCCAGGTCATCGGCTCGGTCGGCCACCAAGACGGTCAGTGTTCGTGCCGGGACGGCCATGGGGATGGGGATCCGTCGAGCATGACGAGACGACAGGCCGCCGACGCGGCGGTGGAGATGTTCTATGGGAAGCACAGGGATGAATGACCACGTCGGCACCGTGCGCGTGCACCCCGAAACCAGGGATGTCGCCATAATGCCGTGACGGTGGATGCTGGCGAGGACCGGAATGGCTCGTCGTGCCGGTCAGTGGCGAGGAGCCGCGCTACGAACGGATGATCGACCAGATCCACACCTGGCCGGTCGTTTACGAGCCGCAGGAACCGATCTGGCCCTGAAAAGGTGAGGAGGACATCATGTTGTTCCGCACCGACAATCCTGCCCCCAATCGACCCGTCAGGACGACGTTCACCCAGCGCCTCGCCTCGTGGCGAGAGGCCCGCGAACCCGTCGGCAGCGGCTGGTTCGACGGCGGCGTCCACTGCGTGGACGCCCGCCTGAAGGAATGTGATCGCCTACTGAATGCCGCCCGCTCGGCGGTGGCAGACCTGCCCATCGGGGACTGCGGCGAGCACCTGGCGGCGATCAACGAACTCTCCCGCGACCGGGAGGCGCTGGCCGGTCTGCGCGACGACCTGCTGAATGGGGCCACCCATCGGGAGGATCCCGTCACCCGAACCGCCGGTAGGGAACAGCTGTCGGATCGGGATCGGCGCTGGGTGACCCTGGAGGCGGCCCGGTTCTTCGCCGACCAGGATGACCGGCCCGCCCGCAGCGAACTGGCCGAACGGGCCCGCCGCCACGCCGACGTCGCCACTTCCACCCTGCCGGTTGCGCGTTCCCGCGCACTCACCGCCGCGTTCGTCCACCAGGTCACCGGCCTCGATCACCGGGCGTCGCGGCCCCGCGTCGCGGCCGCGCCATCATCCCCGCCGACCAACCTGCCCGGAGAGCTGCTCTTCCTCAGCGACTAGTAGGGGGCGCATCATGCTCACACTCACCGAACGCGAGGAGATCGGCCGGTTCGTCTACTCGATGCTGGCAGACCTGTACCGGAGGAAGGTCCACGACCACGGGTCCTACGAGTACCTGTGCGTCGTCGACATCGGGGGCCAGAACGTCGATGTCTTCAGCCATCATCCGGTCGGCCGAGTGCTCGACCACTTCTGTGAACACCTGTCGGCGGAGGGGGCGCGGTCCGCGTTGACCGCGGATTAGCGACAGAAGGGGCGAGGAGGCACTCCATGGCCCTGCTTAGGTCGCGTGTGGAATTCGCGAAGCGCGTGTTCCTGGATCGGCTCACCACCGATGCGCAGGGTCTGGCCCAGTCCGGAGACATCGATGCCGGGCCCGGCGAACAGTACGAGTACGGCGGGGTGTACAACGCGTTCAACTTCGGGGTGGGCGCCGACTGTTCCGGCGCGAACGGCACCGTCATCGGCATCGCCCTGCTGGGCCCCGACGGGTTCGCGGTGCCATGGGCACGCCAGTTCACCACCGAGACGTTCCCTGGCCCGTTCAAGGGATTCCGGCGGGTAAGCCAGCAGGATCTACTGAACAACCCCTACCCGATCAAGGTCAACATCGGGCACTACGGCGGCGGCCCCAACAGTCACATGCAGTGCGAGATCGACGGTTGGCTGATGGAGTCCAACGGCAGCCACGGCACCTGCACCCGAGGGCACGGCGCCATGGACATGGCCGACAACTACTGGAACGACCACTGGGTACTCGATGGCCCGATCACCGAGGACGCCGGCAACTGGCGACAACCCATGGGCTACCCGTTGGGGCTGGACTACGCCGGCGGCCGACCCTCCGGACAGGACCTCAAAGCCGCGGGGGTGCGCTTCGTCTGCCGGTACCTGTCCGACGGCGGACCCGCATTGCCCGGCAAGCAACTCCTGCCCCAGGAGGCCGCCGACCTGAAAGCCAACGGCATCGAGATCGTATCCAACTGGGAGACCACCGCCGACTTCATGCTCGGTGGCTACCAGGCGGGCCACACCGATGCCCAGCGGGCACGCGACTGGGTGGTGCACTGCGGCGGCCCCGCCGACGGCGTCATCTACTTCTCCTGCGACTTCGATGAGGCCGAGTCCCAGCAGCCCGTCGTCAACGACTACCTGCGGGCCTGTGGCGACGTGCTCGGTGGCCCCGACAAGGTCGGCCTCTACGGTGCGTACTGGGTGGGCATGCGGGCACTGAACGCCGGGGTCTGCCACTACCTGTGGCAGACCCAGGCGTGGTCGGGTGGCAACGTCGACAGCCGCGTCAACATCGTCCAGCGCAACAAACTGGGCTACAAGTACGTCGGGGGCGTGCAGTGCGACTACAACGAGGCGCACCGCGAAGACTATGGGCAATGGGGTCACGTCGTCACCCCACCCACTCCAGTACCTCCGTCGCCGGAACCGCCCCCCCACCCCGACCCAGGACGGCCCGACTACCAGATACTGACCTACGAGCAACTCGCCGGCCCGCGACAGATGGACGGCTACGGGGCCGGGTGGCCGCAACTGGGCAACCGCAGCGTCGTCGATGCACTGGCAGTGATCGGCAAGGCGTTGAACCTCCCCGGCTTCGCCCCGCCCGAGGACACCCCACCCACCGAGGAACCGCAACCGTCCACCGCGGCGAACTCCCCACGCACCGCCACCGCCGGCATCGATGCGGCTCCACCGACGAACGCGCCATCGACCATGGCGTTCTTCACCAAGCCCAGCAAGTAAGAGGAGCTACCACCATGACCGAATCCGAATCCGTACCCGACGATGTCGCCACCGCCGTCAACCAGGCGGTGAATCGGGCGTTGTCCGAACACTCGGCGGACAACCCGCTGGCACCCCGCAGCTTCCTCGGACTGCCCACGAGCGTGGACGTGGGCGACGCCAAGGGCATGGTGGCCGAGGCGCTCACCACCGTCATCGATGCGCTCGACGTGGTCCTCAAGTTCGGCTGGCTCATCCCCGACCAATACGAGGCGCCGCTGCGCAAGCTGCGCGACGCCCTGGCGAAAGTGAAGGGCTGGGTGCACTGAATTGGCCGCCATCGATGACGTGAACCTGCAGTTCATCAACCCCGGCGACAAGATCAAACTGTACGACGGGGCGACCGCCGACGACTTCCCCGGCCCCAACGGACAGGGTGCCTGGCAGGCGTGGGACATCCGGGGCTGGCTCAACCGGGCGGTGTGGGACCTGCTGCGATTCCAGGACTGGACCACCTACACCAAGCAGCAGCCCAACCCGAAGAGCAACCGGTGGGGGCTGCGCGACCAGGTGAGCCGTCAGCACCTGCTCGCCGAGCAGAACAACTTCATGCTGCGCAAGCTGTGCGAAGCCACCAAGATCGACCTCAAGGGCATGCCGGGGGCATGACATGCCAGTGGTCCTGCTCACGATCGCCGGCACCGGCGCCGCCTGGGACTGGATCCCCGGCCAGTACCCAGCGGAAGCCGGTGCCGCGCTCAGCGACCCAGCACTGATCGCCCTCGGTCAGTGCTGGGGCGCACCCAACGGGAAGAACTGGCACTGGCAGGGTGTGGGCTATCCCGCGGCGGTCGCGCCGATGGGGCCCAGTGTGCTGGCCGGTGTGCACGAAACGGTGCGGCTGCTGTCCCCCAGTGACATCGATCCGTTCGTGTACCCGCACCCGTGGAAGTTCGTGCTCGATGGGTACTCGCAGGGCGCCATCGTCGCCTGCAAGGTGTGGCGCGACCACATCCTTTCCCCCGCAGGGCAATTGCATGGGCGACTCAACGACTGCCTCGGGGTGATCACCTACGGCAACCCATTACGCGCCCCGGGCATCGCCTACGGCAACACCGAGCTGTGGGGACACCCAGTGCCCGACCTCGATGACGGTTACACCACCGGCGGCATCGCCGGACCCGATTGCCTACGCCCCAGCGAGTGCCTGTTCCCCGCCGGGCACCCGCTGGCCGGGCAGATCGCCGTCTACGATTTCGCCAACGACGGCGACCTGTACACCTCCGCCCCGGTCGGCGATGAGCCGTGGAATAGGCAGACCGTCGTCGGGCACGACGAGACGATCATCTACAACCTCATCCAGAATTTCAGCGGCAAGAGCCTCTACGGGCTCGCCAAGGCGGCCATCGACTTGTTCGAGCAACCGTTCAGCCATGTCTGGCCGCTGTTCCAGGCCATCTACAACGGGATCCTGTTCGCCAGTCAGGGGGTCCAGGCCCCCCACTGGCGCTACGACTCGCTGCCGGCCACCAACTATCTGACCAACCTGGGAAAGGAGCTGGCCGCATGAGCCGTATCGGGAACTGGATCAACGAGAACGTGGTGGCGCCGATCATCGTCGAGCTGACCAAGCCGGAGAACCTGGACAAGCTGATCGAGAGCGTCACCGCGGGCGTCGTCGAGGGTGTCACCGGCGCTGTGATCGGCCAGAGTGACCGGGTGATCACCGAGATCACCAACCACACCGCCGAGGACATCGACAAGATCATCGGTGAAGTCGGCACCAGCATCTCCACCGTCGGCCAGAACATCACCGGCGACCTCGACACCCTCGGCCGAAACCTCACCACCGAGATCAACAGCGTGGTGACCAACCTGTTCACCAACATCAAGAACCTGTTCCCGAGGATCCCCGGGTTCGGCTGAGTCTACGGACGTGAGGAGGTACCGATGGCCTCGGTACTGGTGACCAGAGACTTCTGGGCCGACGCACTGGAGCGTGCCGTCAAGAGCTTCATCCAGGGCTTCCTGGTCACGGGCGGGATGCTGTCCGCATCCGGGGGAGCGGTGACCAACGTGACCATCCAGGGGTTCCCGTGGAACGCAGCCCTGCTGTCCGGTTCGGGCATGGCCATCCTGAGCATCGGCATGAGCATCCTGAGTGCACCACGTTCGGGCACGGCATCGTTCACCAAGGTCGTCGCGGCGGTGCCATCTGCCGCGACGCCGGCGGCCTCCGAGTCCACGGCCGCGCCTCAGCAAACAGACGAAGGGGAGGTGCCCTTTCGTGCAAAACAGCAGCCTCCCGAAGATCATTAGAGGTTCGGTGCTCACCGGCCTGACCATCCTGATCTCGCTGACGTGGCTGACCGCCTTTGCCCTCCGGTTGTTCGGCGACTTCCCCACCACCCCCAGCCTGGACGGGGCGATGCTCACGATCATCGGGTTCTGGTTCAGCGCAAAATCGTTGGCCGGCACGAAAAACGGGGGGCCGACATGACGTGGACCGTGTTCCTCGGGTTGGTGGGGGTGGCGGCCGCGATCTTCGTGCTGGGCGGTATCGCGGGCTGGCAGTGGATGCACACCAGGGGCACCGAAGCCACCGAGCAACGGATCAACATGGCGCTGAGCGTGTTCTTCACCGTCGTGGCGCTGCTGGTGGTCGCGGACCTGATCGTGCTAACCCACCGGTTCAACACCTACGTGTCCCAAACCATGGCCCGGGACACTGCGCAGGAGAAATGCAATGCCGACACCCTGGAAGTGCTCAAGGGGTGGATAGAGTTCCGCACAACGTTCGTCTCCCACGATCCGGCCACACCCGGGGATTACGTCACCGCCGCCGATATGGAGCAGTACTTCAAGGCGCACCCGTTCCCCCAGTGCGAGGTGCGTGCACCGGGGTGAGTTGCCGCCAGAAGGCATAGAGAGGATCCCTCTCGGCCGACTGGATGGACGGAGTCAGCGATGAGCGGCATGTTCGAGAACCTGGTGGCGTCGGACAGCGAAATCAAGTACCAGCAGCGCGAGGCCGCCAACCAGCTGGCCGCTGCCGTGTACGACGTCCGCGAACGGTTCGGGTCGTTTCTGTTCGCGGCCAGGGACCTCGAGGAATACCGGGACCGGCTGGCGCTGATCCGCGACGACGCCATCCGCACCATGACCCCGCACGTGTTCCCGCGATCCGGGGTGATCCGGCGCGTCCTCAAGCCACTGGAAGCCGAGTTCCGGGCCAAGCTGGGGGCCGACGTGGACCCCAGCAGCCCCTCCGGAGGCCTGAGCGTCGACAGCCCGTTCGGGGGACCCGGTGTGCCAGCACCGGGGATGACCATGGGGGGAGCCGACGAGCAGGCTCAGGCCGGCACCGGTACCGGCGCCTATGCGCCGGGGATCCCCAGCGACATTCAGGGGCCCGGCAAGACACCGGCAGGAAGCATCGTGCAATCGGTCGATCCGTCGCGACTGCACCACGATGCCTCCCGCAAGAATGCCGACAGCGACCGGCTGCACGGCCCGTTCGCGGGCTACTCCGGCTGGGAGGACTGCACCAGACAGAACAGCAACGCCGCCGATCCCGACGCGTACTGCGGCAAGATCTACCACCAGGTCGAGGACGGCCGCCGCCGCAAGGGCGAACCGCTACGCAACTTCCAGGACAAACAGTCCAGCCGACATCAAGCCGAGAGCTACCGCGGCGACGGCGACGTGGCCAAGGAATCCGGCCCCTTCGCAGGACCACACGGCAGCTTCCCAGTCGGCACCGAAAAAGACCTCAACGACGCCAAGTCGGTGTGCAACATGCCGTCGGTGCACGGCAAGCACCCCGGAACCTGCGACAAGATCGAGGACATGAGCCGACCGAAGGCGGCCCGTGTCGCCTGCTGGCCCGGCTGCCACGAGAACGAGGAACACGCCCGCAAGTACCACAAGGAGAAGGAATCACGGGTCGCCGACAAGACCGGTCCGGCGATGAACAACGACGTGACCTTCCGGCCGTCGAAGGGCGACCTGATCCCCGAGGGCGACTTCAAGGGCTACCTCGACCGTATCGACCAGGGCGCCCGGGAGAAGGTCCGGGACCGGTTCATCGACACCGAGTCCCCGGTCACCGAACACACCGGGGATCCCGCCGACACCGACTTCGCCAAGTCCGCGGCTAAGTTCGCGGCCTGGTGTGCACAACGCCGGGTACGTCCGTCGGTGGACTCCCTGGAGGTGTGGGCGGCCAAACGTCCCGACCGGGAGTACTACACGGTGCTCGCTGCGCTGCGACGCAAGACCGATCAGCCCCGCAAGAAGAAACCCGCCTCCCGGCGCGAGGGTGAGGGTCACGGCGCGATCGTGGGTCTACCACCCGGCCAGGTGCGCAACCCCGACCCGGCACGACGCAACAAGCACCCCAAGGCGCCCGACGCGGTGGGGGCAGAGGAGTTCGGTACCGGCCAGGGTTACCTGGCATCGCGACACAGCGCCGAGCAGTCGGAGGACCACCCGGGACACCCTCGCCATCAGGATCCGGACTGGGTACAGCAGGGGCTGAGCGCGGAGGAGTGGAACAGGCGTGGGCGACCTGGCTGGACCACCAACAACCCCCACCATCAAATCGGAGCCGGTCGGCGTACCGCCGCCCCCGACTACCTGCAGAAGGCCGACGAGGCGCTGACCCAGCTGCTCAACCAGAAGGCCGAGGAATTCCAGCAGGGCGTGGGCGCCCTGCAGCAGGCCCTGCAGATCGTCCAGCAAGAGGAGCAGGCCATGCAGGCCGCCAACCCGCTGAACGTGCAGCCGCCGGCGGGCACGGTCAACGTGCTGCCGCAGCCACCCGCGGGGATGGCGCAGGCCGGTGGCGGTGCCCCACCACCGGCCGCTGCGGACCAGTCGGGCCCGGCTGCTGCGCCTCCCGCCGCCGCAGATCAGGGAGCCGCGCCCCCGGACCCGCAGCAGCTCGCCGCATCACTGCGCGAGATGGTCGCCATGGCGATGAGCCGCAAGCACTACGTGCAGATGGCCAAGCTGGTCGCCGGGCTACCACCAGAACACAAGGGGCCGCTGGCCGAGGGCCTGGCCGACATGTTCAAGGCCGACAACGACCGGTTCTCGCACGACAAGTGGTACAAGGCGGTCGGGCATACGCCGCAGCCGGCGATGGCCGCTGTGGAGACAATGCCGCAAGGCCCGGCACGGGCCGCGAAACGAGGTGGGCGCCCAAAAGATGATGGGGCGGTCCGGAAAGAGGGCGGCCCGGACACTCAACGCACCAGTGGCGTCATCGACGACTACTACGACTGGGTGGACAAATCACCCGGCGCACCGCGTGGCGGAGAGAGCGACATCGAAGCATTCGCCAACGAGCGGGGCGTCGGGGAGCGGGCCAAGTCCCAGCTGCGCCAGCACCTGTTCGGTGCGCAGGACCAGCGGAAGCGGGGCGGGGACGACCCAAAAGCCGGACGCGCCCGCGCGTAGCGGGCGCGGAATGGGGATGGGGCCCCGCGCACCGCAAGGTCGCGGGATGGGACTTCGACCACTTTCTAAACGGATACATCACCACGGCGGCCGAAAAGTTCGCCTGCGATTGCGGACAGGAATTCGACACTCCAGGTGGCTTCCATCGGTGTAAATGCGGTAACCAATGGAATTCGTACGTCATCGGCACTGGCGGGGACGGCCGGGAAGCCGCACTGGAAAAGATCATCTGCCGCGAGGTGCCCGTACGGAGAGGGGTAATCATCGCCAAGCAAGGGGAGTCGACGGAAGACGACGAGACCGAGGACGACTGGCCCCACCACCACCCGCCCGTCCCCAACGCCGAGAAGAAACCACCCCCGCGCGACTGGCACCAGCGCGACCGCAACCAGCGGTGGACCGAACGGGTACTGCACCCCGGCCGACCCCGGCAGACATGACCGTCGGGCTGTGCACCAACTGCAGGAAGGTCGCCGAAGTCGTGCGCACCGACTCTCGCGGGCTGGAGTACTGCGTGGGATGCGTGGCGCAGCTGCCCGGCCCCAGTGTGGCCCGCGCATTGGGATTTTTGATGCGAACCGTTCCGTTTCGACCGGGTGATCAGGTCGAGTGCCGGTTGGCCGGGCTGCTCTACGAAGGGACCGGCGTCGTCAGGGATATCAGCTTTTCCTTGGAAGATGGGGGTTCGCTGATCTATCCGTCATTCAAGGTGGCTCTAATAGAGAAGGCATATCCAGAAGTACCAGATGAGGCATGGTATACGGAGATATGCCTCCGGCAAATCACAAGCGATGTCGCTGGAGGAATCTCATAGTTCCGCAGTCCTGCCGAAAAGGGTGTGACAGCCCCAGGCCCTCGAGGATTTAGCGTCACCGATCGGCGCGGCGTCAGCCGCAGTTCGTCGGGACTGGTGACGGGCGGCTTCGACACCGAACTGCGCCGGCTCAAAGCCGCCGGCTACCCCGGCCTGCCCCAGTCCCCGGTGCAGGCCCGCATCACCGCCAAACAGGTCGAGGGCATGGTCAACACCCCCGGGGCGCTGTCGGAGAATACCCGCACAGTGCGCGCACAGATGCGCCGCTCCCGATTGGCCAACGCGGCGCGTACCGGAGGGCTGCGCCGCACCGGTTCCGATTTGACCATGGCCCTGCCCAAGATACGCACCCCCGGAATGTCGCTGCAGGACAAGGGCATCCCACTGGACATCGCCGACCCCAAACAGCTGTCGGAGGCCCGGGCCTGGAGTCGACTGTTCTACTGCATCCACGACCTGGTGCCGCTGCTCATCGACATCTACGCCCGCTTCCCGCTCACCGGCCTGGAATTCGTGTCCAAGGATCCGCAGATCGAGAACTTCTACTCCGACATGTTCCTCAACCAGCTCAACTACGAGGAATGGCTGCCCGAATGCCTGGGCCGGGAGTACTACATCAGCGGCGAGGTGACCTCGCTGGCGCACTTCAACGAGGAGCTGGGCATCTGGAGCTCCGAGGAGATCCTCAACCCCGACATGGTGCGAGTCTCCAAGAGCCTGTTCGTCACCGAGGAGCGGGTGCAGCTGCTGGTCAAGGACATGGTCGAATCGCTGCGCGCCGGCCCGCAGGGCATGGCGCTGGGCGAGGAATCGCACAGCGAACGCCAGGAACGCACCTGGGAGTACCAGCAGCTGGTCAAGCACTATCCGGAGGTCATCTCCGCGGCCACCCAGGACGACGGCCTGGACATCTCCGAGGCCCTGTGGAGTCGCATCGTCAACAAGACCAGCCCCTGGGACTTGCGGGGCACCCCGTTCCTGATGCGCTCGTTCGGCACCCTGCTGATGGAGGAGAGCCTGAACGCCGCCCAGGACTCGGTGGCCGACCGGCTCTACAGCCCGCTGATCCTGGCCACCCTCGGCATCCAGGACATGGGCGACGGCGAACCATGGATCCCCGACCAAAGCGAACTCGATGATCTGCGCGACGACTTCCAGTCCGCGCTGGCCGCCGACTTCAAGCTGATGTGCCATCACTTCGGGCTGCAGATCCAACCGGTGTTCGGCCGCGAAGCGGTGCCGCGCTTCGATCAGGACTACGAACGCATCGACATGAAATTGATGCAGGCATGGGGGATCGGGTCGGCGCTGGTGATGGGCGGCACCGCCGCGGCGGGCACCTACGCCTCCTCCGCCCTCAACCGCGAGGTGTGCGAGCTGCTGATGAAGGGCTTCCAACGCAAGGTCGTCCAGCACATCCGCAAGCGGATGGAGGTCATCGCCGAGGCCCAGGAGCACTTCGACTACGAACTCAAGGGTGGGGTGCGGCGCCCCTTGTACCGTGAGGTCATCGAAGAGGATCCGGAGACCGGGGAGAAAAGGGTGGTGCGTGCGCCCAAGCTGCTGATCCCCGAAATCCGATTCTCCTCGCTGAATTTGCGGGACGAACAAACAGAGCGGGCGTTCATCACCCAGTTGAAGCAGATGGGGATTCCGATTTCCGACAAAACCATGGCAGTCAACCTGCCGGTGCAATTCGACCAGGAACTGGTGCGCCAGGGCAACGAGAAGGTCGACAAGCTGGTCGCCGAGGCCGAGGCCATGTCCAAGGCCCAGAAGATCATCGACCAGAAGGAACTGCCGTACCCGGCCGAACTGGCCCAATGGCTGACCCAGACCCTGGTGCTGCGCCAACAGCTCGCCCAAACCGACCTGATGGAAACCCAGCAGAAGCAGATGGAACAGCAGGCCGCGCAGATGAGTCCCGCCGGCCAGCTGGGACTGCTACCCGGCACCGTGCCGATGCCGCCACCCCCACCGCCGGGAATGGAGGACGATCAGGCCGGTGGCCCGCCCCCAGGTGGGCCGGGCATGCCCCCGCTCGGGGCAGCGCCACCTCCCGTGGAGGTGGCGCGCAATCGGGCGCGCCCCGAGGAGTCCGACGACCTGCGCGCCGGTGCCCCCCGCGCCGCCGCCACCAACGGGCACACCCGCAAACTGAGCCAGTTCGAACGCGGGCCGAGTTCCTACGGCAGCGCGCGGCGCGCCTCCGAACAACGCGTCACCGACGCGGTGCGCCGTCGCGAGGTCATCGCCCGCCATCCCGTCCCCCGCATGGAGGATCTCGTGCACGATCCCGGGTTCTACGCCCTGCTGAACTCGCCGCACGAATCCCAGCTCCAGGCCGACTGGCCTGCCATTATGGCCGGGCAGGCACGCGAGTCGGCGGATATCGCACGGGAACTGGCAGAACAATACGAATACGTGACGGGTGTCACACCGGAATGGGATTAGGAAAATTCAAGGGGGTAATGATGACCGAGAAGGCCCGGGGACTATTCGGTAGGATGTGCGACAAACTCATGCTGGCACCACCCCCGTTCGAGGGGTACATATGGCCACCAGAGAGCGGGGAGTCGCGGCCGGACGAAACCCCTGCCACGAGGCGAGTTCAGGAGTTCGGGCTGCGGTTGCCGAACGGCACCGTGGTTTGGCCGCCGACACGTTACAAGGGGCATGGAATCGACACGCCGGATGACCGGGCACAACTATTGGCAGTCCTCAAGAAGACTGCTGCTGACCTAGACTTTGTGGAACGGGAATTTCTGGCGCACTATAGATGGATCACACGGGATGCCGTCCTCGGTATCCTGCCCGTGACCAGCCTCCTGGCCTACGAGACGGAAGAACAGGAAATCGGCCGTGACGGCAACGACGCGAAGCACGAAGGTATCGACCCCGGTGCCAGCGTCCCCAGCAGGATCGAAGAAGGTACCGACCAAGAAGGTACCGTCATTGCCGACGCGGCCCCCCTTCCAACGAACGGTGATTCCGGTGGAGCGACTGGTCGCTGATCTCTGGGAGGAGCAGCGCCAAGACCTCCAAAGGCAATTGGCCGGCGCAGTGAAGGATGACCTGCTGAGGACCACGTTCCCGCCGTGGGAGGAATTGAGCGATGACGAACGCCGGGAGAAGGTGAACACCATCGTCACCGATCTGCTGCAGCCCCTGGACCGCGCCGGTTACGAGGTGCGCAAGAAGCCGCAGTAACACGCCCGGGGGTCGCTGCCGAAACAGTAGAAGTGAAAACCCGGCACAGCGGCGCTAGAGTGACTGCCCGATGAACATCGGCACGGATCCTCCGCAGCACATCACCGACATCGGCCAGGGCATCGACACCCTGCGGCAGGTCTTCGGTGAGTCCACGACGGTCGATGTCGCACCCCGGACCACTGGACTGAACATGCACCTGTCCAGCGTGACGCTGCCGATGCTGGTTCTCGGGCACGTTACCTTCGGGGCAGAGCTTGCACTGCGCGGCCGGGCCGCGGCCTACCACGTCGCCACCCTCCGGGCCGGCCGACTGCAGACCACCTGGGAGGATGGCCAGCAGCGCACCAGCGAGGCCGGATCGGTGGCGGTGTTCAACGCCGGTGAGACCTGCAGGGGGCGATTCTCCACCGACTTCACCGAACTGACGTTGACCATCCCCAAGCCGGTACTGGTCGAGCGGTTGGAGGCGCTGCTCGACCGGTCCGTGAACGGCCACCTTGCGTTCGACCGACACCTGGAGCCTCACCGCACCTGGCGTGACGTGTTGAGTCTGCTGGTTCACCAGGCCAATAGTGCCGACGAGCTCCTGAGCCACCCGCTGACGATCGAACATCTGCAGCAACTGTTGATCGAGGGGCTGCTACTGAGCCAACGGCACAGTCACTCCCACATCCTCGCCGAGGGCAGGCGCGCGGGCCCCACCGTGGTGGGGCGCGCGATCGAGGTGATGCGCGAACACCCGGAATTCCCGTGGAGTATCGCGATGCTGGCACGCGAAGTGGCGGTCAGTGCCCGAGCACTGCACCGGGCATTCGATCATGCGGACCTGCCGCCGCCGATGACCTACCTTCGCGAGCTACGTCTGCAGCGGGTTCACGATGAGCTGGCACACGCGGATCCCAGTGCCGTCACAGTGGCGTCAATAGCACGCCGATACGGTTTCGTCCACTTGGGCCGATTTGCTGCACAGTACCGCCGACAGTTCGGCTACGGTCCGGCAGACACCCTGCGCAGCACGATCATGTAATCAAAATGAGGCCTGTTCAAATACTTTATGTCCGCTGAATGCCGCCTTGTGTCCAATTTACGACAAGGTGGAGACGATGACGCCATCCCGAGGTCGCCAAACGCGACAAACGCGCCAACGCGATTGGCGTGCCTGGCGTGATGTGGTTTATGCTGGCTCCGGTCCTGGTTCGGAGTGTGACTCGGCTCATATGGTTTCAGGCTTGAATGCCAATGGGAATTCGGGTAAATGGGGTTCTGGTCAGGAGGGGGCCGGATGGTGGAGGAAGACGAACTCCTCACGTCTGCACAGGTCGCCAAGATGTGGCGCACATCATCGCGCACCGTTCAGCGCTACATTGCTGACGGCAAATTGACGGGTGTCAGGTTGCCAGGGGGACATTACCGCATTCACCGCGACATCGTCATGGGTGTGCTGGATGACAGCAAAGCTCCCACGCCCGAGGTCAACTGTCGTGCAGGTCGCTGTGACCACGACCGAACAGGCCGTGATGGGCGTGAGGAAACAGCATGCGACGGCGCAGGTGCACCGGGAGAACGCGGCGCGCGAACGGAATAAGCGCCAACACAATGGCTCCCCCGGTCAGCAAGGAGAGAGATGTGTCATGACCATCACAGACGTCTACTACAAGACCTTCCCGGTTGACAGCGCCGACCAGGCGATCAGTCTGGCACACTACTTCACGGCACACGGAGTGGAAGCGCTGCGCGATGGCAACGCCGCCGACATTCCCTATTCGGTGAGTTGCCCAGTGCAGGAGGACGACCCAGCCACCGAGACACTGATAAACCAGCTGCGCAAGCACTGGAAACTGTTCTGGGAACACAGCGACCGCGAACTGTTCACCTCCACCCCGATCTACCGCAAGGACGACTGCGGCATCGAACCCAGTGGCTGCCCGTTCTGCGGGGCCGGCCCGGTGATCGAATGACCGACAACACCTGGCTGTACCTCGATGCCCAGACCCCGTACGCCGACCGTCAGCTGATGGGGGCGCTGCCCCCGCGGGTTGCCGACGCACGGCAGCACGGGGGCATGATCGCTGCCGTACCCCGCGAGGACTGCGCACAGCTACTGGCCATCCCCGGCGGGGAACCCGTCGAAGAACTGCACCTGACCCTGGTGTACCTCGGTGATGACGTGACCGGGCAATCACCGGACCGGGTAGAACGGTTGACGGCCCAGTTCGCCAGCGAGAACCCGGCCATCCCCGCCCGGGTGTTCGGGCACGCCCTGTTCAACCCCCAGCCTGCGGTTCCGTTGCACGACGACACCGACGAAGCTCCCGAGCCGTGCGCGGTGTACCTGGTCAACGACCAGGCAGGGCAGGAGACCCCGTTGACCGGCCTGCAAGGCGAGCTGGCCACCGAAACGACCAGGATATTCAACTTGCCCCGTCAACACCGACCGTTCACGGCCCATGTGACGGCCGGGTACGGACTCGACGTCGCCGAACTGGACTACGTCGGTGACATCGTCTTCGACCGGCTGCGGCTGGCCTTCGGCGGCAACCACATCGATTACCCGCTGACAGGCCGGTAACCTCAGAGGGCTTACGCCCCGTCCCCCGAAAAGGGTAGGACGGAGGCTCTCGTGACCACAATTTCCACCGCGTTCGGGCCCGGCGAGATCGTGGCCACCGAGCGAGTCCATGGACGCACCCAGTACAAGGTGGCCGGCGCAGGCTTCGCAACGTGGATCGATGCCACCGAGCTGTGCCACGAGGCGGCCACCACCATTGATGATGGCGACGTCAACGAGTCCAACTCGACGACACTGCCCTACGACCCCAGCCCGCAGTACCCGGTGGACATGTGGGCAGATCAGTCGACCATTCTGCCCGGCGATCAGGAGATCGACCGGGACGAACGACTCTCCCCGAGCGATTCGCGCACCTTCCACGATGAACGTCCCAACCGGCCCTGGCCCGGCCCGGACCCGCGACTGTTCGCCAAGGGCGGCGTGCGTCCTCGGCACGGCTACTACGGTGACGATGGCGATGACGGCTGGGCCGAGAGCGGGAACAGACCCGGACACGGCACCGATGACTTTCACACCTACAACGACCGAGGCGAGGAACCTTTCCCGACCAGCTTCCTGCCGCTCGACGAACAGAGCCACCTGATCCGCGAGCACGAACGTCGCCACCATCACGCCGACCGCGGCAATGATCCGGCCGGCAACGCCTGGGGAGACGACGACTGGCACCAGGGTCTGCCAGACGTCGTACACCAGGCCGGGATAACGATGTACCGTCCAGCGGGACTGTCGGACAAGTACGCCCCGATCTTCGGTGCCGCCGCCCGCCGCGACGACCCCGTGCAGCGCTTCCGTGACGACCCGCTCGGCGAGATCAGCAGGGTGGGCACCCATTACGCGCGACTGCACGACGACGAGTCGATGAAGCGTTACGTCCTGCTGATCGAGGCCGACAAGCAGCTGCGCACGTCGGCCTGGGCCGACGTGCGGCAAAAGGCCATGCGGCTGCGCCGCGAGGGCAAGGTCGAGGTGCACTCCGTCTCCAAGAACGACATCTACGCGACGGTGGAGGGCGACCACGACACCTACGACGTGATGATCTCCAAGTCCGGAGCCCACGGCGGCTTGGGGCAGCAGTCGATCAGTGCCTGGGTGTGCACCTGCCCGTGGGGTAGTTGGGCGTTCAAACGCAAGGTGTCCTACGTCGGGCGGCTGTGCAGCCACGGCTACGCAACGTACCTCGAGATGCAGTCCGCGCACTTGAAGGAATCCCCCGAGCACTTCACCGGGGACTACGTCCTGGAAACCGGGCCGGGCACCCAGCAGCGCAAGTACCGCAGCCGCTCCGGAGCCGCAGTCGACGACTTCAAGACCTACGTCAACGAGGACAACGGCGGCCACGTCGACCAGCCGGCTGCCGACAACTTCGTGTCCACCCCCAACGCAGACCTCGATGCCGAGGACGTCGACAAGGTCTTCGACTACGCCGACGACCACCGGACCGAGGCACCCGAACGAGACTTCGACGTCCCCTACGTCAACGATCCCGACGAGGTGTACAAGACGGCAGGCTGGCAGCACAACCCCGAAGGCATCGGTGATCCCGACCGGCCGGGCAGCTTCGGTGCGGGCACCGGCGGACACCCCTACGGGCTGGAACCAGATCTCGATGAACTGGAGGAATGGGACGAGGACGACCCCCACCGGAGGCGCCACGCCGACGTGCTGCGCACCCACCCGCAGTCGCTGACCCCCAACTTCACCTTCCTCGACGACGAGGACGACGAGGACCGCGAGAAGTTCGTCGACGTCACCAAGGACGAACGCGACACCACCGGTCCCGATGAGATCGTGCACTTCGGCCGACTCCACTACGCCGACGACAGTGACCTCTTCGGTCCGGCGAACACCGACCCGGGACTGAACAACCCGACTCCCAGTGGAGGCAGCGGGTTCGCGGACATGATGTGGCCCGGCGGCCCGATCGGGGGTGGCACGGCCCCAGGTGGCACGGGTGGTGGTTTCTGGGGCGACTACAGCCAGGGCCTGGGGCTGCCCACGCCCAGTGCTACGGGTACCGCACCCACCGCTCCCGCTGCCGTCAGTCCAGCCGGTGTCGGGGGTGCGGCCAGCACCGGCATCGGGGGTGAGGCCGGTGCCGCCGCTACGAGTGGTACTGGCGCGACCAGTGGTGGCTCGACCGGAGGTGGTGGCAGTACGGGGTGGACCCCATCGTCGGACACCACCGCGATCGATCCCGGCTCCAGCTACACCGTCAAACCCGGTGACACGCTGAGCGGCATCTCCGAGCGGGCCGGCCTGGGCGGGGACTACAGCCAGTTGAACGCCCCCAGCGGCGACCCCGACCTGATCCGGCCGGGCGAGACGATCAAGATCCCCGGCAAGACCTCGGCATTCATGGACGCCCTGGGCAACGCCTACACCCCCGAACCGATGTGGCACATCGGTCAGGACGACCCCAACAGCCCGGCGAACACCGACCCCGCGCTGAACGATCCGGCCGCCCCCGCAGGGGGAACCACGCCGGACGAGGCGGACAGACCACCCGCAGCGGCCGACCGCAACGAGGCGATGGGCGGCGGGTTCGACCCCGGGATGATCGGCGACATCATCAGCCCGATCGCCTCAGGCGTCGGCCAACTCGCCGGACCGATCGCCTCGGGTATCGGCAGTGCGATCGGTGGCGGACTGAGCGCGCTCGGTGCGCTGCACGAGGCCGACGACACCGCACTGCTCGAGCGGTTGCGCAACCTGGCCCACGAACCCCTCGATGACGACCTCGGAGACATGGACGACCGCAACGATGAGGTCGCCCACCTGGTTGAGGAGCTGCGCGACCGCGGCGCCGACGCCAGCCAACTGGTGGCCGCCCTGCACTACGGCGCCGACGACGAAATCCCGCCCGGCGGGTCGTTCGAGGCACCCGGCGGCGGGGACTGGGCCAACGACGGGTTCGAGGGATCCGGGCCCGACCCCAAACAGTGGTGGGGCACCTCCGAGGACTACGTCGACAAGCACGAACGTCCCGATCTCGAGGACGTCACCACTGAGGGCGGCCTGACCAAGTACACCGACGAGGGCAAGCCGCAGCAGCGGCCCAGGCAGGGCGCAATTCCCGATGACCTGCATCGAGAGTGGTTCCCGCATGGGTATGTGCCAGAGGAGAAGGAACATCGTCCATTCGACACCTACATGGAGGGGATCAGTCAGCACCCCGATTTCGATGAATGGGCGCTGAAGGAGGGTCAGGCCGAGGATCCCGGCGTCTACGCCACCCCGGCGATCCCCACCGACACCGGCGGCAGCGCACTACCCCTCTCGGGTGGTGCGGGGGTAGGCGACTACGCCGCCCCACCCACCCAGCCGGCGACCCGCTCGGCTGGGATCACCCGCCAGCGCGACCAGCTGGCCGCGGGCCTGTTGCGCCACGATCAGATCCCCTCCCTCACTCGTATGGGCGGCTCGCCGGAGGCGCTGGCCACCAAGGCGGACATCGGTCGGCCATCCGGCGAGGGCTCGGACATCGTGCGCCAGTTCCAGGCCAACATCGCATCGACCGCCCTCGGTGGCGACGCCCCTACGGGCGGTGGGGGCGACTACTCCATGGCGGACATCGCCGGTCGCGCACAGGCCTTCCTCAAGACCGCCGGTCGCCACTTCACCCTCGCCGAGCAGAGGGAATTGGAGAGCGAGAGCCATGTCCTGGGGGCACGCAACCTGCCCACTGAGGACGAACTTCGTGGAACCCACTACCTGGGATAGCTGATGTCGATAGTTCGCCCGATCAAGACGGGGTCATCGCGGCATTTTTCCGTTGATGGCGTCAAACAAGTACTGATGGCATATCACGGGCAGAAGCATGCCGCGATAGCCAGAAATTGGGCACCGAAACCAGGATTCCTGTACTCGCAAGTTCGGGCGATAACCGCCAGGATAAATCAGAATTACGACGCCTGGCCCTCCGAGGAATTGAAAAAGAGCTACAGGTCATTCATCGGGAAACCGATCTTCGTAAACCATACCAATGAAGATTGGAAAAAGGCCCGCGGTAAGGTCATCGCCGCGCGCTACGTCGAGGCCGGGGACGACCGGTACATCGAAACCATCATGGAGGTCGACGCCCAGCGATTCCCCAAGCTGGCCAAGGAGATTCGCGAAGGCGGGCTGGACTCGGTGTCGATGGGCGTCGAGTGCGCGGTCACCATCTGCAGCCATTGCGGTAACCGGGCCACCGACGAACCAGAATTCTGCGAGCACGTCGCGGCCCGCAAGGGCGAGAAACTGTACAACCCGCGCACCGGGCGTGTCGAACCGGTCCACGAGATCTGCGAGAAACTCGGGTTCTTCGAATTGTCGTACGTGTTCGACCCGGCCGACGAGACCGCGCTGGTCAGCCGGGTGATCGCCGCCGGCCGTCAGCCAGGCCACCGCGAAGGCTGGGACTACCGCACCATCAAGGAGCTGCCCCCGGAGGAGGAGCACCCGAGCCGACTGCGGCAGCGGATCCGCGACTACTTCGACCCCGACAAGTTCCTCGACCAGCTCGACGCCGAACTCGAGGAGAAGAGACGTCGCCACCACGAAGGCGGCACCGAGCGGCGAGGGTACGGCGAGGTGGAGGCTCCCGAGGACATCGACACGCTGCGCCGGGAAGACCTCGATGACGGCGACTACCAGTTCATCACGCCGTGGGAGAACGAGGAACAGGACGACGTCCCGTTCCAGCAGACCATCCGGTCGCCGAAGGAACTGCGCACCCCCGACCTGTCGCGAACCAAGCAACTCGACCGCGAACAGGAAGAAGAAGGGTTAGACGCCGACCGCCGCGCCGAAGACGTCGAGGACGTCGACCCCGAAGACCCCCGGCTGAGGAGGGGAAACATGGCCCGCACCAAGCAGCGCCGTAACCACGAGCGTTCTGCCGACTACGCCGAGCGCCCGCAAATCCTCATCGACCCGCGGACCGGGAGGCGCTACGTCTTCGCGGAGGAGGACGACGGCAAGGGCCTGCCGCCATGGCTGGCCGAGGACGACGACTCCGACAGCGACGGTTCCGACGACTCCGACGGCGACGAGGACGACACATCGGATTCCGACGAGTCCGACGACGGCGACTACGAGGACGACGACTCCGGCTCCGATGACGGCGACTCGGACGACTCCGGCGACAGCGGAGATGGCAGTGGCAAGTCCGACGCGGAGCTGCTGCAGGAAGCCGAGGGCGACCTGCAGCAGGCCGAGCAGGCGTTCGGTGACGACGACGAGCCACTGCAGCAACAGGTTGCGGCCAACCGCAAGGAAAAGAGAAAGCCGTCCAAGGAGGCACATCGCATGAGCGGGTTGACAGAGCGGGTCGTGCAGGCCTCCCGGCACGCCAAGGCGCCCCAGCAGCACTTCGCCGACTCCGACGGATCGGGCGACGTCGAGGGCGGCCCCTACCACACCGACGACAACGACCAGGGCGAGCAGGAGCCGGTGTACGTCAGCCAGACCCCCGGCGGCGAGGCCGTCGAAGCGCCCAGGGACGGTGATTCCAAGATCACCAACACCCCCGACAACCTGGTGGCCTCGCTGCGCCGACGCATCCGGGGTCGTTCGGTCGACCTCGAACGAGACATCCAGGCCTACCGCGCACTCACCGGTTCCGACGAGTGCGGCAGTGACGACGACGAGGACGACAAGGACAAGGACGACGACAAAAAGTTCCCGTGGGACAAGGACTCTCGTCGTCGCACCGCCGCCGAAGCCACCACCGACTCCCGGGTGCTCGACCCGCCGCTGAGCGGCACCGACGACCAGGACATCAAGGGCCACGACTTCACCGACGTCGAACTGGTCAGCGACTCCACCCAACCCAAGGACGCCTCGGTGCGCGCGTTCGCGGCATTCGACGACTGGATGCGCGCCACCACCGGCCGGTCGGCCACCGCACACCACCCCAACTTCGTTCGGCGCCAGGCGGCTCGTTACGCCGAAGCGTCGGGCGTCCCCCTGCAGGCCATGTTCCCCGCGCTGGAAGTTTTTCTGCGGCGGGCCAGAAGGGCTGAGGTCGACAGGAGGGAAGCCATGGATCGCCGTGCCAACGAATCGCTGGAAGTTGCAGCGCCGGATGAGCGGGTGGACGTGGAGGCACCGGTCAACGACACCACCGATCAGCGGGCCCAGCAGAGCCAGTACGACATCGGCGAGTTCGGGCAGAACGCGGGCGACAGTGTCGCCAAACCCGACCTGTCCACCAACTCGCAGATCTGGGCGCCCGGGGAAGGCGGCGGCACCTCCGATCGCGAGGAACGGGCCGCCTCCTTCAACCGCAAGGCCGACGCGGTCGCGGCAGTGCGCTACGCCGAGGCCTACATCAACAGCGGCCTGCCCTACGAGGACAAATGGCAGCTGGTCGCCCAGGCCCAGCAGATGCGCCACGCCACGATCGTGGACCGCACCCGACTCCTGGAGGCGGTGGCGCAAGCCAACGCCACCCGCGCCCGCAGCGCCTCCCGGCGCCTGGCCGCGGCCTCTGGTGCCGCAGGGCGCATCCCACCCGGCCTGACCTCACCTCGCACGGCTCCCTCGAACGTGCGGTACGCGGCCACCGACCCCAGCAACGACAGCGCGCTGTTCATTTAGGAGACCATCATGTTCCGGCCCACCCTGGCCAACCCCGGTCAGAAAAGGACTATTCAGCCCAAGTACGCCCAGACGCAGGCCACCACCTACGCGGGATTCCTGGACCCCAACTTCGACCGCAGCTTCGACATCTACCCCGGCAGCGTCATGTGCCGACTCGGCGGCGAGCTCTTCACCCCCTACAAGGGCACCGGCAACCAGAGGCCGTTCGGCCTCTCGGCGCTGTTCTGCGCCCCCACCCTGGGGATCGACGAGGTCACCGGCACCGGTGCCAACAACTTCACCGTATGGGTGGGCGACTCCGAGGCGACGTTCGTCATCTTCGCCCCGGCCTTCGACCAGACCGCCAACTGGAACTCCTACAACCCCTCCGACGGTGGCCGCACCCTGCTCACCGGCACCAACAAGGGCCTACTGACCCCCACCGGCGCCGACAACACCAACGCCGTCGCCGAACTGATGGACGTCTACGGGACCGACAAGATCCTCGTGCGGCTCAACAGGTTCCACTTCGCCTCCGGCGCGGTGGCGGGCAGCTGAATCCGGCGAGCCGACACAGAAACGAGGACACACCATGAACATGGCGACACTCCCGGTCGCAACCGGATTCGGCAAGCTCGCAAAGCATTCCGAGGAATACGCCGCCGAAATGGCGGGCATGATGCGACGCATGGGCGGTCGCAAACTGTCCACCCGCGAAAAGCAGATCCAACTCGCCCAGATCCTCAACGACAAGCAGAACGGCCTGCTGCGTCTCGGGCAATCCATGATCGGCCCGATCCAGCTCAAGCTGCGCTACCAGGGCATCGTGCGCAACGTCCTGCTCGAGGACGCGCTCACCCCCGGCGTCCCAGTCGAATACGACGTGCTCGACGACCTGGGGCAGGCCTACATCCTGCACGGCGACGAGGGCGAAGTGCAGATCACCCCCTTCGAGGGCAAACGCGTGCGGGTCGAGCTGTTCCGCATCGCGACGTTCCCGAACATCAAGAAGGAAGACCTGTACTGGCTCCGCAGCAACATCGTGGAGTACACCCAGGACGAATCGAAACAGGGCATCATGCGTCAGGAGGACGCGCGCCTGGTGACCTTGCTCGAGGTGTCGGCCGCCCAGTACCGGCTGGTCGACGCCACCGCCAACCCCTCGACGGGCAGCCTGCCCAACGAGATCACCGTGGCCGGGGAGAACCTGGAACCCAACGACCTGTACACCGCGGTGACCTTCACCGATCAGCGCATGTTGGATTCGTCTCGGCTGCTGTGCAACCCCAACGAATACCGGGACTTCTACCGGTGGGACATCGCGACGACCGGCTGGGCGTTCAAGGACAGCGTCGTCGCCGGCGAGCGCATCGTCCAGTTCGGTGAATTCCAGATCGGCAAGTCCATCATCATCCCCAAGGGCACCACGTACCTGACGCCGGCACCGGAATTCCTCGGAGTTCTGCCGATCATGTACAGCCTCGACGTCGAAGAGGACAACAACGTGCCCAAGTTCCATCGTGGCTGGGTCATGGACGAACTTTTGGGCATGGTCGTGATCAATCCGCGCGGGCTCATGATTTTGCGCAAAGCTTAAAAAGCTCCCAACCAGCACTGAAGATCCCGAGAGCAAAGAAGCGATCGGGATCTTCAGTGTGTACTGGAACTTGAGTTCTCACACATCAGCCCACCCAACTACGTGTGGGTCAGGGCCAACGAGGCAGAAGTACCGACCCGTTACCAAACCCAAAATGAAGAATGAACCCGAGGATCATGCACCTGTTGGGGTATGTGCGAATCTATGATTGTGGAAATAGGGTGTGGGTGTGGCGGTCAGCTTGATCCCCAATCCCCGGCTCTATATCATTGTCCCAAATAGCGGATAACGCAACCGAGAGGCCGTGATGGAACAAAAGATGCTGATCGACGATATCGACGGCAACCTCGCCGACGGCACCTGGCGATTCACCTACGACGGTGAACGTCGCGAGATCGACCTGACGAACGCCAACAAGGCACTCTTCGACAAGGACATGGAGAAGTGGCTGCGGCACTCGCGCGTCGTCGGCAAGAGCGACAAGAAAGCCGCCGCCGACAAGGTGGACCTCGACGTGGTCCGCGAATGGGCCAGGAAGAACGGGTACATCGTGCGCAACCGGGGGCGCATCCCCAAGCAGGTGAACGACGCCTACGAGGCGGCGCAACGCCAGCCCGTGGTCGCAGTCGGCTGATGGACCACGCAGTAAGGGATCCCGGGCAATGACGCATGAGACCCGGGTGATCCGGTCCGGCGAGAGCCAGTGGACCTCGGCACTGCACCGCGACGGAACCACCAGTGAGGTGTGCGTGAACGTCACCGGCGACGACCAGATGACGGTCCAGGTGTATCCGGCGCCCGGCCACCAACCGCAGATACGCACCGATCAGGGGTAATCGGGGCGTTTAATCGGGAAAGGCTGTGGGGGAATATCACAGCCCCATCTTTGATTTTCCGGGGCCTGATCCCTAGAATTGTTGTGACGCTGTCGATTTCAACTGACCGGGGAAGGGAGGGAGACGAAATGATGAACAGTTATCTGGTGACGCTGGCCGAACGCGAAGCGGTCAGGGGGGCCGAGGCGTTCGCCGAGGCGTTGGACATGCCCCTGATGGCAGTACTCGATGCCGACCGCACCCAGCGGATCATCGTGCAGTGCTGCCCCCTGTGCCTGGAATCGTTCCTGGACGAGGTGCTCGCCGACCCCGGCCTGCGACTCACCAACCCCGTTGTAGTCCACATCGATGCCCACGGGGCCGAGCACGTCCCCCTCCTCGAGCCCGCGGGCGAATAACCCCCTGATCGGAACCCCGCCGCTTTAGCCTCCCTAGCTGTAGTGGCGGGGTTCCCCTTTGCCCGGCCCCCGTAAAGGGTAGGTAGCGCGCTGTAGCCGGGAAGGGAACCCCGCAGCGTGAGCGCCGCCAACAAAGGGTGGTCGCGATGACCGTGCCGGAGAAGACCTCCAATCCCCAGACGCTGCCCGAACTGCGCCGCCACGACGGGCCGCTGTTCGTGCGCAACAACACGCGCAACCAGGTGCACATCCACACCGTCATCGGCGCCGGACCGATGGCCACCCGCATCAGCCTGGAACTCGCCCCGGCCGGCGAGATGGACTCCATCGCCTCCCTGCCCAAGGAATGCCTGGAGGTGCGCGGCTTCCAACGGCTGTGGATGCGCCAGGCCCTGACGGTGTCCGCCGACCCGGGGATGGAGGACGAGATCACGCTGCTGATGAACCAGCACGTCAAGGCCCCCGAAGACCGGTTGGTGGAGATCATGAACTCCGGGCGCCCGATCAACAACGAGGGCAAGCCGGTCGAACCGACCATCACGGTCAACACCTCCAACGTCAGCAGGGCACTCGTCGAGAAGCCCTGCCTGCAGTGCGGCCGGGTGGATCCCAAGACCGGGGTGATCATCGGTGGCCGGGTCATCCAGTCCGCCACCGACGACCGCGGCGGCGTGCCGCCGCTGTGCGACGAACACGTCGACATGACCCACCTGTTCGTGGCCACCCAGGACGTCGCCCCGGACGGCACCAGCACCTGGAGGTTCACCAAGCCTCAGGTGAACACACCGCAGAAGGGAATCAGCTGATGGCCGACACCCCGCCCGTCGCGGGCCCGCTCCCCGTCTGGTACACCGCAGCCCAGCAGAAGCGCCAATTCATGGGTGGCTGGCCTCCGGACCGGCTGTTCGTCGGACACACCACGCCGCTGGACTACCTGGCCAACCCGCCTGCGGGCGGCATCGTCGCCGAGAACGCCATCGACGCGTTCAGCAACGCCGCAGCAGCGGGCACCTGGGTGTACCCCGAACCCGTCAACGGCTGGGTCGACTGATGGCCGCTGCGCTGCGGTGGGGAACGGACTGGATGACCGACGACATGGTCACGATGTACCAGAACGGCTGCCTGATACGGCAACCCAACATCGAACCGGGCTCCAGGTACTTCGATCCCAGCAAATTCACCGTGCTCGACTGCATGGCCATCAAACCGAGCTGACAAGGAGAAACGATCATGACTGCACCACTGCCGGTCACCCCGCAGCACAACGCGTGGTGGAAACTCCTCGGCCAGACCCGCCAGCACAACCTCCCGGTGGGCACCCCCGGCTTCGACCCCACCGTCAGCAGCGCGCTGAAGGGTATGGCGGTGCCCCCCAACTACGCCCCGACCCCCAGCGCCCAGACCGGATCGGGGTCGCGGTGGCAATCCGGACCCACCCCGTGGGGACTGTAAGCGCGCCGACCAGCACTGAGAGGAAACCCACATGACCAGCCCTATCTTCTCCGGCAGCTTCCAGACGCGGCATTACAGTGCGGGTGCGCCGCCAGGCTTCGGAGCCAACATCAGCGGCAACGAGAACAACACCGTGCTCGACGTGCTGGCCACCCCGCCGGCCACCGGCATCAGCGCCGAGAACGCCGTCACCGCCGACGCCCATGCCGTCGGCTGGACCAACGTGGCCGCCCAGAGCGAGGTCGAAACCATCACCGTCAAGGGTTCGCCCACCGGCGGTCAGTTCTACCTGGTGTTCGGTGACGCTGCCACCACCCCGCTGTCCTACAACGCCAGCAACGCATCGATGCAGAGCGCGCTGCGCGCGCTGCCCGCCATCGGCTCCAGCGGTGTCACGGTCAGCGGCCCCAACGGCGGCCCCTGGATCGTGACCTTCGCCGGCTCGCTGGCCAACAGCGTCATCACCATCCCCATCGCCGCCGACTGGCTGCCCAACACGTTCGTCGGCTCCACCGGCCTGACCGGCGGCACCGACCCCTCCATCGACGTCGCGGTGACCACGAGCGGGAACCCGGCGCTGGGGGCACTGAGCCCGCAGGTAGCCGTCAACACCGGCGCCTCCACCAAGGGCACCGTCGGAGCCCTGGTGTGCCCCACCACCAAGAACTTCGACCCGGTGAAGGACTTCTACGACTCGACGGCAGTCGGCCCCAAGACGCCCGGTACCGCATGGGGCGGCGTGCTGCCGACCCCGTAAGGGAGGAATCGGAGAGGGACCCGCGGCCCGCCGCGGGTCCCCCGGCGACAGCAAGGCGGACCCATGGGCATCGTGTATCCCGGTTCGGGGATCGACACCTTCAGCACCCCGAGCGCGCCGGAGTTCACCTCACTGTCGGAGGCCGGCGACTCCGACCGCAACCACGACGAAAGCCACGAGGACATCGGCGCGGCGGTCATGGCACTGGAGACCCACACCGCCCCGCTGGCCCACGACCACTCCGGCACCGACCCCTCCGGGCTGGGGCTGTGGCCCACCGCCAAACTGGCGCAGGCCAACACCCACCAATCCCCCGACACCGACACCGGGCAAGGCGCGCTGCACCACACCCTTGGGCGCAACTCCAACCAGGCCGCGCCCGGGGATCTGCAACTGGACTGGAACGCCACCCGCCCCGACATCCTGCACCGCCCCTACATCATCTGCACATCCACCACCCGTCCCGCCAGCCCGTTCCCCGGCATGCTGATCTTCGAAACCGACACCCTGGCCACCAGGATGTGGATGGACCCGCCCGGGGCCACCGGACTGTTCTGGCAGCTGGTACCGCTCACCAGCGTGCCGATTCTGCGGGCAGAGTCGCGGGCCGTGCAGCAGGTTCCGGTCAACACCCGATACACCTGCTGGTTCACCAACCTGCTGGAAAGACTGTTCTTCCCGCGGGTGGACTTCACCGTCAACAACACCGACATCGTCATCGACGAACCGGGGCTCTACCACCTGCAGGCCCGCATCCACTGGGATCCCGCCCGCACCTTCCACGACCACTCGATGATCGGGATCACCGTCAACGGCACCGACGTGGCCCGCAACGACTGGGAATTCGTGCGCGGCTTCTCCTACACCCCCGGTTTCGCCCAGAGCAACAACATCAACTTCTGGTACCGCTTCCAGGCCAACGACGTCCTGCGGCTGACCACCAAGCACAACGGCTCCAACCCGTCCTGGCTGTGGTACGACACCAGTTCTGCCGAGAAGCAGATCAACCACCTGGAATTGGTGTTCCTGTGCCCGTGACAAGTAGGCCGGTGATTCGACATGGCAATTGAGCCGTCTGGGATCGGTGTGTTTTCTCCCAAGATCAAAGATCAATCCGTGGTGCGGAAATTCGTATCCCAAAACGGGTACGGATACATCGCCCTGAACATCCGCAAACCCGACGGCACCGCGGTGGACGCCGACCCCGGCACCCTGCGCGTCCAGCTGTACTACCTGGACCCCACCCTGGAGGTACAACCCACCAACGACCCACTGGGCACCCTGGTACTCGACACCACCGACGGCATCAACCGGGTCGACACCGGCATGTACGACATGCCGATCGGCCCCCAGTTCACCGGACAGCGCGGCGTGCTCACCGCCCAATGGACCTACCAGGTCAACGGCACGCTGCTGACCTTCCTGGACCACCTGCAGGTGCTCAACCAGATGCCGATCTACGACACCCTCGACGACGCGCACAAGCTCGTCGTCGAGCAGGTCAACTGGATGTTCGGCGATCTCTACGACAGCGCCGAGGGTGGCCCCCACCTGATGGACGAGTTCCAAACCCACTTCGACAGCGAACGCATCAGCCAACTGATGGGCATCGCCACCACCCGGATGAGCGTCACCGGCTTCCCCGTCATGGACTGGAACCTCACCAACCCGCCACCGTCGAGCTTCGCGGGCCTCGAGGTGGTCGGCACCTACCTGGAGGTGATCCGGCATCTGCGCGACTCCTACGTCGAAATCCCGGCCCGCCCCAACATGAACGTCACCTACACCGACCGCACCGCCTACTCGCAGCGGTGGGCGCAAATCCTGGCCCAGGAATATCCGGAGTGGGTCAAGATGGTCAAGATGGCCAAGCGCAAACTGCTCGGCATGGGACGCGGCTCACTGCTGGTGGCCGGCGGCATCTACGGCGGCGGCGCCCGTGGTCTGTTCGTCAGCGGAACTTACGCATCGGCTGTCCGCGCGTGGCGGTTCTACCCGGCGGCACCGGCCATCAGCTGGGGATCGCAGTGGCCCCGATGAGACGCATCCTCACGGCCCGCGAGAGGGTGGCGGTGTGGCATCAGGGGATGTCTCAACTCGTTCCGGATGGTGGTCCACCTACTCGTTTGCATCGCGGTATTGCTTTGCGGCGAGAAGATATGCCCCCCAACCTCGTTGCTCAATTGGAGTCGGCTCTTGGCGGGAAGTCGGATCTGTCCTTGGCTCCGAACCTACTCAACCATTTGGGAACTAAGGGATTAGGGGAGTGGTGGACTCCCGATCCCAAATCTGCCGAGAGGTTCTCGACCCATAAGCTCACCTATGGTGTCGGCCCTAATAACGTGGATCCCAAGGCCCACTACCAGGTGATTGTTTCCGGTGACGGTGATACGAGCGCTGCCGAGCCATGGATGGGTCAGTACTACCGATTCAGGGGCAAGGATGGGGTCAATCCCCAGTCGATTCGGATACGTCGGCAGCATCCCGACGATTGGCTGGAAATTCCGATCGCCGGGGAGAGGGTCGCCGCGTGGCACGCGCACCGAGTAGCCGCACCCCGCGACCCCGACGTGTGGCGCGAACCCGGCTTCCTCCTCGACGATCGCACCGACCCCGAGGGGTCCGAGGGCCACTTCCTGGGCCCGCAGGACGCCTACGACGAGCGTGGCTGGCAGCAACGCTACCGCGACCACCCCCCGGACCCGACCCCGGTCGGTGTGGACTGGTATCACGCTACTTTCCACGACCTGCCGGTCGGTACCGTACTGGACGCCCGCAAGGGCAAGGCGCCATGGCTCGATGCGCCGTACCACGGCGGATTGGACAACCGGGCTCACTGGACGTGGGTCGAGCATGACCTCACGCATTCGGACGACTGGATGAAGTACCTCGTGAGGGATCACGGACAGGCTTTCCTGTACCGGGTCGAGCCCCACCGCGGGCCGTGGCCCTGGAACGGCGACGCCCGGGAGGGTTGGGTGACCGACAAAGCCCGCATCGTGGAGAAGATCCGCTCGGCGGGGGAGGGCTGATGACCGCCATCAAATCGGTTGAGGATTATTGTATTCGGACGACCCGCCAGGACGTGCGTGACTCCCTGGTGATGGCCGGCGAGCAGTGCGTACTGCTGTCCATGGCCCGTCCCGAGATCGACAAGGACACGCCGCGCTGCCCGGCCTGTAACGATGACGTGTACTCCAGCACCGACGGGGAATGTTCGGTCTGCTACGGCACCACCATGTACCCGCCGATCAAGGATGTGCGCCGGGTCCACGGCCTGTTCGCCGACCACATCGTCTCCGAGCAGTTCCTCAAACAGGGCATATGGGCGGCCGATTCCCGCGAAGCGCAGTTCGAGTGGTACCCGCTGCTCGTCGAACACGACTTCATCATCCGGGTACGGCAGTGGGACGCCAATGGGCGGGCCACCGAACTCGAGGGGTTCTACGGGGTGCAGGCCGTCACCCGCGACAGCCTGCGCACCGGCACCCGGTTCGGGCAGGAACGCTGGGACGTCATCGGTCAGCGCGCCATCATCAGCAAACTGGCCCCCACCCTGCCGATCTGCTCGTACCCGGTGCTCGGGGTGGACTTCAGCACACCCGTGAACATCACCGGCCCAGTCGTCGTCGTGCCGCCCGATCAGCGGGTGGTACTGGTACCGGCGGGGGCCACCGAGCCGGACAGCTACACCTTCGAGCAGCCCACCCCCGCCGACCCGTGGATCATCGTGCACCCCCTCGACCACTACCCGTCGGTGGCCCTGATCGTGAACGGAGAAGGGGTGGAGGCACCGGTGTCCTACCCGGCCCCCGACACGGTGGTGGTCACATTCGGGCAGCCGGTGGCAGGAAGGGCCGAACTGGTCTAGGTGCCTCCCATCGAGGGAGGACACGATGGCGGCGAAGAAGATCTACGGGGGCGTGGATCTGGTGGGTGGGCGCGCCCAGCACGTCGCCGACCCCACCCACGACGACGACGCCGCCACTCGAGGCTGGATCGAGGCCCTCCTCGAGCTGTTCGCCCCCACCTCCCGGGTGGGGGAAGAACGCAGCACACCGACCCTGACCATCGACGCCGGCGCCTACGACGCATTCAACGTCACCAACCAGGACACCGCCATGTACGTGTCGGCCACCGGCAGTCCCCCCGACCACCACCGGTTGATGATGCGCATCAGCGACAACGGCAGCCCCCAGCAGATCACCTGGGATCCCGTGTGGTTCCGCGACTCCGGGGTGGCCCAACTGCTGGGGGTCACCCGCCCCGGCAGGATCCACCACGTCGGGCTGGTGTTCGATGCGGCCGAGTCGGTGTTCTTCTGCCTGGCCGTGGACCCCGTGGGGGCGATCCGCCCGTCAGTGGGGTGACCCGTAGATGACGGTCACCACCAGCGAAGTCAACGTCACTCGCAGCAACGTCGCGGTTCCTACGGGGGCCCTGCAATGGCGATTCACCGCGTACGGCGGCGGCGGGGGTGGCGGTACGGGCATCAACCTCGGTGTCGGCAACTGCTGCGGTGGTGGCGGTGGCGGCGGCGCCGGATACGTCGACACCGGCTGGCAGTCGGTGTCGACGCTCGGGTCCACGTACTCGGTGACGGTGGGCAGCGGCGGCGCGTCGCAAACCAACGGCGCGTTGTCGCGATTCACCAGCGGGTCGGTGACCATCACCGCCAACGGCGGCAACAAGGGCGGCAACGGCGCCTCCAATGTGGCCGGTACGGCGGGCACTGGGGGCACGGCGACGGCCAGTGGCATCAGTGGCGCCACCACGACAACCGGGGTCTCCGGTACCGCCGGTTTCGGCGGCAGCAGTAGTTTGCCGACCGTGCCGTCCGCCGCCACCGGGCAGCAAGCCGCCGGTGGTGGCGGCGGTGGTGGACAGCAGCTCGGTACCGCGGGCGCCGGCGCGAACGGTGGCGCGTCCTCCGTGGCGGGCGGTGGCACCGGCGGTACCACCAGCGGAACCAATGGTGGTGCCGGTACCACGGCCAGCTCCGGCAATCCCGGTGGCGGCGGTGGCGGTGGTGGCGGCCGCAACGGCGGCACAGGAGGCACAGGTGGCAATGGCGGCGCCCAAGGAGCTGGCGCAGGCGGTGGTGGCGGCAATACCTCTGCCACCACTGCGGGCGGCACGGGCGGCGCCGCATACACGCTCATGCAGTGGATGTTCGCGGGCGACATGGTCGGCCACGGCCAGCTCACCGCGACGGCGTCGGCCGGGGGGCCCGCATCACGCACCGCGAGCTTCACCGGCACCGGCGGCTTGACTGCCACCACACTGGCCAAGTTCGCGGCGACCGCCACGCTGGCTGGTACGGGCCGGTTGACGGCCACCGCCACGGCCACCAAGTTCACCCTTACCGCGCCGCTGTCCGGCACCGGGCGGCTCACCGCAACCGGTACCGCCAAGTTCGCTGCGACCGTTGCCCTGAAGGGCACCGGCAGGCTCACCGCGACCGCGGTGGCCACCAAATTCACTTTCAGCGCACCACTGAGGGGTACCGGTGCACTGACCGCTACGGCCACCGCCAAGTTCACCAGGACCGCCGCACTGGCCGGTACGGGCCGATTGACCGCGACCGCGGCGGCCACCAGGTTCACACTCACGGCAGCACTGGGCGGGCGCGGAATCCTCACCGCCACGGCTACCGCCCGATTCGCGGTCGCCGCATCCCTGGCAGGCACCGGCAGACTCACCGCGACCGTCATCGAACGCGAATTCGCGACCGGCAACCCGACCGGTCACGGCGTACTGAGCGCCACCACCAAACAGATCTTTGCGGTCACCGGCAACCTGCGAGGAACAGGGATCCTGTCGGCAACCACCGCACCGAAATTCGCCCGTACTGCCGCGTTGAACGGTCGAGGCACGCTGACCGCTACGGCAGCAGCCACACAGTTCGTCCTCACCACGCCACTGAAGGGGACGGGGCGACTCACCTCCACGGCGTTCGCGAAGTTCGCCAGCACCGCACCCACCACCGGTATCGGGCGACTCGCTGCCGCCGCCACCGCCACCAAGTTCACCCTTACCGCGCCGTTGAAGGGCACCGGGCGGCTCACCGCGACCGCTACCGCCAAGTTCGCTGCGACTGCCACGCTGGCCGGTACGGGCCGGTTGACGGTCACCGCCGCCGCCACCAAGTTCACACTGAACGCACCACTGACCGGCCGCGGCACGCTGACCGCCACGGCCACCGCCCGATTCGCGGTCGCCGCCATGTTCGCCGGCACGGGCCGGCTGACCGCGACAGCGGTGGCCAAACAGTTCACGCTGGCGGCGGCGCTGGCCGGACGCGGGACGTTGACCGCGACCGGTACCGCCAAATTCCTGGTCACAGCACCCCTGACCGGCATCGGCAGACTCACGGCAACGGTCTACGCCAAGATCCCCGCCGCAGCGGGGATCAAGGGCACCGGACAGTTCACGGCGACCGCCGTCATGTATCGGATCCAGTCGGCGGCGGTGCTCCCGGGAACCGGACGACTGACCGCGACGGCCCATGCCAGCTTCACGCGAACCTTCGCACCGAACGGCAACGGTGCCCTAACGGCGGCGGCAGCAGCCACCCGATTCACGATCACCGCACCGCTGCGCGGCAACGGTGCCCTAACCGCAGCGGCCTACCCGAAATACTCCCGGACGGCAGGACTGCCCGGCACCGGCCAGCTGACCGCGACCGCACGGATGTACCAGATCCGCGCAACTGTCACGTTGCAGGGCACCGGAACACTCACGGCGACGACCTCGAGCAAGTTCGCCGTCACCGCAGCCGTCACCGGACACGGCACCCTGACGGTAACGGCCGCCGCCACCAAATTCACCCTCGCTGCCCCACTGAGCGGTCGCGGCACGTTCACGAACCTGGTCCAGTCGGGATTCAACCGGGTGTGCACCCCCGCAGGCCACGGCGCGTTGACCGCGACCGCACAAATGTTCCAGATCCAGGCCACCGCAGCATTCGGCGGCGACGGGGAGCTGACGGCCACCGCGTTCGCCCGGCTCGCCAGGACCGCAGCACTCGGGGGCCGCGGCACACTGACCGCCACGGCCACGATGTTCCAGATCCGGGTTGCCGCGACGCTCTCCGGCACCGGAAAACTGACGGCCACCGGGAACGAACGGTACCTGCGCCCAGCGACCCTGAGCGGCCGGGGCGCACTGACCGCCACCGCCACGCTCTACAGCATCACTGCGCCCGCATCGCTGTCCGGCACCGGCAGGCTCACCGCCACCGGGTCGGCCCAGTTCACCAGGTCGGCCGTGCTGCGCGGCAACGGTGCCCTGACAGCAGCCACCCTGGGTTCCTCGGGAACCACCGGCCAATTCACCGGACACGGTGCCCTGACGGGCACCGCCCGGATGTTCTCCATCCACACCACAGCAGCCACCACCGGCACGGGCACCCTGACTGCGTCCGCGAGCGCGAAATTCCCGGAAACCGCTGCGCTGGACGGAACCGGTCAACTGACGGCGAACACGGTCGCCAGAATCCTGCAAACGGGCCAATGGCAGGGCCACGGCACACTGACGGCCTCGACGGCCGCCTCCGTTGCCCAATCGGCCGACCTGTCCGGCACCGGCGGGCTCAGCGCCACCGTAGCGGCGATCACCACCACCGCGGCAACCGTCCTCGGCGCGGGCACCCTGACCGCCATCCCCATCCCCAGGTACGTCTGTGTCACCGTCATCGGCGGCACGGGCACCCTGGTGGCCGTCGCCAGCCTCGGCGCCGCCAGCGCGGGCACACTGTCGGGTACCGGTACCCTGTCGGCCCTGGCCGACGAAAGGGTACTCGCGCTGTCCGGACAGTTCTTCGCGATGTTCTGATAACTCAAATACCAGTGTCTCGTTTGTGGGCGACAACCATGTTCGGATAAAAGCACAACCGGTCGATATCGAATCCCAGATGGTATTCCGGGGCAAGACGAATGAGGTCGACATGCTCCGATTGTGGTATCTGGGCCTGCACCTCATCGGCCAGCCGACGCAGGAACTGCATGGCCGTCTGGCCGCCGGGCCGCGGCGGGCGGTCCGGATCCGCACTGGACTCGTCGGCCCCCCACCGCACGTCGTAGGAGGTGTTCACATCCTCCACGGCGTACAGGCCGCCAGGACGCAGGAGCGGGAACCAGGTCTTGAACGAAGCGATCGTCTTGGACGAAACATGGGAGGCATCGTCGATGACGATGTCGGGATGCCAGCCGGTCAACCCGGCGGGCACCGCCGCCTGATCCCCCAGATAGGTGGCGATACCCGGCGGTGGTGGGCCGTAGCACTGGCGCAACGGCTGATAGGAACCGTAGTAGCGGCCCCACAACGGCTGCGCGGCATGGTTGCCGACACCCAGGTCGATATCGATACCGACGATCCTGGTGTCCGGGTGGGTGAAGTACTCGGCCCAGGTCCGCAGACTGGCGCCCTCGAACACCCCCAACTCGAGCAGGGCCACCGGTTTATCCCGCAGATGGGCGAACAACCGCTCGTAGATCGGACAGTAATTGTGGCCGGCCGAACTCTTGTCCGTGTGACGGCGCAACGCGATCTCGTTGAGCGAGTCGCGCGCCATCACCCCTGCCCGGTGGTCAGCCGGGCGATCTCCGCGCTGATCGAATCGCGCAGACCAGCCATATCGGCCAAGGAGATCTGATCGATGGTGAGCTGCACACTCACCCCCGTCTCGGCCACCTGAGACTGATCGAGAACCTGCAGCGCCAGCTGCGCGTAACCGGGCACGTTGATCGTCAAACCCACCATCTGCGCGGCGGCATCGGGGGCACCGGTGACGAACTGAGCGGCAACCGGCGCAAGCCGCTGCAAATCCTGCGGAGACACGCCCGGATCGTATCGCACCCCTAAAGGGAGAAGGTCCCCGCGCGCTTCGGGAGAGGAATCCCATGGTCATCGAAACCGACACCCTCAACAACATGGCCACCACGTACAAGGGCTACGGATCGTGGGTCGGCCTGGCCACCGGCAACCCCGGCACCAGCTCCACACCATCCAACGAAGCCACCGGCGGCTCCCCCGCATACGCAAGGAAGAACACCACCTGGGGCTCCGCCTCCGGCGGAGTGGTCAACGGCTCGGCCGTCACCATCGACGTCGCCGCCGCCACCTACACCTACGTGCTACTCGCCTCAGCCAGCTCCGGCAACAACCACTACGACAACAACACCATCACCTCAGTGGTCATGGGGGCCCAAGGTCAAATCGTGGTCACACCGACCTTCACGATGACCTAGCAGGCAATTCATAGTTAGTTGAACGTATCACAGCAAGTGTGATAGTCTCGGCTGCATGGAGACTGAGGGGCGTCGGAGCCGTGCCAAGCTAAGTCGAGAGCAAACCGACGAAGTTCGTCGACTGTATGCCCAGGGGACGCGACAGACGGCGCTCGCCGCACAGTTCGGTGTCAGCCAGGCCTTGATCAGCAAGGTGGTAGCCGGCTGGTCACCTCTGGAACCCACCGAGAGTGTCAAGGTGTTCTGCGGGGTTATCGAAGAGGGTGAGGATGAGCCCTGCCCGCGCGAAGCGCGGGCAAAGGGCTATTGCACCAAGCACTACCAGCGGTGGAAGGCCTACGGCGATCCCACCGTCGTCACACCACATCCGGGGCCGCAGCCGGGACGATTCTGCACAGTCGAGGGGTGCAGCGAGGAGCGCAAGACCAGCAAGCTGTACTGCGAGAAGCATCGGGCAAGGATGCGTCGGCACGGCGACGTGACGGTGGCGTTGAAGGACCACACGCCAGCCGCCGAGCGATGGAAAGGCAGCTATGTCGTCGGCGCGATCCCTGAGGGCTTCGACACGCCGTGCTGGAACTGGACCGGCCCGATCTACAAGAGGCAGGGCCACGGGTTCATCCAGGACGGGGCAGACAAGCGCTACATGGCGCATCGCTTCGTGTGGGAGCAGATCGTTGGTCCGATTCCGAAGGGGATGGTGCTCGATCACCTCTGCAAGAACAAACGGTGCGTGAACCCGCGGCACCTAGAGGCGGTGACCCAGGCCATCAATGGTTATCGTGGTGGGACGGACGGCGGTAATGCCGCCAAAACACAATGCGCACAGGGCCACGAATATACGGCCGAGAACACGTACGTCAATCCCAACACAGGATGGCGGCAATGTCGAACCTGCTTGCGGGCATTGCATCGCCAAAAGAAGTATCGGTATGCCTACATCTACCTCTATCGGCCGAATCATCCCATAGCCGACAAGTCCGGCCAGATTCCAGAGCACCGTATGGTGCTCTACGATGCCATCGGGCCCGGTCCCCACGCGTGCCACTGGCACGGCGGGGAGGCGACCCTGACCTGGGGTGGCATCACGGGCATCCACGTCGACCACATCGACGGCGACCCCTCGAACAACTGCCGGGAGAACCTGGTGCCCAGCTGCCAGTCCTGCAACAAGAGCCGCGCCGCCAGCGGCAACCTGGCCGACTGGCGACCACCCGTCGCAGCATAGCTACCGGCCATGGGAAGAAGCCCCAGGCTGGTCTCCAGCCTGGGGCTTTCCATCGGGGAGGGATCCTAGGGTTTGCAGGCAGTGGTGCCGGGGCTGACGATGATGCGCGCGGACTGCGCACTCACGATATTGGAGCCGTTGTTGCAGAAGTTGGCGATGGCGTTGAGACTGGCTCCCTTGGCGACCTCACTACCGGAGTTCCGGCCCGCGAATACAACATTGCCGCTGCCGCCGTCCACACGGGCCGTGCTGTTGTCGCCACTGGCGACGGCGGCGTTGAAGAAGCCACCGTTGATCGTGGACACGCTCTTCGTGCCACTGGCGAGTGCGACGTTGCCGAGGCCGCCGGTCGCGCTGGCGTTGCCGCCGTTGAACGCCGCAGCGGCATTGCCGAAGCTGGCATTGGCGGTGGCGTCACCCACGCTCACACCGATACCGCTGACGTTGACGGCGGCCCCTGGCGCGGCCGAGGCGGTGGGCGTGCCCAGCCCGACCAGTGCAGCAAGTGCGGCTCCAGCGATGGCGGGAGTAACCAGGAGGGTAGTGGACTGTGTCATGGTGGGGTCCTTTCCTCGAACGGCTGTGCCGAACTGACGCTACCCCCCCAATCCAGTAGTCAAGGGGCATTTACCGTGCCTGATTACGGGTGCATCTCAGGTGTGGTTATCGGTGCGACGCACATAGCCGGTGCGACGCACATAGCCCTCGAAGTCCCTCGGATGCTGCGGGTCGGTGACCTTGCAGTTGTGCGTCAGGCACCAGGTGTGGTCCTCGGCGCTGACTTCGCAGCGCACCGGCTTGCCAGCTGACGTCATAGGGGGCTCTCTTCCGTGTCTCGCTGAAGAGCCTAAAGGGTGTGGACGTGTTCACGCTGCGTTCTCGAACGACTATCAGGGGGTAGTTATGCAGAAATTGTTGGTGCTTTTCCCGTTCTACCGGCAGCTACCGGTGGCATGGTTCTTCAACTTCCTGGCCATGGAGAAGGAGCCGGTCGTCGGGCACCTGGAAACCGACGGGGCCTACCTGCCGCTGGCGCTGGAGATGATGACCAAGGAGGCGCTGCAGAACGACGAGTGGGACCGAGTGGTCATCTTCGAACACGACATGATCCCACCGGTCAATGCCTTCACCCGGATTGCGGCCTACGGCCACGAACACGACATCGTCGGCTCGCTGTACTTCGGGCACGAACCCCCGCACCACGTGAACGTGTGCATGCAGGTCGGCTACCCGAACTTCTCCCCGCTGACCGCCGCCGCGGTCCGCATGCTCAAGGAGAACCCCGGCCTCTACGAGGTCGACGGGGTGTCCACTGGTTTCACCAGCATCGCCCGCCACGTCCTCGAGGACTGGGATCCCGCAGTGCAGATGTGGATGCCGCAGCCCCCGCACGTCGCCCACGACATGCACTTCTGCCACCAGGCCAAGCTGCAGGGCTGGCACGTGTTCGTGGACAGCGGAATCGGCTGCGGACACCTGACCCAGGTGTCGATCGGCTACGAGGACAGCCAGCGGGCACTGGCCGAGGTGGAGCCACCCACCTGGGAGCGGGCCATCACCGAGCACCTGGCGCGGGCCACGGTGACCGCCGAGCCGGCGCCCGCCTGGGCGGGCGCCGACACCAACCTGGAGTGCACCTACCATGAGTAACAAGCTGGTCGTTGCCTTCCCCATGTACCGGCACATTCCTGTGAGTTTCTTTTTCAACTGGCTCAAGATGGACAAGGCCCCCTTGGTCGGCAACGTCGCCACCGAAGGGGTCTACCTGCCGGTCGCCATGCAGACCCTGGTCAGCATGGCGTTCCAGCACTGCCCGGAATGGGATCGGCTGGTGTTCTTCGAGCAGGACATGATCGCCCCGGTAAATGCGTTCACCCGGATCGCCGACTACAGTGACGACCTCGACATCGTCGGCTCCCTGTACTTCAAACACGACTGGCCCCACCACGTCATGGCGTGGATGCAGGTCGATAAGCCACGGTTCTCCCCACTGACCCGCGACATCGTCAAGAACATGGTGGAACACCCCGCGCTCTACCCGGTCGACGGGGTCGCGATGGGGTTGACCAGCATCCACCGGCGCGTCTTCGAGAACTGGGATCCCGACATCCCGATGTGGAACCCACTGCCCCCGTTCGTGGGGCACGACCTGCACTTCTGCAACGAGGCGAAGAAGCAGGGATTCTCCATCTGGGTGGACTCTGGCATCGGGTGCGGGCACCTCACCCTCACTCCGATCGGATACCCGCACAGTCAAGAGGCACTCGCCGAGAACGAACCCCTCACCTGGGAGCAGGCCATGCGCAACGGGGAACTCCCCGATGAGGTGCAGGTCATGTGAGTGAACCGATTCCCGGCCTGCAGGGTGTGTTGGGTGCCCTGGTATGGCCCACGTACGTCGGCGTGGCCAGCGACGATCCCGGGCCCGGCCCGGTGCCCGAGCACGAACCCTACGAGGACGTCAACTACAGCCGCGGGCAGATCTGGTGGACAGCCCAACCCGACGGGGAAATCGTGGGCAGCGCGCAGGTGTTCGCCCCCAAGGGCGTCTACACCTGGTTCGTGTTCTGCCACGGGCCGATCCGGCACATGATGATGGGTGCGACCAAGCTCGACCAGCCCATCGTGTTCGACCGGGCCGGACTCATCGACGTGGAACCAATTCAGAACGTGAGTTACCTGCCGCGGTCGGCCGCGCTGCCGCGCCGGCCCACCTGAAAGGGTGAGATGAAGGTTTCCGTCCCGGCCGACATGTGTGCACGGATCTCGGCCCGCGCCGTGCAGCTGGCGAACGAGTCCATGAGAAACTTCGGGTGGTCCGACAAATCGCTGTCGGCGCTGTCCCCACTGCCCGGCGAAGGCCGCGTCGGCATCAAAACCTCCCAGAAATACCTGCTGCATCAAGAGCGCGGTATCAAACCGTTCATCATGTGGTGGGTAGAGGGCCGGGTCATTCCACTTTCCTGTAAGCAAGGCGACGGGCCACATATTCGGCGCGGAAAGGAACCCGGTCAACCCGGCTGGGTGAACATCCCGCATGTCGGGCGGGTGTGGCGTGATCAGAAATGGCGCCACCCCGGGCTACCGGCGCGCGGCTTCATGGAGAAAGCCATCATCCAGGCCGTCGAGGAGCTGCAGCCGCAACTCAAACAGCAGGTGGTCGCCATGCTGCGGCAGGGTGCCATCGAATGACCGACGAACCGTTCCTCACCGTCGGGGAGCACACCGGCGAACCGACCGCCGCCGACGGGTTCTTCGAACCCGGCGACCCCAACCCGGCCTACGACATCACCCAGACACTGCCCAAATCCGAGGGCGGCCTGATCGAGTCGGTGAAACGCGCCGTGGTCACTGCGCTGCGCGACGCCCTATCCGGAATGGACCTGCGCATCGACGGCCAGGCCGTCTACATCGACCTCGAATATCCGCTGCAGGAAAGCCAGTACCCCGGGGTGTGGGTGCAGTTCTCGCCGTCGAGCCTGGGCCGCGCCGGCATCGGCCAGGAACTGATGGTCAAGGAGAACGGCGCCTGGTGCCCGATCCAGGAATGGACCTTCCAGGGCCGGGTGACGTTGGCGATCGTCGCCCTGAGCAGCCTGGCCCGCGACCGGCTCGCCGACGCGATCATCATGAACCTGGCGTTCGCCCGCACCCCCGACGCCTACATCGTCACCCAACCCGGCCAGGACACCCGCCGCTACCGCACCCTGATGAACGCGCTCGACGAGAACCCCTACGTGAAGATGACTCTGCTGCACGACACCATCTACCCGGGCGGCCAGAACGTCACCCCCGGGGTGCCGTGGCAGCCCGACGTGCTCGCCTACGAGGATTCCTACAGCTTCGACCTGCTCGGACAGTTCAACGTCAAGTTCACGCACGAGGGGTACTACGAGCTCGCCCACATCGACCTCGACCGGGAGACACTGCCCGCGATCCCGGCCGGCTCGAGCAGCAACCCGTACCGCCTCCCGAACGACCCGCCCGCCACGAATCCCCGGCCCCTGTGATCCGCGCCGCCCCCAGAAGGGGCAGAGGGCGCGGTGCAGGAGGAAACCATGGCAAGCAGCAGCGTTCAGGCGATCGACTTCTCCAAGTACCTGCCGCCCGGGGTCTACACCCAGGCCATCCAGGGGCCGCTGCTGGTCGTCAACTCCAGCCAACCCACCGCGGTCGGACTGTTCGGGATGACGATCGGATACCGCAAATTCGTCGAGTCGGTACTGATCAACCCCGACACGTCGCTGACCACCCCGGCGGTCAACCGCACCCTGAGCCAGCCGGGCATCAACACCGACACCCTGATCGTGGTCAACCCCAACACCGGGGCGCTCTATGCCGAGGGCACCGACTACACCGTCGTGCAGGTGGGCGGCTCGGTCATCGCCAACACCGCGCTGTACGCGCTCAGCCGGGTCATCGACGGCGGGCACATCGAACCCGGCGACACCGTGCAAACCCAGTACCAGTACACCCCGTCCGACTACTTCAACCCGTACATCTTCTACGACTACGCCGACGTCCAGGCCGCCTACGGGGCACCGTTCAACACCACCACCGGCCAAATCCAGAGCGAACTCACCCTGGCCGCCAAGTTCTGCTTCCTCAACGGGGCCTACCAGGTCGTCTGTGTGGCCGTCAACCCGGCCAACCCGTCCAGCCCCACCGTCCTGGACTACTCCAACGCCCTGGACAAACTCGCCAACCAGGCACAGGTGGCGATCGTGGTGCCCGCCAACGGCTCCATGCAGCCGCTGCAGCAACTCGTCGACGAGCACGTCAACGCCCAGAGCGCCAACCGCTACGAACGCCGCGCCATCCTGGGTCTCGACGGCACCACCACCCCGGTACCGTCCAGCCAGCGCATCATCGACGCCGAGGAACTCGCCGACCAGCGCGTCATGCTGATCAGTCCGGACACCTTCACCTACTACGCCCCCGAACTGAACAACTCCATCCAGCTGGGCGGCCAATTCATGGCCGCCAGCTATGCCGGCATGGTGATGGCCATGAGTTGGGCGCAGCCGCTCACCTACAAACGCCCCACCGGCTGGACCGGTGTCGGCGTCGTCCAGGACGAGGGCGAGAAGAACCTCGAGTCCCAGAACGGATTGGCCGTCGTCGAGGTCACCCGGCGACTGCAGATCCGGATGCGCCACGGTGTCACCACCGACCCCACCGACCTGCTGCACCGGGAATGGTCCATCATCGGTCAGCAGGACGCCATGGTGTACCGGCTGCGGGACTACCTCGATGCCGCCGGTCTCATCGGGCAGCCCATCTACCCATTCACCCTGGTCAACGTCAAATCCACGGTCGAGGCCGCCCTGCAGAGCCTCATCCGCGACGGACTGATCGTCGACTACCAGGGCCTCAAAGTGCGCCAGCTGCTCACCAACCCCGACGTACTGGAGGCCTCGTTCGGGTGGCTGCCCGCGATGCCGCTGAACTACATCGTGTGCACCTTCGCCATCGACCTCACCACCGGCGACACCCGCACCCAGGGCAACACCGGCAACGTCGCCAACATCACCAACGCCGGACAGGTCACCGCCACGACATCCGGCACCATCACCGCGCCGACCAGCAGTTCGGTGAACGATTTCGGTGGTAGCGCGAACACGTTGAGGTCGACGATCTAGGAACCCCACACCGAAAGGGTGTGATCTCCGGCGTCGTCACCGTCACCACCACCCCGACACTCATCTGCCACATGGGAGCCGAGGGTTACGGGGTGCTCGTCCAGAACACCGGCTCGACCGCCGTGGTACTCGGTGGCCCCAAGGTCACCGCCACCGGCGCCACCGGCGGCCCGTCACTGCCCGCCAGTATGACCACCCCCCTCAGTGTCCCCGGTTCGGCCGGATCCAACGAGTCGCTCTACGGCATCGTCGCCACCGGCTCCAGCACCGTCGCCTACCTGCGACCCACATAAGCCCTGCGCCCAAAAGGGGTGAGCGGGGCGGGTCAGGCCCCTCCCCCCGAGCGTAGGGAGGTGAGCGCCAGTGGTCGCATCAGCCACTCGCGTAGGGGGATCCGGATTCACGACGATGCTGTTCCAGGGCATCCGACTGGCCTACCTGCAGGTCATCCAGGACACCCCACCCACCCCCGTAGCCACCGCCCAGGCCGTACAGCCCATCGACGAACCCGTGCCCCTCGAGATCGTCACCGCCATGGCGGTCGGGGTGGGTACGCTGCGCCTGACCTTCTACGAACTGTGGAACGAACCGGTGTGGGCACGGCTGCCCGGCCTCGCCGGCACATCCAATCTTCTGGATGTGCTCAAAGCCCAGGTGAACATGGGCACCGTCACCATGCAAAAGGTCATCCAGTCCCCCACTGGAATCATGCGCGCCGTGGTTTATCACAACGTCGTAATTACCGATATCGATGCCGGTGAAAACATCAATATCGGTACCCTGACACTGCCCAAAACCATTACGGTACAGTATTGCTACACTACTCCAGTCTGAGGGTCTGAGCAGCACAAATAGGTATAATAGAGGTTTGCTAGGACTTCCAAAAGAGACCCACGGGAGTTAGCTATGGGATTCCTGTGCAAGGGGTACCGCAAGCCATAACAGGAGGCGAGTTCCGGCCCCCTAAAGGGGTGAGGCTTCAAGCCCATCTTTGAAGGGGGTGACATGCCCCGTGCTGTTTACGGGTGGCGGCGGCCTCCGCTGCACAACTTCGGTGACGAGCTGAACAACTGGATCCTGGCCCGCCTCGGCGTCGAGTGCACCTGGGCGCCGCCCGCGCAGGCCGACCTGGTACTCGTCGGCTCGGTCCTCGAACACCTCCCGCCGGGCTGGACGGGCACCGTGTGCGGAGCCGGCAAACTGCGGGAGAACTCCGAGGTCGACCTGTCGGCGGCCAACGTGATCGCACTGCGCGGGCGGCTGTCGGCCGCCCGCGTGCGCGGTGTCCCCACCTCGGTGGTACTCGGGGATCCCGGCCTACTCGCTTCCAAGTGGGTGCCGCAGACCGTGGCCAAATACGACCTCGGCGTGATCCCACACTGGAGCGACCAGAAACTCGCGCAACGCTTCCCCTACGGCCACATCATCGACGTGCGCCGACCCCCGGGGGAGGTGATCACCGAGATCGCCAGCTGTAAACGAGTCGTGTCCTCCAGCCTGCACGGCCTCGTCGTCGCGGACTCCTTCGGCATCCCACGCCGCGCCGAACTGTTCCCCAGTGCGGACAAGGAGGGCGGCGACTTCAAGTACCGCGACTACGCCTCGATCTACGACACCGACCCCAGCTTCGGGGAGTTCTGGCGTGCCCCCTACGCGCGCGTCGAGGAGGTCCGCGAACAACTGCGCGCCGCGCTGGCCACCGCGACCGGCACGACACCACCACGCGCCACCATCGAACCCCCAACGATCCTGCCGCCCCGCAAGAAGGGCCGGCGCCCGCAACTGTCGGTGCTCGTACCCTACCGGCACGACAAGGAGGACACCGAGCACCGCGAACGAGTATGGGCATGGCTGTCGCAGCACTGGCAGCAGCAACTACCCCATGCGGAGATCATCGTCGGCCACGACGGCTCCTGGCCCTACAGCAAGTGCCGATCAGTGAACTGGGCCGCTGAACGCGCCCGGGGGAGGATCCTGCTCATCCTCGACGCCGACGCCTACCTCGATGCCCATGTCATCCAGCAATGCGCGGACAGCATCGAGGAGGCCCTGGCCGCCGGGCGCAAACTCTGGTACGTCCCCTACCGGCGGCTCTACCGCCTCTCCGAGGAGTACACCATCGACTTACTGACCACCGACCCGGCCCAGCCGTACGCCGTCCCCTCCCCACCCCGGCAGGAGTGGCTGGAACCCGGCGGAACGGCCACCGTGAATTACGGCTACCTGTATGGGGCACTGGCACAGATGATGCCCGCCGAAGCATTCTGGCTGACCGGCGGAATGGACCCCCGCTTTTCGGGATGGGGCGGGGAGGACATCTCGTTCCTCAAATCATTGGACACGCTATACGCTTTGCACGAGGTGACCTCCAACGACATCTGTCATCTGTGGCATCTGCGGCCCGGACGCAACTGGAAGACCCGGCGCTGGATCGGGCAGGGTGCCGGGCGTACCAACTCCCGGCTGGCCCAACGGTATTCAGTGGCATCCGGAGAGGCCGGATTCATGCGTGCGGTCGTCGAGGAACGCGCACAGCCCGTCCCACTGTCCCCCCGATATGCACGGCGAATCTGAAGGGGTGAAGGGAAGGAGCCGCAGATGCGCGTGCAGCGGCAAGCCGAACAATGGTGGGGTGCCCCCGACCAGAATCCCCGCAGCATGACCGGGGCCCCGAGCCCCGAGTTCGATGCCCTGCTGGGCGGTAAACGGATCCACGCCGGACTGCTGAACTGGGCGGCGGCCGACCCGAACGACACCGCCTACCACCGCGAACCCAGCAGGGGCCACGGCGACTGGAACGAATGGCTGCGCGAGTACGAATACGCCCCGGAAGACGACGAGCAGCACGAGCGGGCACTCGAGGACGAGGAATCCGGCTACAACTGGGGACCACCCCCCGAACACGACCCCGGCGAGGAACCCGGCCCGCACCCCGACTTCCACGGCGACGCCCCGCACCCGTTCGGCACCCCGATCTACCTCCCGGGCCGCGGTGACGACGAATTCCACGAGGCGCGCCGGCTCGAGGCCATCGTGGATCCCTGGGCGGGGTGGCCCGGCCAACTGCCCGGCGACCAGATCGTCGACGTGGCGCAGGAGGCCAAGGACAAAGTCCCCAGGAAACTGGCGCCACCCCGGGAGAAAACACCGCCCAGCCAGCAGGTCAGCAACCCGAACATGCTGCCCCCCGAGGAACGCCAGACGGTGGCCTCCCACGAGGTGTGCGGCCACTGCGGCCGACCCGGGCACCACCGGAGCGCACACCGCGAGCAGCGCCCATGATGCCGCAACAGCGCATCATCGTAGCCGACCCCGACCTAGGGGAAGACCCCCCGCTGATCGCCCCGGCGCCGGTCACCGAAACCCGCCGGCGCATTGCGGACAGCGAAACGCAGGACGAGGAAACCCGGGACGACGGCATCACCGAACTCACCGACGAGGAACGGACGCTGTTCAACACCCTGCTCACCGTGGGGCGGCGCAACAAAACGATCTCGGTGATGGGCCACACCGTGGCCATCACCAACCTCACCACCGACGACGACCTGCGGGTCGGGTTGTTCTGCAAGGAATTTCTCGGTGCCCCGCCCGCCGAGCAGCGTGCCTACCAACTGGCGGTGTGCGCGGCCGGGGTGCGCAGCATCGACGGCACCGACCTGGTCACCCCGCTGCGCCAACTCACCGACGACGAGCTCTACGCCGAGAAGGTCGCCGCGCTGCGGCGCTACTACCCGGTGGTCATCACCCAGATCTACGGCGAAATCCTCAAGCTCGACGCCGAATTCTACGAACTGGCCCAGAAACTGGGAAAAGCCGACGGCTAGACGAGGTCAGCGAAGTCCTGGTCCGTCTGGCCCACGAACAGGGCCTCCTGCACCAACGCAGCCTCAACCGATTCCAACGCTGGGCGCTGCTGTACTGGATCTACATGGACCGGCGCATCCAACAGACCGATCGCCGCGAGGAAGTCAAGGACCAGGCCTTCCACCTGTCCCCGGAACGCTGGGCGCAACTCTACGAGGGCGAAATGCGCGCCGCGCTCGGCCTGGAAGGGGCAGAAGGACGCGACCGGCCGGTCACCAACGTCGAATCGCTCGACCAGTGGTACGCGTCAGCGGTGGTCCACGGTGAGAAACACACCGCCAACGGGGGCGCCATGCCGGGCGGCGCGGGGGAGTACTGGCAGGACTGGAGCCCCTGGCAGTAAATCCCCGCTGGAATAGGTGACCCAGCGAGGAGACCGCGTTGACCACCCCCGGAGGCAGCAGCCCCTTCCAACAGGGGGACGACTTCGTCACGTTGCGGCTGTCGATGGACATCCCCGGCGACGCCGTCACCGGGATCCGGACCCTCGTCCAGGAGGTCAACCTGCTGCGGACCTCCACCGAGGCCGCCAGCCGGTCCCAGGACAGCTTCGTGAAAATGCTGGAGGCCCAGGCCGGCGCCGCCGACCGAGCCGCCGCCGCCATACGCAACCTCAGTGCCGCCCAGACGACGGGCCAGCCGCAGCTCAACGCCCCACCCCAGTACGTCAGCCCATTCGCCGGAACCACCGCCGGGATGGGAATGGGCCGCACACCCGCCTCCGCCCCCGAAGCCCAGGAAATGCTCAACGAACTGCGCGAGACCAACCCGCGGGCCTACATCAACAAGATGGCGGCATCCGGATGGGTGCGCAGCGGCGACGTTACCACCCCCACCGAGGAAGGTCTGACCGCGGCGACCCAGCGGATCAGCAACCGCGAACAGGCGCTGCGCGGGCAGCTCGGGGGCCGCGGCATCGCAGAACAGGTACTCAGCGAATACGGGGGTGCCGAAGGGGAGACGGCGCGACGCGCCGTCTCGGGAATGTCGCCGGCGACCCAGCAGGCGGTGGGGCCCGCCGAACAGGCCACCCGCCGGGCTGCGGGACGAGTTCCCGGCGGGGCGGAAGGCGGCGGCGGTGGACTCATCGACGCCCTGGGCTTCGGCGGGGGTCTCGGCGGGGTGATGAAGGCGCTGGGGCCCATCGGGACGGGACTCGGCGCGGCGGCGCTGGGCTACGGCCTGTTCCAGCGCACCGGCGAAGCCATCCAAGGTGCCCGCGCGATGGGGTCGATCCGCGGCGGCGGCGTCGGGGAAGGTCTCGGCTACGAGACGTCGATCCGCGCCATGGCCGCCAACCCGTTCATCACCAACGAACAGGCCCGGCAAATCGTCCAGCAGGGGCTGCGGGAAGGCTACACGGGCCGGGAATTCGACACGATCACCGGGTTCGTCGCGCAGAACCTCAAGGACATGAACATGGACATCTCGTCGTCGTTCGAGCTGCTGCGCAAGAACGTCAACGAGGGCGGCCAGTCGCTGAACGGACTCAACACCAACCTGCGCGACCTGCAGGAACTGTCGAAAGCCGGGGCCACCAGCCTGCCCGACCTCATCAAGGGGTTCGCGGCCACCTCGGCGGCGGGGATCAACGCCGGAATGCCCGGGGCGCAGGCCGCCCAGATGGCGATGGCGGCGGCCAACGTCAACAACGTGCAAGGACTGCAGGGCACCGGCCAGCAGCTCGTCCAATCCATGCTGCAACCACAGAACCTACCCTTCCTGCAATACCAGGGAGGGCTGCAGGTGCCGCCGGGCGTGCTGCCGGGGGCACTGCCGTTCATGGTCGGCGGCACGGACATGGTGCAAGCCTCGTCCAACGTCATCAAAGGCTGGGCGACACAATACTGGACCCAGGCCGGGCGCCCCGCCGAAGGGACGGCGGCCTACTACAACGCGCTGGTGCTGTGGCAGATGCGACTGCGCGCCCAAGGAGTGCCCTGGGCGAACGACGCCGCCCAGGTGAAGGCCTATTTCCACCAGTACACCATCGAGGGCACCGACCCCTTTACCCAGGGCATCCAGGACACCCAAAAGCAGCAGCAAAAACTGGAATACCGGGCCCCCACCTCGCGGGTCAGTGCCGCACAACGCGATTCGGGGCCGACGGTGTGGGACGAACTGAAAAAGATCCCCGGGCTGCTGGGACTGGGATCCTCGCAGGACGAACAGGTCGGCTACCACAACGCGGCGCTCGACCAGGTACTGGCGGCTTACGACGACAAGGGCGGCATCACCGTCCTCGATGAATCCGGCAAACCGATCAAGTTCGACCGCAAGAATCGTGACCAGGTCGAAAAACTCATCAACAACCAGTACACGTGGCGCCCTGCCACCCAGAAGGACGGCCGCGGCTACACACTGGCCGAAGGACCAACGGCCCCGAGCAGCGCAGCGGGCGGCACCACCAACGTGTCCGGGCAGGTCACCATCGGGCTCACACCGGAAGCACGCAAACTGCTGAGCACCCCGCAGACGATCCAGCTCACTCCGCACGAACAGGCCGCCAACGCGGGCGCCACCGACGGCAACGGCAACGTGATGGCCCCCAACAACCCGCCGCCCGGCTACGGGGGACCGCGACGATGACCGCCGGCATCCAGGGCTACTCCACGGCCGTCCCCGCGACCCCACGGTCGGCGGGCGCCAGCCAGGCCAACCAGCTCTCCCCCAACAGCCACCGCGGCCTGGCCAGCCTGTCCTACGGGGGCAACACCCTGGTGTTCCGCACGAATCCCAACTCGGTGTGGTGGTCCTACACGCTGCTGACCAACGTCGAACAAACCTACGGAGGCCGGGTGGTGCAGATCCTGGGCACCCGCATCGACGACCTGGTCATCAAGGTCGACTGCGGGCGCGGACGCTGGCCGTACTACCAGCAGGTGGTGGAGTTCATGAAGGACTTCATGATCGCGCAGCGCAACGGCAAACCCGGCAACTTCACCTACACCACCCGCAACTGGCGAATGGCCGTGTTCGCCCAGTCCGTGCCGTTCGCCGACGGATTCAACAGCACCGTCCGGGAAATCGCCCTGACATTCAAAGTGCAGGAAGACGTGTCTGGGACGATGAGCGCGCTGTCCATCGCCAACGAACTCGCCACCCTGGCCCGCGACGTGGGCACCGCCGCCACCACCTACCGCAAGAGCCTGCCCGGCGACGGCGCCGCCCACCAGTCGCCCACCTGGATGTCACCGACCGACGTCCCCGCCAACATCACCAACATGGTGTCCTCCATCCCCGGACTGGACAACATCATCAGCGGCGGCGCCGGGGTCATCAGCCCCACCGGGCTGGGCAGCCTGCTGAACTCCTCCGGACTCGGAGGACTCGGCACCGCCCTCAACACCATCCCAGTGATCGGCGGCTTCATCTGAACCCAGGAAAAGGGTGAGGAGGCCAGCGATGACCGATTTCGTAAGCAACGGACCCATCTCCATGCCGATCAAACTGCGCGGCGTCACCCCCGAGGTCGACATGAACGGGTTGTGCTTCTCCTACCAGTGGGGACTGGTGTACAACCCACCCGAAACGGTGGTGCCACTGCAGCTGCCGTCCTCACCCGGACCGTCACCGCAGGCACCATGAGTAAATTACGGGTGACCAGCCGGGAGCTGGGCACCACCTACGCGCTGAACTGCACCGCGTTCACCGCCCCCATCGCGGCGAGCATCACCAGCGTGCAGACCCGCACACTGACACAGCACTTCCCAGTCAAGGTCAACCAGCCCGAAGCCGAATTCGACATCGTCTTCGCCAACGAAAACGACTTCGAGCACTTCCAGCAATTCGCCCGGGCCAACCAGATCGCCGCCCAATCCGCCGACAGCACCTCGGTGGGTGTGGTGTTGTACTGGCCGGAACGCAACATCATGAACTGGACCGGCACCATCAAAACGTTCCGGGCCGGCGGGCAGCGGGCCAACGTCGCGCCCCGCGCCAAACTCGAGATCAGCCTGCTGTCCTCGATGGTCGCCACCACCACCAACATCGCCTCCATCGCCAGCAACTGGATGACGATCTTCGGGCTGGGCATGCCCGACGGGGTGCTCAGCGCACCCCTGGGGATACTCGACGGCCTGCTCAACCTGTTCGGCAACGGCGCCTCGCTGCCGGCGACACCACTTCCCCCGGGTGCACCACTGATCGGACCGGCAGGGGCAGGCCTCGTGCCGATCGGGGTGCCCCAGCCGCAGGGATCCATCTTCGGGCCCGGAGGATAGCGGTGACGATCTTCGGACCAGGAGCAGGGGGGCTGGGAACCACCCCCAATCCGCAAGGCGGGCCGCTCATCGGCCCTGGTGCGGGAGGCCCCACCATCAGGTCGGCCAACCCGAGCAGCACCGGGATGACCACCCCCAACTTCGGCATCAACGCGCTCACCCCGCCGCAGAACATGCAGACACTGGTGTACGCGCCGGCCGTGCGCATCCTCATCGCGCACGGCAGCGCCCAGTACGACGTCTCCAAGGACGTGGTCCGTGGCCAGGTCATCCGCAAGGAGAACAGCGCCTCGACGCTGTTCTTCATGCTGGCCAACAAGGATCTGCGCTACAACGGGATGTTCGAGCGCATGGACCGGGTCACCGTGTTCCTCAAACGGATCACCTGGCAACAGGTGTTCTCCGGCTACCTCGACAACGTGCCCTACCAGCACCTCTACCAGGGCATGGCGCAGTTCAAGGCGACCTGCACACTCAAGCGGCTGATGTTCACCCAGTGGAACCCGTCACTGCCACAAAGCCAGGCCATCTTCAACCAGTTCACCCCCGGCACCCTGGTCGCCGGAGACGGGCAAACCCCCTTCGACAGTGGGCTGGGATCGCTGCTGCAGGCGCTCCTCATGAAGGTGGGTGGGTGGAACCGAAGCGATGTCCACATCCAGAACTTCCCGATCACCTTCCTGACGTTCCTGCAGTCACAGGTGGAATCGCAGAGCAGCGCCAATCAGGCCCAGGTGAACGCATTCAAGAACCTGATGGGGGTGGGCAACACCTCCGGGCCGCCCCAGCAGTACGCGGGCTATTCGAGTGCGGCCGGGGATCCCGGGCCGCCCGGCATCGGGTCACCGTTCTACGTGCAGCAGATCGTCGCGGCCTGCGACGAACGGGGTCTGGGCCCCACCACCGTCGACCTCACCCTGTCCTCGAACCTGGCGCAGGGCGGCACCGAGGGCCTGGCCTCCCGTGACGCCGCCACCCGGCAGATGGCCCAAAACGCGCAGCAAACGCAGGTCAACTACAACACGTTCGTCCAGCACAACGATGCCGCCATCATCGGGGTGGCCACCGCCGCGGTGGAAACCGGCGGCGGTGTCACCATCCGCAACCTCTACAACCCCGCCGTCCCCGACTCGGCCAACTTCCTGCCCAACGACGGCCCCGGCTTCGACGGCACCAGCTGCGGCATCTTCCAGCAAATCAACGGCGCCAACTGGGGGACGGTAAGCCAGAGGATGAACCCCAAACAGGCGGCGGGCATGTTCTTCGACCGGCTCGCCACGGTCGACTGGCGCAACTCCGATCCGGGGATGGCGGCCTGGACGGTCCAGCGGGCCAGCGACCCCACCGGCTACGCCGCCAAAGTCGATGCCGCCATCCCGTGGGCCACCCAGCAGGTTCAGGCGATCCGCGCCCCGCAGAACGCCGCCGCCTCCACGGTCGCCGCCAACCCGGTGTCCTCCGCGGTGTCCAGCGTGGCCGGTGCGGCGGGACTGCCCAGCAGCGTGATCGGACCCGCCGCCAACTCACCGGTGTCGGTGAACCCCGGCTCACTGAGCCCCGGCGGCCTGGGCGTGCCCAGCATCGGCGGCAGCGCTGCGGCGACGATCTCCACCGGCGGCGCCGACCTGGGCGTCAAACCCAACCCGGACTCCGAGGGCGCGGTACAGACCGCGATGGCCCAGATCGGCAAACCCTATGTGTGGGGGGCCACCGGCCCCAACAGCTTTGACTGTAGTGGACTGATGGTGTACGCCTACCGGTCCATCGGGATCGCCCTGCCACGCACCACTCAGGCGATGGCCAGCAGCCTGCCGCTGGTGCCGCCGTCGAACATCCGCCGCGGGGACTTGATCGTCAGCCCCGCCCGCGACCACGTGGTGATGTGGCTCGGCGGGGGACAGATCATCGAATCGGGTGGGCAGGCTGGGGCCGGGGTGCACGTGAACACGCTGTACTGGGATCTCAACGCGTGCGCGATCTGCCAGGTCGCCCAGAACGGTGGCCCCAACCCCGCTTCCCCGCGGACCGACCCGATGCTGGCCGGGCCGGGTCTGCCGCCCGGCTCGGGCGCCACCGGGGTGGGCGGCACCAACAACGAACCGATCGCCACCAACCTGTTCTACTACGAGTTCGTGCCGGGATCCTTCGCCGACGAGATCGCGCCGCTGCTGGCCGCCGAGCCGTTCAAGGAATACATCGACTGCCAACCACTGATGAGCATGGTCAACCGGGTCTGCCGCGGTTCGCTGCGCAACTTCGCGTCCGGTCCCGACGGCTCGTTCATCGCGTACTACCCGGACTACTTCGGCATCGACGGCAAACCCGCCGTGGTTTCCCTGGAGGACATCGAACTCAAGGACGTCCACCTCGATCTGTCCGACGACCAGCTCACCACCCACGTCTACGTCAACGGCTACCCGGCGCCGGTGGTGTCGAACTGGGATCCGCTGCTGGGCTGGCTGGACACCGCAGGGGTGGCCACCATCGAACAGACCTGGCTGTTCGAGCGGCTCACCAAGATCCTGCCCACCCTCGACATCGGGCAGATGACCGCGGCGCAGATCGAGGCTCGATTCGGGGTGCGGCCCTTCACCGACACCTCCATGCTCGCCGGCAGTCACGAACTCGAGTTCCTGTTGGCCTGCCAGATCTTCATGGAGAAATGGGCACAACAATTCCAGACTGCCGTCCAATTCACATTCTTGCCGGAATTGTTCCCCGGTATGCGGGTGGTGTTGAAAAATCACAACCTGCAGGTATACGTCAGCGAGGTGACGCATACCTTCGATTACGAGCACGGCTTCACCACCGACGCGGTGATCATGGCGCCCTCGGTGCCCGGTGCGCTGAACAGGATGGCCAACACCGGTACCGGGCTGCTCAATCCCGACCAGACCAACATCATGGCCGGGCTGGGTGGCTTCGACAACGCGGGCACCTCCAGCACCGTCACGATGGGCGGGCAGTGACATGAGCATGCCCACCCCCCAAACCGCGCGGGTGGTGCAGATCACCGCAGTAGACCTGGCCAACCGCAAGGCCGACGGCATGACCCGCACCCATGTCACGGTGCCGATCGACCTGTCCTACCACATCGGGGCCAGCGTCATCACCCCGGCGGTGGGCGAAAGCTGGATGATCGAGCGCGCCGACATGGGCTTCTACCGGCTGGACCGCAAACTGCAGACCAACGCCCCCGAACTACTCACCGACGCCGTGCAGGGCCAGGTGCACGTCGGCTCCTCCGGCCCGCTGGAACTCAACGGCACACAGGTCAACGCCAACGCCCCGCTGCGGCTGCCCGCCGACCTGCCCAATCCCGCCACCGTCGATGCCGGGGCGCTGGCGTACGACGGCGACCCCGTCGTCAGCGACGGGGTCGCCTGGCGCGGTGTCATCACCACCACGGGCCGGCTGCGCATCTGGCGGGGCAGCGCAGCGCAATACACGGCCATCGACCCCAAGGATCCCGACACCCTCTACATCGTGACCTGAGAAAGGGCATGGGCGCCTACGACGGGGCCGTCCCGATCACTGCGGCCTACCTGGGCGAAACCGTCGTGTTCGCGATCTACCTGGGCGACATCCAGGTGTGGCCCTCGGGTTCGGCAGTGGCCGGGACGTGTACGGGCGAGGGAACCCTGACGGCGAGTGCGTACATGAGCCTGATACGGATCACCCCTGTCCTGCGTGGCCGGGGAACGATCATGGCAACGACACGCGCCGTCCGGTTCGTATCCGCGGCCCTGGGTGGCCGGTGTGTGCTGGGGGCCGGTGCGAACAGCACCACCATCGGTACGGGCCGACTCACCGCCACCGCCGTGGCGACACAGTTCCGGTTGCCGGGAGCGGCGAGTGGACACGGAACCCTCACCCCCGCCAGCTACGCACGGTTCTCCGTGACCGCGTCCAGGGCAGGGGCCGGACGACTCACCGTCGCGGCATTCGCCAAGTTCACCCGGGCCGCGTCACTGACCGGTACCGGCAGAGTGACCGTAATACGCAGCGAGATCAACACCTCCCGCACCAATGTCACCGTGCCCGCCGGGGCGACGCTGTGGCGGTTCGTCGCCATCGGCGGTGGCGGGGGCGGTGGAGCAGGTGGCGCGGCAGCCTTCAACGCCGAAGCGGGCGGTGCCGGCGGGGGTGGTGGCGCCTATCTCGACACCGGATGGGAGAGCGTGAGCCTGCTCGGCTCGACGTACTCGGTAACCGTCGGGACTGCGGGGACGGCCACCACCAACGGCGGCAACAGCTCATTCACCTCGGGCACCATCGTGGCCACGGCCGGTGGCGGCGGCCACGGCACCGCCGGAACGAACACCGCCACCCGACCGGCCGGTGGTGCCGGAGGCACCACCACGGCAACCGGATTCACCGCCGACACGGCCACCAACGGCAGGGCCGGTGGGGCCGGTGGCAACAACACCAACGGCACCAACGGCAGCGGGGTGGCGGGCTTCGACAGCCTCGGCCTGGAGGGCCCCGGCGGTGGTGGTGGGGGCGGTCGCGACTCCAGCGGTGCCCACAACTTGAACACCAGTGGCGCGGGCGGCGACTCGGCCACCGCCACTGGTGGAGCACAGCAAACCGGCGGCAGTGGTAACGGTGCCGCCGGTGGCGCGGCGGCGCTGGGAAACGCCGGCGGCGGCGGCTCCGGGGCGGCCGGTCAACCCGGCGGCGGCAATGCGGGCGCCCCCGGAGGTGACGGGGCCACCGCCGGGGCCGGGGGCGGTGGCGGCGCCGGAGGCGACTCCAATGGCCAGGGCAGCAACGGCGGAGCCGGGTACACGCTGCTGCAGTGGCAGTAAAGGGTGACACGCACAACACGAAACGGTGGTGCACGTGACCTTCTCACTCGCCGTGCAGAACGGGGATCTCAGCCTGCTGGGTTCGCAGTTGGCGATCGTCTCCGGCACACCCAAATTGGCCCAGGATCTACAGCTGTGGATTTTGGAGAGCTACGGCGGGGACCGCTTCCACCCCGCCATGGGAAGCACCCTGGAAGCCTACATCGGCTCCGTCATCAACCCGGCCACCTCCGTCACCATGCAGAACGAGGTGCTGCGGGTGCTGGCGAACTACCAGCGGGTGCAACAGCTGGGCTTCACCGCGAACCCGCAGCTCTACAGCCTCGCCGAACTGCTGTACTCGATCAACGACGTCAGCGCCACCATCAGCTACGACACGGTGACTGCGGCGGTGTCGGTGACCAGCGCCGCCGGCCAGCAGGCCACCGTGACCGCCAGCCAGAGCACCGCCTGAACCCCTCGCCCCTAAAAAGGCGAGGAGTCCCATAGGGACTCCTCCCACAGAGGGAGGTGAGTAGGTCGAGCAAGACCCCGGCAGAAATCTCCTCCCAGATCATCGCCACCCTGGCCACCACCTGTCCAGGGCTGTCCTGCGAATTGGGCACCCCCGAACGAAAAATCATCGATGCCTGTGCAGAGGCAATCAGTGCGGCCTACGTCGACCAATACCTGGTGGGATCGCTACTGGATATCGAGAACAAGTCCGGATTGGAGCTGGAACAATTCGTCGGGATATTCGGGTACGGAAGATTGGCGGGAAAGGCCGCCAAAGGTGTCGTGCGAATGACGCTGTCCACCACCTCGGCGAGCGACCAGAACGTGTCCCTGGGCACCCAGTTCTACACCAACACCGCCGTCCCCGGCGCCAGCGCCGCCCTGTACTTCGCCTCCACCCAGGCGGTGGTGCTGACCGCCGGATCCTATTCGATCGACATCCCCGTGCAGTGCACCACAGTGGGCACCGTCGGCAATGTGCCGCCGGGCTCCATCACCTCGCTGGGCTCCACCCTGGCGACGGCCACCGTCACCAACCTCGCCGCCATGAGCGGAGGGGTCGACGTGGAAACCGACGCCGAACTGCGGATGCGCTTCAAGGCCACCCTGCTGCGCAACATCGCCGGGACCAGTGACTGGTACCGGGCGATTGCGCTGCAGAACAACACCGTCAGCCGGGTCACCGTGTTCGGGCCCACCACGCTGTACACCACCCAGATCGAAGTACCCGCCACCACCCTGACGCTGCCGGTCACCCAGGACGTGAAATACGCGTGGGGCGGGATGAGCAGCTGCTTCACCGACCTGGGACAGGAAAGCGAGGTGTTCTACTCCGACATCGACGACTACAACCTGTCCGCCGGGGTGTCCCCGGTGTTCACCACCATCTCCACCGGTGCGCTGGCCAACATGGTCGGCCAGGTCGTCGACCTCGAATTTTCCTACACCACCCGCAGCTCCCGCAACGACCCGCCCAACGGCATCACCAACAAGGTCGACGTGTTCACCGACGGTGTCACCCCGGTCACCGTCACCGAACAAACCGTGGTGACCTCCACGGCGCTGTCGGCCTCCTCGGCGTCGCCCTACTACACCGGCAAGTTTCGCCGGGTCGGGTCGGCGGGCACCCCCTCGGCCACCAACCGGTTCATGCGGCTGGGTTCGGTGCCGATAGTCAGCTTCCCGGCCACCATCACCAGCGGCGTCACCGTCTACGCCCAGGGCACACACTATTTCCTGCTCGCCGACACCACCCTGCTCGCCGGTGGCCCAGCGGAAACCTCCGGCATCGAATGGACGGGCGCCGGCCCGGCCAACGGCACCGAACTGACCCTGACCTACACCTACAACCAGGTGCCGGAACTGCTGCAGGCGATCGTCGACACCTCCAAACAGGTCTGCACCGACGTGATGGTCCACCAGGCGGCCTGGTCGTACCTGGTGGTCTGCCTGTGCGTCGAATACGACCGCTCCTACTCGGTGGCGATCACCAACTCGGCGATCCGCACCCAGCTGCAAACCTACTTCCAAGGCCTGGGGTTCGGACCCCAGCTCAAGGTCGCCGGGATCTGTCTGGCGGTGCAGCAGGTGCTCGGCGTGCTCGACGTGCGGCTGACCACCTCGGCCGACGACTCCACCGACTACGGCATCGAAGTGTTCGCCAACCCCACAGACCCGTCCCCGCAAACCATCGAAACCGACGACTTCAAGGTCTCCGACAATGCGCTGGCCGTGTTCCAGGACGTCATCATCACCCGCAAGGCAGCACCCTGATGCGCAGGATCCTGACGGCCCGCGAACGAGTGGCCGCGTGGCATCCAACATTGGAAAGCGTCAATCCGACGGGTGGCCTATTCGTCGACTACGACCCATCCTCGCGGACGGGCCCGATCAGTCCGCACCTACTCACGCTGGACAAACTGCGTGGCGTCCAGGCCGACGAGCCGGTCGTCATTTATCGGGGCGCACCGTGGGGTCAGAAGGGGATCGTTCCGGGCGATTTCGTCACCACGAACAAACAGCTCGCGAAGGACTACGCCGGAACGGGCAGGGTGCTGCAACGGAGTGTGCCCCACAGCCATGTCGTCGCCGATCCCGATGACTGGGAGGGTGATGAGTACATTTACCGTCCCGCGGCGGCAGGGGGGATAAGTCGTGGCTGATCAAAGCCCCTTCCCGCTCATCCCGCCGATGTCGACGACGCAGCGCCTCGCGCACTGCGACCCCTCGGTGTACACCGGCACGGCGGGCACCATCCTCTACAAGATCGTGGACGCCTTGTGCGGCACCACCGGGGCCGGCGCGCTGATCAACGAGATCCTGTTGGCGCGGATGGCCGGGGCGATGGAGACACTGTACTTCCACGACCTCGACTACATCTTCGGGCAGATCGGCTTCCTGTCACGCAGTCCCGCCGAGTCCTACCCCTACAACCCGACCGTCGACCTGCTCACCAGCGATCAGTGGGACGAAGTCCGCGTCAAGGACGCCTGGTACCGCGACCGGGTCAAGCAGTACTTCATCGCCTGCTCGCAGGGCGGCACCCCCACCGGGATCCGCACCTGCGTCAACGCCGCCATCGCGGTGGACTGCGACCTGTTCGAGATATGGCGCTACACCGACAACTGGGGCCTCGGCGCGAACCTGGGGCGCGCGCCGGTCAGCGCGCGTAACGAAATCGTCGTCAAACCACACAAGGAAACCCTCGAGCCCATCGAGATGCGGCTGCTGCGCGACATGCTCGACCGGATGAGCCCGATCGACGCCATCATCACCGTGGACACGCAGGGGCTGGCGGTACAGACACCGGTCCCGGTAGCCACCGCGACAGCGGACTCCACCTACTTCCAGGTGGAACGACTGGTCACCGCCACCCCGGTGCTCTCCCAGATGCCGCCGCCGCAGCTATTGCCGATCGACCTACTGCCCAGTGAGCAATGGCTGTTCCGCGCGCAGACCACACCACAGGTGGCGCCCACGGCGGCGTTCAACGCTACCCAGGAGTACAGCCAGTACTACCTGTATGGGGATCCGCGCTCGCAGATCGATGCCGTGACCTACGGCACCCTGCAACCAGACGGCACGGTGAAGACCGAACAGAACTATTCGGTGTACCAGACCTTCGAGCAGTACACCGAATGGAAAACCTACGAGCTGTGCGACTGCCCCGGCAATTTCCCCGGCGGCAAGTACGGCATTCATCCGGCCCAGGCGCCGGCCCTGAACCCCGACGGCACCCCCTACCACTTCGCGTGGGATTCCCAGCTCGAGTGGATCACCCACGAGATCGAACGGATCCTCGGCATCGGCGGCATCGCCGATGCCTTCCACTACAAATTGCCGGTGAGCGCCCCCAGCCAGGTGATGTTCACCTTCTACCCCGACTACGCGGTAGCCACCACCGCGCCGGCCCGGGACTCCACCGTCAGCACCTCGCTCACCCGGCGTCGGCAACGCCCCAACACGTTCAACCTGAGGGATCCGCACATATTCGTAAGGTGAGCTAAGCAGAGGGCGGCGGCGGAAAGGGTGTGACCTCGCCGTTCACCGCCGTTGGCTCCACCCGGACGAACGCCGTCACGGGAATGTACTACGACTTCTCCATCCCGCTGGGCCTGGCCAACCTCATCGAAGAAGTCATCGTCGCGCACCCCGGCGCCCCCAACCAGCCGATCGTGTCCGGCGGCAGCGCCACTAACCGGCAGTGGTTCTCCCAGCCGCGGCCCGGCAACGACGGCACCACCGAGGTGCTCACCGCGATCTTCAAGCAGCCGTTGTCGCTGTCGCAGCTGAGCTTCATGGCGTTGCGGGTGTCCTGCCGCATCGAAGCGTGGTATCAGGATCCGCAGAACAACTGGTGCCAGATGCTCAACACCGCGCGCATGCCGGTCAGCGTCACCCTGTCCACGTCCACGCAAGGGAGCTGGTATACCTACCGGAGCCAGATCTACCCGATCATCGCCAAGGGTGTACAACTACGGTTCACCCGGATCTACGACCCCACCGTGGGCACCGCACCGTACGTGGTCGGGGTGCAGAACCTGCTGCTGCGCCGCGACGTCTACGACCGGGCCAACGGCAAGATGCCGCTGGTCGACACCCAGGACACCCTCGGCAACGTCATCAGCGCCTACATCAAGGACTGGAACGCCGCCAAGGCCATCGATGACAACCCCAACACGTTCTGGCGCAGCGCCCCGCAGCCCGATCCGGCCGCCGTGGTCAACCTCTACCTCGACCTGCGCACCATGGACGGCGACCCGCAACTGGTGGACGCCTTCTATCTCGACCCGGTCTACGTCAACCAGACGTTGAACCTCTACTACAGCAACGACGACACCGTCGGGTCACTCAAATTGTCCCCGCAATCGTTGGCCCCGGACTTCGAGGACGACACCCGCTGGACGTCGGGCGTCGGGCTGATCGACACCAGTGATTTCGGTGGCACCTGCAGCTACCAGTTCCCGCTGGCGCTGGGGCCCATGGTGAGCCAGAACCTGTGGATCGGCATCGAATGGACGCCGGATTTCGCTGCAGTCGCCACCAACGCCGTACAGACCGTCGCAGTGTCCCCTGCCAACGCCACCGGCACCTTCACCCTCACCTACGCCAGTGAGGTCACCGACCCCATCGCCCGTCTGGCCACCGCCGCCCAGGTACAGAGCGCGCTCGAGGCGCTGCCCGCCATCGGGGCCGGAAACGTACGCGTACAGGGCGGCGCCGGTGGCACCTGGGTGGTGACCTTCCAGAACAGCCTGGGTGGGCTGGAGTTGGCCACCATGGGGGCAGCCGCGTCGCTGTCGTCGGGCGGCACCGTGACCGTGGACACCGTCAGCGCCGGTGGCCAGGGTGGTGCACCCCCGCAGAACCCCGTCCTGTTCGGCGTCACCCCCGGCGTGGACGCCGTGCAGAGCGTCACCATCGTCGGTGACGCCACCGGCGGCACCTTCGCACTGGACTTCGAGGGCGAGATCACCGCTGCCCTGGCCCACGACGCCTCCAGCGCCGACATGGTCGCCGCGCTGGAGGCCCTCCCCGGTATCGGGGTGGGTGACGTCCTGGTCGTCGGTGACGACGGCGGGCCGTGGACGGTAACCTTCCGCGGCGCACTCGGCCAGCAGCCGATCCCGGTGATGTCGGGAATCAGCGCACTGACCGGCACCGATCCGGCTCCCACCGTCAAGGTCGGAATCGTCACCACCGGCACCGCACACCCGCCGTCCGAGGACCAGTACTGGCCGAAGATCTTCTACGACGCCGGGGCGGGCGAAATCACCCTGGAACTCACCAATGGGACTGCGACGCAAACCTATTCGGTACCGCTGTCGCCGCCGTTCCAGCAGTACCGGACGCTGCGCATCGTGGTCGGCTGGAGTTACGCCGCCTCCGGCGTGATCGACGAGGACACCGTGACCATGTCAGTGACCACCCGCGACGGCACCGTCGTGGGGTCGCTGACGGCGACCCCCGACGACCTGCCGGCACTGATCACCCTCGATGGGGAGGCAGGGTTCACCGACTTCCGTGGCACCTTCAGTGCCCACATCATCAAGATGGAGGACGTCGCGGCGGGGCAAACGGCCTTTCAGGCCAACCCGACCGTGTACACGTTCCCCGCGCCGGTGATCCCGAACCCGGACGGCACCATCCCCTCCACCACGCTGGACAACGCGATCTACGCCTCCGCGTGGACACTGCAGCAGTACGGCACCGGGGGCACCCACGAATCGATCTACGAGACCAAGACCTGGACGCCGGTATGGGTGAACTACGTCACCCAGAAGGGCCGGTTGTTCTTGCCGCAAGCCATCCGCATGAAATACCTCAAATGCGAATTCTCGAACCTGACCGAGGAACCCTACCCGGTGTACGACACCGGCATCACGACGTCCTACCTCGTGTTCCCGATGACGGTGACCGCGCAGGCCACCCTGCAGGCCAGGGCCAACCCCGGCCTGCTCGGCATCGTGTCGGGACTGTTGAACGTGGGGGCGGGGGTGCTGCAGGGCATCGGCAGCGGCAGCGTCAACTGGCTCAACCCGTCCACCGTGCAGCGGGCACTGTCCACCGCATTCACCCCGGTTACCCAAACCGTCACGGTGACCGCCGGGCAGGGATTCGTAACCGGATCGCTGCCGGGCACGGCACAAACCTCGATCACCACCTCCACCCGCACCGAGGCCGGCTCGCCGTGGGTGTACCGGCGACCCATGATGGACGCGGGCACACTGGCCAACCACGCGATCAACGAGATCAACCGGACGACGGTCGTGCAGAACGTATCCTCGGTACTTGACCCGGTCAGTGGGGCGCTGAGCGCCTCGTTCCCCACCGGACCGCTGGGCACCGCCACCGCGATCCCGCCGTCACTGCCGATCCAGGGTCAGGATTGGTGGGTGTTCCCCGGTGGCACCCTGAAAATGGCGGCCGCGGTGATGAACGGCATCACCGCCGCCACCCAGGTGGTGACCGCCCGCAAGCGCACACTCGAAACCCGGTACCGGTTCACCACCACCAGCATCCACCGCTACGACACCCGCACCGTGACAGTGGACGCAGGCCTGGCCTACTTCGCCGGGGTGCGCGAAATCCAGGCACTGGCCACCACCTACATCGCCAACCAGGACCCCGTCAGCTTCATCTTCAGCAGCTACGACCCCTCGCAGTGGGTGTTCGACAACATCCGGACACTCGACACCGGCCCGATCTCCACGGCCGGCAAAATCTTCTCGATGGACAACGCCGACTTCGATCTCGGGCTGGGGGACTGGACAGTAGCATCCGGGGACTGGAGCTGGGACGGCTCACAGTTCAGTGGTTACATGTACCCCGGCGCCGCGAAGGCCACCGCCAACGGGACGCAGGCCGTCCTGGTCTCCCCGCACATCGTCGCAGTCGGAGCCAGCCAGGATCTAACCCCTGGTGACGTAATCGACTTCACCGCAGCGGTGCGCTGGGAAGACCTGGTCGTCGACACCGGCCAGCAGGCCCTGCAGATGGCAGTCGTCGAACTGTCCGGGGACACCGTGGTGCGCACCACCGTGATCTCGGACAGTTCGATGGCACCCCCGATGCTGATACGCGCCGGGATCCCCATGACCATGAACGAGGTGACCGCAGCCCTCGGCGGCCGAGGCGTCCTCACCGCCACCGCCGTCATCACCCAATATCGGCTACCCGCCACGGTCGGCGGCCACGGACAGCTGACCACCATCAGATCGTGGCGCGCCGGATCGGGCGCGTGGAACGTACCCATTTACACGGCTGGCCACGGCGCATTGAGCGCCGTGGCCAAACCGCAATTCGGGGTCGCCGATGCAGCGGCCGGACGGGGCAGACTGACGGTGAGCGCAGTCGCCAAGCAGTTCAAGATGGGCACCACCCTGTCGGGAAAGGGCGCGCTGACGACCGGCGGAACCCCCACATCCAGCTCCAGCAGCCAGAACGACTACGTCACCATGTCGGGCACCTGGACGGTGCCCGACGGGGTGGACGGCGCCCAGGTGGCGTTCATCGTCAGCAGTCACGCCACCTCGGGTACGGCATGGTTCGACTTCCTGAGGATGAATTCCGGGGACACCGTGGACGCCACCATCTACAAGGACTTCATCACCACGTCCACCTTCACCAAGGTCACCGCGGCGCTATCCGATTCGGGCAGCGTGCGCTCCGACTCGATGTGGGCGCAGCTCGACCCGGCCGACACCAACATCTCCTCGAGCGCCCTGGCCTACTACACCACCACCATTCCCGACTCCATTCCCAGCGGAACATGGGGCGACACCTTCGCCACGTGGGGCGATGCCGCCACCGCCTGGGGTGAGCGACGCCAGCTGGTCGCCATCGACGTCGACCCCAACCGCACCTACCAGGGTCAGCGGGTACTGCACTTCCGGCGGGCGGTCGGCGGTGAGGAAGCCGGTGTCAAGGTTCGGCAGTGGACGAACTTCATCTCCAACGGGCTGGCGCGCATCAATGCGACCTGGCTCAAACCTCTCGCCAATGACAACCAGATCACCCTGCGGCTGCGTCGCATGTTCGACGGAGTGTACATCTACGAACAGAGTCTCGCGCCGGCCGTCGGTTACTGGCAGCAGGCCAGCAGCAACTGGTTCGAGATCCCCGACTCGTCCAACCAGGTTTACACCGTGGAGCTGGTGCTCTCGGGCGACGACGTCGACGAGCTGTATCTCTCCGACCTATGGTGCGAGGTGGCCCACGTGCGCTACTTCATCCAACTCGGTGGCGCCAGCGCGTTCCTGCACGACGTCACCCCCCTGGCCTACTCGTCGCAGGCCGCCGCCATCGTGTCCACCACGGCCCCGGTCAACGAGATGGTCGTCCAGGCCAGGATCCTGTCGCCCAAGGTCTGGGTGTACTCGTGCCAGCTCACTCCGTCGTATCTGAGGTGAGACGGTCGACGTAATCGTCGATCCAGGCCAGCCCGGTTCGGTCGAGAACCTCCTGCGCCCGGGTGACCGCGACATAACCCACCATCGTCTCGGCCGAGGACAGGTGGCCATCGTCATCAGGGCCAAAGAAATCGTCACCCACACACACAGTGGGCCACTGACGCCCTTTCGCGCGATGAACCGTCGACACCACCGTGGTGGCGTGGAACTCATCGGTCAGGGCCTTGGTGGCGCGGATGATCGCGTCGGGGCCGTGCGTTTCGATCAGGTTGACGAACGCCCGCAGGTCATCGCCGGAGCCGTCGGTACCGACATAGTCGCGGACGTCCTCCCAGCTGCGGAAGGTGTACAGCTCCGGATGACCGGTACGCTGCCCGGCCATCAACGTCTTCGCGGCCTCGGCCAGCTGGCACAAGGCAGTTCCGCCGCCCACCATGGCCACCTTCTCCCCGGCGTCCAGGAACGCCATCACCATGTCCATCGCCCCCGCGTTGGTACGGCACAACACCGCAGTGGGAGTTTCCAGAACCGCCAGGCGCGACGTGATGGCCGGATTGCCGGTCAACTCCAGCGACGTGGGCAGCAGGGACAGCCACTTGTTGGCCTCTTCTGCGATGGCCTCCCCAAAGCGCCAGGACTGCGACAGGTAGAGTTGGCGGGCCCCCGGCCAGGTCGACAACACATCGGAGGCCCCTCGCCAGCTATAGAGTTGCTGGCAGGCGTCACCAACAACGATTTGCTGAGCGTGCGACTGGTTTTCGACCAGGGCAGCAATCACTGGGTTAGCGTCTTGGCCCTCATCCAAAAAGATCACGTCGACCGGCAGGATAGGTTTCGTCAAGGCCCAGGTCTTGAGATAAAAATCGTGGGTATAGGGCAGCGTGCCGTTGTGGTCGATCACGTCGTTCCAGTACTTGGTGGCCAGCGGTGCCACGGCCTTCGCCATGGCGCGATGAGCGGTGCCGGTGATCTTGGGTTGCAGCGGCACGTGGAAATCGGACAGGTGCTCGTCGGCGGAGAAACAGAACCGGCGAACGGTGTCCATGACGATGCGGGCCACCTGCGCAGGCGACAACCTGATGTCGGAGGTCACCTCGAGCCAGCGCAGGCCCATCATCTGGGCGATCTCCCGATTGGTGCGCCGCGGGCCGTTGAGGCGGTGGCGGTAGTCCTTGCCGACCTCGCGCATCGCGAGCGAATGGGCGGTGCGGCAAGTCACGTGGCGTGGGAACCGCATCGCCGCGTCATCGGCGATGGCGCGGTTGTAGGCCACGTAAAGGGCATCGGTGGGCAGCGCATCGGCCACCATCTGCAAGGTGGACGTCTTGCCCGTACCCGCGCCGGCCTGGATGGCCACGTGGCCGCCCTCACGGGCGGCCTCGATAATGGCCTGCTGTTCATCGGTGGGCTTCGGGTTTCCGATACCGGAGAGCATGTCGGGAACTCTATCACGCAAACCAGTACAGGGAGGAGATAACCAGGGGGTATAAGGGGTAGGAAACAATTGCGTGAGCAAGTGTGTTGCAGTAAGTGGAAAGGTAGACAATGACCACCATGAAGCCCGAGCATTCAGCACGCACACTGGTCATCACACTGGTGGCGACGGCCGCACTCGCCATCACGGCCGTCGCCGGTCTCGTCAACCTCCACATGGCGAGTAGCTACCACGACTCCCAGTCCTATCAGACGGGCTACAACGAGATCGGACCCCACGCCTGGGACTGGGCGCACGTGATACTGCCGCCCACGTCATGGGCACCCGATTGGACGGCGCGGTGGGATCTGTCCGAGGTGCAGGAATGCGACGGGGCCGCGCAGTACTGGCTGATCGATTGGGGTACGAATCACGACAACGAGCCGTCGTGGTGGGATCCGGATGCCGTGCGCGACGGCTGCCTGGCCTATCTGGACAAGTGAGGAGACGCGATCATGACCGAGACATCATGGACCACCGACTACCAGGAGATCGTCGCGTTCGGCGAGGTACTCTATCGGGCCGGTCTACTGGTCAACCCCGACGAGGAGTACGGGGACGACATCTTCTACTACCTGCAGAAACCCGGCAAGTGGGATCGCGAACACCAGGTGTGGGTAGCGCGCGGACGCCCCGGGACGGAGTCCGACGGCTGGGAGCTGTTCCGCAGGACGGTGGACCACGTCTACGTGAAGGACGAAGGATGAAGTACATCGAGATCACCAGGCTCGACCAGCTGGAGGCACTGCCGTGCGGGGCCATCATCAAGGCCGGGGGCTCGGCGGGGGCCATGGAAAAATTCGACCTCGGCTGGGCGCAGGCAGGCAGCCACGTCATGTACCAGGCCGCCCTCGTGCCGCTATCGGCACTGCTGCTGTGGCAACCAGAGACGCAGGAAGAACGGCGTCAGCGCCGACTGCGACTGGCCCAGTTGGCCACCGAGGTGATCGATGGGCGATCACCGGAACTACGCTCCGGTGATCCTGCCACCTTCCGGGCCAGGGTCGATGAGATCTACCGGCGACTGCTGGACGACGAAAACGGCCAGTACGAGGACGAACTGAATGAAGAACTGGCGGCTGCGCGCTGATCAGAGGTGTTCGGCCAGCTCCAGCGTTTCACTCGTGCCCAGCGTCGCCTCGGCCAGCTGGCGGCGCTCCTCGCACACATCGCGGGCACGCTCTTCGATGCTGTTCTCGGTGCAGTAGACGTAGGCCGTCAGTCCCGCATGCTGGGAGTCGGCGCGGTGGATCCGATTGATACGTTGCATCAGCTTCTGATACGAGTACGGCGGCTCGTAATTGATGCAGTATCGGGCCTCCTGGAGATTGAGGGCCTCGGCACCGGCGTCGCTCGACAGGAACAAGGTGATCTTGTCGTCGCCCTTGAACCGGTCCTGGGCCCACTGGCGTTCGCGCGAACTCTGGCCGGCCCCGAAGTGCACGACGTGGCGGATCTTGCGGCGCTCGAGTTCGCGATGCACCATTTGCAGCCCGAGGTTCGTCCACTTGGTAAAGGCGACCACCTTGTCCCCGGCCTCGGCGATCGACTCCACCTGATCGAGGAAGTACGCCAGCTTGGCGCTGTGGGCACTGGTCACGAGGTGCGGATAGGCGTCCCGCAGCGCGGCGGCCACCGGGGAGCACGAATGCAACAAGGCCTCGGGGGTGTTGCAGATGTAGCGCCGCATGAGCGTGTAGGGGCCGGTGTCCTCCTCGGCCTCCTTGGCCAGCTCGGCGAGATGGTCCACGGCCTCGTAGAGTTCACGATCCTCGGGACTCATCTGGATGGGCACCCACTCCACCTGCAACGGCGGGAACACCTCGCGCACACCGGGATCGGACTTGCGGGCGTTCTGGACCCGATCGGCGACGCGGTGGCGCACCTCGTGCAGGGTGGGGAAATCCCAGTCGTAGTCGATGACCGTGTAGTTGCCGCCGCGTTTGGGCTTCACGTCGCGGGTCTTCACCGACCGGGCGTAGCGGGCGATGAAGTCGTTGCGCCCACCCAGGGGGTTGTCGCCCTGGGCGAGGTCGAACAGGTTGTGGTAGCGCAACGGACTGGAGTCCACGATCGAGGCCGTCATGGGCCAGACGATGGCGTGACATCCGGCGATCAGGTCGTTGAGCGCCAGCCGGGAACGGTTCTCGACCTCGGCGTTGAGCACGTACTGAACCTCATCGAACACGAACAACACGCGCCGACCGCGGGTGATCTCGCTGAGTTCGTCGTAGTCGTGGCGGGCCTTGTCGTAGTTCAAGCTGAAGACGTCGACCTCGCCGGCAGCGGTCCGCGCCTGCCGGTAGCCGGCGCGGCGACGCTTCTTGTCGCCGTCGTTGACGACCGCCGTCAGTGTGGTGGCTTCGGTGAAGTAGCGCACCAGGTTGACCTTGTGGTGCATCAGGGTGAAGGCCAGCACCAGATCGATTTGGCCGCGATTGGCCAACTCCTGAGCGCCAGCGGGAGCGAACACCGCCGTCTTCCCCGCGCCCGCGCACCAACCCGGCACCGTGAGCCGTCCGGCGGTAGTGTCGGCCTCGGCGCGCTCCAACGCGCGGCGCACCATGAAATGCTGGAACGGATGCAGCTGGCCGTCATGGGGGCAGCGGAATCCCTCGATGTCGATGGGGCGGTCCCAGCGCTCGTAGGCGGCGAGGATCGGGGCGGCCGAAGGGCCGAACACCACCGTCCAACCGTCACGTTCGAGGACATCGACGAAGGCCCTGAGCATGAACGCCTCGTTGAGCACCAGGAACCGACTGACCCAGGCGGGATCGTGACCGTAGCGACGCAGGAACGCCTGAGCACCCCACACCTCGCCGGGCGGCTGGAACACCAGCACGCCGGGGAAGTACGGGGATTGCTCGACGACGACCAGGGTGTCGAGATCGACGCCGGCGAGGGCGGATTCGAGATTGCCGACCGCCGACAACGCTTCGCGTGTCGGCGTCGGTGCCACCATCCGCGAGCCTTTCCGCTGGTCGTCGAGGCCAGCTTAACGACCGGGTCGGACACGGGCCGGGCGGGACACGGCATTTCTTGACATGGCGAGGATCACAGTGGTGTGATTTTTCCTTACAACTGAAGAAGCCCCGGTTGCCGCCGGGGCTTTCCATCACAGACCATCAGGGTCGGAACCACCTACTGTTTTATCGAATTGTAGCGGCATAAGGAAGCGCTACACAAGACCCTGATGACGTTTGGTAATGGACGACGTTCTTTGGGCAATCCGTCGAAAACCAACTGCCTCCGGTATGCACTGGCCAGGTACCTGGCACGGCCTGGTTGGACTACCACTACCGTCAAGCGCTGAACCGGCAGCCACCCGTGGGCCTCGCGAGGCATGGGTCAAGGTGACCGAAGCCCCTTGTCGCAGTAAGACAGGGGGTCACAAGGCGCGGGGATGACACGCGGTGGGAGGCAAAAGGGAGGTCGGGCCGGGAGGTCATTTCCGGCAAGGCCCGATCTCTGTCCGCAGCACGCCGGAGGGTCCCGAGCCGATTTCACGGCGGGTCTGTCAGACTGGGGCGGCGGGCACCCCCGCAGGGGTGTGCCCGGCAGCGAGAAGTCATCGGAGTCGGCGAGGGGTCATGGATCGCAGTCTGGCGGATCGGGAACAGCTCAGGACGAACCGGTTGGCGGTGCTGGAGTCCGAGGAGCTCGATGAACAGGAACGCGCGCGGCAGTGCCGGATCATCGAGTGGGAGCACCGGCGGGGCATCGGCGAAGACGTCGATGAACTACTGCGTCGAGAGGCATCGGCGCGTCAGCGCAGTCTGACGAGGAATATCGTGGCGTACATCACGGGCACCTACGGTTGAGGAACCTGGAGCCGATCGACGGCGGTTTCCACGTCAGGGACTGTGACGGCGGACACCGCTGTATCGACGTGCTGCGGATGGTATACAACTGGCGGGTGGTGCGGTCGGACCGGGCACACCAGTGCATCGATGCTGCGTTCTGCTACTTCGGCCACAGCGGCACCAGCATGGAACAGGCGTTCGTCAACGCGGTGCTGGCGGCGCAGGCGTGGGACGGGGTCGGCGAGCTCTAGATGGACGACGGCGGCATCCAGAAATGGAGCTGGTGCGCGGTGGCGCTGGCCAGTGTGGCCGCCGTGGGCAACGGTTTCGGCCTGCAGTGGGTCGTGGTGGGGTTCGTGCTGGCCTCACTGGCGTGCAGCGGGATCGGGCTGGGGCATGCCCAGGGGATATGGAACGACATGGTCGAGGCGTGCGACCTGCAGGAGCGGTGGCGGCGTGAGCGGGAGCGGGGTCGGTGAGGGTCGCCTCGGAGGAATCGTGGCAGCAGCTGTGCGCCGAGCTGAGTGGCGGGGACACCGAACTCGCCGCGGCGCGCAATGCAGCGTTTCGGGCGTTCCTCGAAACCTGGGCAGAGCACGCCGAACGGCAGATGGGCGGGGATGCCGCCGTCGATGAAGCACTGCGGGCGGCGCTGGCTACGACGGAGGAACGGTGGGGCCGGATAACCGCGCACTTCCTGGGACAGATGCTCGTCGTGCTCATTGAGCACTGGTATTATGGGCGGGAATTACAGGAGCGATTAACACCCATCGAGCGACGACTCATGGAGGACTCGCTTCTCTTGAAGATCGGCGAACTCCAGGAAAGCGCGGCGGTACGGAATGAGCAGCTATGATGATGGGCCACGGGTACCCGAAGTGCGGGCCGAGCCGGAAGTCGAGAAGTTCCAACTGAGTATCCGGGTGGGGGGCACCATCAGCGTGATCGATCCCGCCACCGGCCAGACGACCGACTGGCTGAAACTGGGCACCGAGGTCAGCGCCACCTGGAACGGGGTCCCCAGCGAGGACGAGGTCGTATTGCGCTACGGGGCGATGACGGTGGTCGGGAACAGCGTCCTGGAGGATCTGATCTGCAAGTCGCGCGAGAGGCTGGAGCAGGCCCGCCGCGGCGAGTGATGCCGCGACACGCCCAAGACCCGATCTCATCGGTTACTATAGCTATGCTGTAGGATAAGTATCCGAAGGGAGATGGACGCCATGAGCGAGTCGTTCGAGCTGGTGACGGACGAGAAGCGCGAGACGATGCTGGCGCTGCTGGAGGAGCGCGCAGTCAAGCAGGTCGCCGCCGGTCGCACCGACACCGCCGCCGCTCGCAAGGCCGCCCACCGCAAGACCATCGAAACGCTCGACCAGGCGGCGTTCATGGACCTGCAGGAAGAGGCAGTCGAACTCATCGACCTGATCTTCAAGAACCAGGTCACCCCCGACGACCCCGAGCTGACCGACGAACGCATCGAGGCACTGATGCGCGAGCACCTCGGCCGCGCCAACCTCGATGCACTGCTCAAGGCCCGCGCCGAAATGGTTCGTGAGGTGCTGTTCGCCGCCATCACCACAAAGCTGCGCGAGCAGGGTGTCAAGGATCCGGAGAACACCAACGGCGACCTGCCGGCCCCGGCGCTGGGCAAGCGATTCGCCCGGCAGGGCTGCGGGCGCACCACGCCGCACTTCGACGAGGAGATGCTGGCGCAGGCCCTGGGGGAGCGCTGGGAACAGGTCTGCGACGTCATCGAGTACGAGGAGTACACACCCCCGCCGGTGCCCGCCCACCGGGAATACGTCTTCAACCTGGACAAGTTCTTCGCACTGGCCCGGCGTGATCCCGCACTGCTGGACGTGGGGGCCGACTGCCTGATCCCCGGCGAGACGAAGACCCCCAAGCTCGCCGTGCACAACTACTACCCGGCCCAAGAGCAGACGTGACCACTGTGATCGATGAGTTCCGCGGGGCGTACGCGTTCCTGAGCAACTTCCATCCCAGCCCGTTGACGGTGCTGGACGACGGCTTCGTCTGCGCCACCGCCGAGCATGCGTTCCAGAGCCTGAAAGCCACCAGTGCCGCCGACGAGCACTACATCGCGTCGGCGCCCAGCGCCGGGGAGGCCAAGCGCCGCGGGCGGCAGGTGAAGTTGGTGGGCGACTGGGAGGACATGCGCACCCGCGCCATGGCAGAAGTACTGAGGGCCAAGTTCGAACAACATCCGGAGTTGGGCCGCCGACTGGCGCAAACCGGCGACGCGACACTGATCGAGGGCAACACATGGCACGACCAGTTCTGGGGCGACTGCCGGTGTCCGGAACACCAGGCGACCCCCGGGGAGAACTGGCTCGGGAAACTGCTCATGGAACTGCGGGTGCACGTGCAGACGCAGTACGGGGTAGAAGGGTCTAGTGGGTGAGGTGATGAGTGTGGTGAGCGCACAAATTCATGACGTTCATGATCATGACGTAGGGGAGTGGCCGGCGGATCTGGTCAAGACCTACACCACTCCCGAAGTGGCGGAGTTCTTCGGCAGGGCTCCCACGTGGGTGCACTGGGGGCTGCGCAAGAAGCAGCGCTCCGATGGGGTGTTCGTCGCGGCGCCGTGGACGCGTGCCGACGGCAGCGCCATCGCGCCCAAGCGGCACGGGGCCCGCAAGGAACGCCGGTTCACCCTTGAGGACATTCGCGACATTGCGCTGGCGCGCTACCGCCGTCACGACCTGACCGAACTTGAGATGAAGGCCTACCTGGAAATCATCGACCGGGTGGAGCGGGGCCAAACCGAGCTGTTGCACCACGTGCTGCCCGCGCCGCCATCCAGTCGGCACAAACGAGACACGGACTGATCCGCAGTGGCGGAGCTGGGGCGACGCCTCGGGGCGCCGCCGCTGAATGGAGCGCCGGTCGAGGCAGCCGCCGGTCAGGTCGACCTTGCCGGGCAGGTGTGGGCCAGCCCCCTGACCGAACAACCACTCGATGTCGAACGGTGCCTACTGGGGCGGCTGTTCGTGCCCGAGGAGATCGGCAAGGCCTGGGACATCGGACTGCGCGCCGAGCACTTCATCGAACCGCTGACCCAGGCCGTGTACCACTTCACCACGGCCTACTGGCTGGAGAACGCCAAGACCGCCGCCCCCACCGCACTGGTACTGGCCACCGAATTCTCTGGGCTGGTGCTGCCGACCGCCGTCGAGGAGTCCACCACCTGGCTTGCGGGGGAGATCAAACGCCGGTTCCTGCGACGCCAACTCCAGGACGTGGTGATGGGGTCACTGACCACACTGGTCGAGGATCCCGAGGGCACACTGCACACCCTCACGACAGCTGGTTTTGCGCTCAAGGAATCGACGGTGGCCCGGCTGAGCCGGGTCAACATGGCCGACACCATCGCCGAACGCCGCGAACGCTACGCCAAGCGCCGGGAGAACCCCCAGGGACTGGGGGTGACGCTGGGCTTCGATGAGTTGGACTTTCACACCGGCAGCCTGCTGCCCGGCGAACTGGCGGTGGTCGGGGCGATGGCAAAGACAGGGAAGACGTTCATGCTGCTCAACGCGGCACTCAACGCCGTCAGCAAGGGGCACAAACCGATCGTCTACAGCCTGGAGGTGTCGCTGGGCGACATGCAGGACCGTGCCGATGCGATTCTGTCCGGGGTGTCCTACGATCGGTTGTCCAAGGGGCGTCTGTTTCCCGACGAGGAACAGACGCTGTACGAGACGCAGGAGATCCTGCGCGACTGCGGGGGCCTGCTGATCGAGCGGCCCGAACGGGGTGAGCGCACACCGGCGCACCTGTGTGCACGGGCACGCCAGGCCGGTTGCGACTATATGCTCATCGACCAGCTCAGTCACATGGAGGCCGGGCACACCACCCCCAACCGCAAGGAACAATACGCCTCGATTCTGAAGAACCTGCACGACGAGATCAGCCGACCCGGCATGGAGATCCCCTGCTTCCTCGCGGTACAGGCCCGTCGCGGGGACACCGAGCTGACCATCGAATCGTTCGCCGACGCCGCCGAGGTCGAACGGGAAGCCGACATTCTGCTCGGCATTTCGCGTACCGACCAGGAATACGACAACGAGATGATGAGGATGACCATCCTGGGGGCGCGCCGCTGCGCCACCGCCAAATGGATGCTGAAGTGGCAGCTGCGGGGCATGACCCAGATGGCCATCGATGGCAGGATCTACCCCGGCGACTCGCGATGACGGTACCCGTGTACGTCCCGCACACCCATGTGCGCGAGGCCACACGGGTGTTCCTGGCACACCAGAAACACCCCATCCACTACGTGGACGTGTCCGGTGACAGAGCGGCCTACGCCGAGTACTTCCAGGCCCGCTGGGACGAAGGGGAGACCTTCATCTCCCTCGAACACGACATCGTGCCCTGGCCGGGAGCGATCGAGGAACTGGTGGCCTGCCGCGAACCGTGGTGCTTCTTCGGCTACGACGCCGGTATCGACTGCGCCGCCGACCGCTGCGCGCCCTTCGGACTGGTGAAATTCGATGCCCGGCTGATCGCCGCAGTGCCCGACGTGTGGCGGGAAATGCGGACGGCCTTCGCCGGCGACGCGAACATGTGGATGTACTGCGACGTATTCATGCACCGCTACACCGCCGAGGGCCGGGGCATCCCCCCGCACCAGCACTACCCCGCCGTGCTCAACGCCAACCCCCAGCCCGCCGGATCCTACTTTCCCCTCATCGAACCGAGGGTGACCGAGGTGACGGTGTGGCGGGACATGGACCCGGTGGCCAGGATCGAAGTCCGCGGCGATGCACAACTGTCCATTGCCGCCACCGACACGTACACCGTCACGACCAACACGATGGTGGCCAGCAAGTGCTGCAACAGGTGCGGCAACTACTACACGTTCGATGCGGGAGGGCGCCGACACTGCGGGCCCTGCGCGTTCTACCCCGACGGCTATCCAGGGAGGTGAGGGCGTGCCGAGTGACGATCTCGTCGAAGTAGGCGCGCCCTGCCCAGGGATGAAGGCCGTCGAAGACGTCGTGGCCGAGGGTGTGGTGGACGCTGAAACCGCCGGCCAGCGGGTGGCGCACTTCAACGACATGCTCATCGAAAGACTGAAGGAAAGGCTGTCCGGACCATGAAAACCGGGCTACAGGACATGCTGCACCGCAGCATGTATCGCCAATACCTACAACACATCGACGGACGCGCGATCCTCGAGAAGTACCACGCCGAGAACTGTACGGAGGGGTTCGGCGACGACGGGACCACCGAGATCCGGCACTCCTGCCTCATCGACCGGGTCGAACCGCACCACACCAACGGTGACGCACATCCGAGCGCGTCGCTGAACCTGGAGAAGAAGCTATATCACTGCAGGTCCGGTGGGTGGAGTGGTGACCTGCTGCACTTGCTGGCCAAGCTGCACGACCAGGAACTGACCGACGTGTTGCCCCATGTCGGGCAGTTCTTCACCGCTGCCGCCACCGACATCGACGACTTCCGGGCCAAGGCAGAACGGATACTCGCCGGGCCCGGTGCCCCCCTTGAGATGGCGTGCTACTCCGAACGCATCCTCGACAACTGGGATGCGATCCACCCCTATCTGTACGAGGAGCGTGGGATCGATCCCGAAACCTGTCGGCGGCTGCGGATCGGTTACGATCCGCAGGCCAACCGGGTGGTGTTCCCCGCGTTCCACGAGGGGCGGCTGGTGGGCTGGCAGAAGCGTGCCATTCCCGATCGGCCCGGACGGTGGCCGGGCACGGTGCCGCCCGGCCCGAAGTACCTCAACGCGGCGGGTTTCCCGAAATCGGAAACCATCTTCAACCTCGACAACGTGACCGGTGGCCGGGTCGTGGTCGTGGAGTCCCCGATGAGCGTGGCCAAGGCCGTCAGCCTTGGATTCCCCAACACCGTGTCCACGTGGGGCGCCAAGACCAGTGCGCGACAGGCCGAACTGCTGCTGCGACGCGGTTTCCGGCACATCATCCTGTGGTTCGATTCCGGTCCCGCCGGCGAGAAGGGTGTGCGCCAGCTACTGGAACGGCTCTATCAACGCGGGCCCGACATCATCGGAGTCGTCATCCCCGACACGGACAGGGACCTCGGTGATTGCGACGCGCCGGAGCAGGTGCAGGCTAAACTGCTGTCAGCCATACCGGCTACCGTCCGGATGGCAGAATATGCTCGAGCCGAACGATATCGGCGGTAGTTCGAGGGAGAAATCCCCATGGGCGAGACGGACCCCGTGATCGAGACATTGCCGGACGGCTATCACGTGCGGCGTTTCGCGCCAGACGCGTCACACCCCCAGGGTAAAGTCGTGCTCCTTGCCGACAGGTCCCCGCTGCGCGAGAAACTACAGGCAGAGCAGGGCGACCGGTGGGTCCGCCACCAAGAACTACAGGAGTGCCAGTGCCGTCGACTCGACACCAAACGAGCCAGTCTGACCGGGCACCCAGCCGTCCCCGCAGAGAAGAGGTGCGTGTAAAACAGGACCCATAATCAGGTCACAATGCGCAGATCGCATCTACACTGCAAGTAGCACAGCACACACCAGATCAATCCAGCACCTGTAGCCCAGTAGCACAGCACACACCAGATCAATCCAGCACCTGTATCCCGGTAGCACAGAAGGAAAAACAAAAAATGAAGACAGGTTTGGCAGCAATGCAGGAGGCCGTGGAGCGCGGTAAGGAGCGCGCGGCCAGTGTCGGCACCGGCGGGGGCGGTTCCCTGCGCGGCATGAAGTGGAAGCCCGGCGAGAAGAAGATCATCCGCTTCGTGCATCACAGCGACCACTTCATCACCGCCCACTTCTACAACGGCGTCATCTGCAACGACGGGTCCGTCCGTACGTTCATCTTCGACCCGCGCAGGGGGGATCTTGTCGCGAAGTACCGGGCCGCCGCCGCTGCCGTTGGCTCCACCATCGGCATGATGAGGGAATACGGTTCGAATGCACTCAAGGAACCGGAGACGCGCGAACAGACCATTGGTATCGCGGTAGTGCGCAAGGAACGCCTCGTTGCAGGGACGACCGGGGCGCAGACGGAGGTGGTCGATGACGAGTACTACGAGACGGTCGAGAACCAGCAGTTGCCAGCCCGACTGTTCGGACTCGTGCAGCAGTCCGAGAGCAACTTCTGGTCGCACATCGCGGGTATTGCCCGTCGCTACGGGGATCCGTGTACCTACGACATAGAGATCATCCGTACCGGGCAGAAGGACTATTCGATGGTGCCCTTCCCGGCCATTGATGCGCTGCGCGACCCTGGCACCGTCGAGCAGTTCTACGGCTATCAGTGTGATCAGCATGTGCCCCCCGGCCAGAGTCGGCCGCCGTGGAACAACGAGGATCCTCAGCGGTTCCTCTTCTGCCCGCGCACGCTGGACGACTGGGCCGACTATTTCGGCAGCGAGCAGTGGATCAGGAAGTGGTTGAACCTCGACAACATTCCCGCTGGGGCCGGAGGCGCCCCCCAGCAGTACGCACCCCCGCCGCAGTACGCCCCACAACAGCAGTACGCGCCGCCACCGCCGCCGCAGCAGTACGCCCCACAACAGCAGTACGCCCCACCGCCGCCACCGCAGCAGTACGCCCCACCACCGCCACCCCAGTACGCACCCCCGCCGCAGTACGCGGGACCGGTGGTGGCTCCCGTTGCTACCGCCGGTTCCGTGGCTGGCGGGTTCGGCAACGCTCCCGCCGGGCTCGGTAACACCGGTTACGGCGAGTTCCACGCCGCAACCACCCACAACCCCGACCCAGTGACCACGCCACCGGCCTCGTCCGCACCACCGCCATCCGCACCGGCCTCGTCCGCACCGACTGCGGGCGCACCGGCCAATGAGGCCCAGGTGGTAGGGCCGGGCAAGACCGAATACGGCACACTGAGGGAACGGTTGGAGAGCCGAGCGAAGGGGTAGAACCTCCTACCCGACCCCACCGGGACACGGGCGATGCCCGTTACGAGGCTGATTCCGGGGCCAAGTGGGATGTTTGGCCCCGGAATCGGATTTGGACCGAAGGTTTGATGCCGCATGGGCGATGCCAGAATCATCGACTTCAATGCTGCGCTGGAACTGCGCAGGCGCGAAGAAGCTTCCCTGGCCAGCCATTTCGTCAACTATCACGTGCATAGTGAGGGCAGCTTTCTGGACGGGTACTCCCCCGTCACCTCGATCGCCAAGCGTGCCCGGGAATTGGGGCAAGCGGCCATTGGTTTGTCCGACCACGGTGAGTGCAATCAACACTATGCATTCCAGAAAGCCTGTATTGCCGAGGGTGTCCACCCGATATTCGGGATGGAAGGATATTACGTCGATGACATTGCGCAGAAAAAGGAAGTCCCCAATTCCCACATCACGTTGATCGCCGCATCCCAGCAAGGACTGGCCAACCTGTGGGCGCTGTCGTCGGTGGCCTACCAGCGCAAGTACTTCCACAAGAAGCCACTGGCCGACCTCGAGCTGCTACGGCACTATCGCGACGGCCTGTGGGCTTCGGACGGGTGCTTGCTCACGGAATTGGCGCGAGCGATCCTGGTGCGCGGCGATGAGGAGGAGGCCCGCCAGATCTACGGGCGGCTGTTGGCCGTGTTCGGTGACCGGTTTTTCTCCGAGTTGCACACCTGGCAGTTCATGAACCCCCGCACCGACGACGAGATCAAGTTCCTCGACACCAAAATGTGCACCGCACAAGCCAATGCGCTGGCATCCGAGTTCAATCGGGCCAAGCTGCGGTTGGCGACCGAGCTGGGGATCCCGCAGGTCGTCGTCAACGACGCCCACCACACCCGTCCGGAGGAGTGGGAACTCAAGGACATGGTGTGGCGGATCAACACCGGCAACAAGGGTGACCAGCTGCCCGAGGGCCAGAAGGCCGACCACCTGATGGGCGACCAGGAGCTCTACTACTGGATGGGCCGGCACGGCATCGACGCCCCGCACGTGGAACGGGCGATAGACATGTCGTGGCAGATCGCGCAGACCTGCGTGGCCGAAATCCGGCCCACCCTGGGAATGCCCAGCTTCACCGGCAACGACCACGACGACATCGAGAAATTCCTCGACCTCGTCACCGAAGGATTCAAACGCAAGGTGATCGATGGTGGCCTCGATCAGGAACGCTACCTACAGCGCGCGGAGAGCGAATGCCAGCTCATCATCGACAAGGGTTTCTGTTTTCCACCGGGCACGCAGGTCAGCACAGCGCAGGGACTGCGGGCGATAGGGACGATCCGGCCGGGTGACTACGTGGAGACCAGGGCGGGACAGCAGCGAGTTGCGCGAGTGTCCAGCAGGCCCGTAGAGGAGCAGTTGGCGGAAATAGCTGTCGCAGGTTCGTATCGCAAACTGTCTGGCACCAAAGAACATCCTGTCCTGACTCCTAGTGGATGGCAGGAACTGGGGAGGTTTAGGCGCGGCGATGAGGTGGCTGTTGATGCGCCTGAGGGCGTCGACAGCCCGTTCGATTTGCTCGGATTGGCGTTAGATCGGGGATGGTGGGTATCGCCATCAGGCGAGGGGTTCACCAAGGTGGTCCTCGGTCGGTGGAAAAGCGCGCGTCGATCCAAGGGTTGGGCACCCGACAAATTGATGCCGTCCCCAGCACTCATGTACGTGGTCGGTCTGTGGGTGGCAGAGGGTCATCTGTATGACCCCGATTCATCGACATGTCCAGGTCAGGTGGGGTGGACCCTTCATCGTGACGAAATGGCGATTCGTGATCGACTAGCCTCCTGTCTGCGGGAATTGGGGATGGGCGAGCTGCGTACATACGCTAAGACATGGGCGGGAGCCCCAAACCACAAGGGCTTGCTGCACATAGTCACAAACCATCCGTTGGCGTTATTCCTGTCAGAGGTGGTTGGGACGGGGGTCTACGAGAAACGACTCAGCCCATGGCTGATGTCGTTGTCATCGGAGTCGTTGCGGGCGTTTGTCGATGGGTGGTTCGACGGGGACGGCACAACGAAAGCGAACGGCAGGAAGATCGTCGACACCTGCAATCCGGTACTGGCGTTTCAGTTACGACAGATTCTTCTGCGCACGGGGATATGGGCGACGGAAATCTCCTACCGTTGGCTGGATCGGCAGAAGTATCGGGTTTGTTGGCAGGAAGAGCGCAAGAAGGCTCCATATGGTGCCCGTCGTGATGGTGACAGGTGGTGGGTGCGGGTCAAAGGTGTGACGAGTCGTCACTACAGCGGGTTGGTTTACAACTTGTCGGTTGATGGTGATCCGACGTATGTCGCCGAGGGAATTCGGGTCCATAACTGCGGCTACTTCTGTGTCGATGAAGACATGGTGAGGGCCGCCAAAACCGGCAGCTGGGCACAGTACGTCAAGGGGCCACACAAAGAGCCGATCGGGGTCGGCCCCGGCCGCGGGTCGGCAGGTGGTTCCCTGGTGACCTGGCTGCTCGGTATCACCGCCATCGACCCGATCCGTTATGGCCTGCTGTTCGAGCGGTTCCTGACCCCCGCCCGGAAGAGCCCACCCGACATCGACATCGACTTCCCCCAGTCGAGGCTGGGTGACATGGTGAAGTACCTGGGAGCGCGCTGGGGCCACGACCACGTCTGCACCATCGGCACCATCACCCGCAACGCCCCCAAGGCCATGTTGCGCGACCTGGCCCGTGCGATGGGGCGCCAGAAGGTGCCACAAGCGGACGTCGAAGCGATGAGCAAGATCATCGACAAGGCCACCAAGTTGGCCGCCAGTGCCATGGAGGCGCGCGGCGAGCATGCCGGCGACAAGGGCGACGAGGTCCGGTGGGACGAGATCCTGCAGGAGAAGGGCGGCGATCTGGCCCCATGGGCGCACAAACACGCCGAACTGTTCCGCCTGCTGGGCCTCCTGGTGGGTATCGCCCGCCAGTCCGGCAAGCACCCCTCCGGGGTGTTGATGAACAAGGATCCGTTGCTGGGACGGATCCCAATGCGCACCCGTCACCACGGAACCGCGAAAGAGGTCGTCACCACCCAGTTCGACATGCTCGAGGTCGAAGAGCTGGGTGGGGTGAAGTTCGACCTGCTCGGCCTGCGCAACCTCGACACTCTCGAGGTAACGAAACGCCTGATCCGGGAACGACACGGAGTCGACATCGACTGGGAGGCATTACCCGAACACGACCCGGCGGTGTGGCCCCAGATCCATCGCGGGCGCACCACCGGCATCTTCCAGCTGACTGCGGGGACCACCCGCACCGCCATCGAACTCAAGCCCACCAGCATCGAGGACCTGGCGCTGCTGATCAGCATCATCCGGCCCGGCGTCAAGGACGCGGGACTGACCGAAAGGTTCCTGCGGCGTCGGGCCGGCGTGGAATCCACCACCTACGACCATCCGCTGATGGAGCCGATCACCGCCGACACCCACGGTGTGCTGGTCTATCAGGAACAAATGATGCGGGCCTCCCGTGACCTGGCCGGATTCTCCGCCGACGAGGCCGACGACCTGCGCAAGGCGCTGGGCAAGAAGTACATGGACAAGATCAAGGCGATGTGGGAGGAGTTCGCCGCGGGCTGTCTGGCCAACACCGAGTTCACTGCACTCTTCGGTGGCCCACCCGATGGCGGCGACTTCCAACGCGATGCGGCGCTGAAGGTCATCGAGAAGATCTGGACATCGATCGAAGCCAGTGGACGCTACGCGTTCGGCCACGCACACGCCACCGGCTATGCGATGACCGGGTACTGGGAGATCTGGCCCAAGCACCACTATGCCGCAGAATTCGTGATGGGGTTGCTCGTCAGCGATCCCGCCAACACCCCCGAGTACATTCGCGAGGCGCGGCGAATGGGTCTGGCCGTACTGCCGCCCGACGTGAACCTGTCTGGACAGAAGTTCACCATCACCGACGACTCCATCCGCTACGGACTCGATGCGTTGCGCGGCATCGCCGCGGCGAGCGCCCGCGACATCGTCGCGGGGCGCCCCTACCGGTCCCTGCAGGACTACCTGGCGACTGCGGGCAAGGGTGCCAACAAGACCGTGATCGTCAACCTCATCAAGGTGGGGGCACTGGATTCCCTCGGTGACCGGGCCGAACTGTTGCGCCAGTACGAGTACCACATGGTCACCCGGGATCTCGCCGAGAGCACCCGCACCAATCCCGAGAAACTGGCGGCGATCGTGGAGCGACGCCTGGCGATGCCGGGGAGCCACATCGAGATACCCGATTTCACCGACCCCGCCGTCATCTACGGGATCGAACAGGAGCTGTGTGGTCGGCACATCACAGTGGACCCGCTGGAGTCCTACCTGTCCTTGCTCGAGGGAGAGGTGATCTACGACCCCGCCGACATCGATGACGCCGACACCGGGGCCCGGTTGACCATCGCCGGGCAGGTGACCAAGGTGACGCGACACGCCATCAAGAGTGGGTTCCAGGCTGGCCAGGAAATGGCGTTCGTGACGGTAAGGTTTGCCGAATCGGACTTCGAGTTCACCGCCTTCCCCCGCGAGTGGACCCAGGTCAAGGGCATGATCAGCCTCGGTGCGCCCGTGGCGTGTGAGTGCCGCAAGGACGGGCGAGGGGCACGGCTAGTGGAGCTGGTCCGCCTGGACAACCTGGCATCGAAAAGGAAAGTGTGATGGCCAACAAGGACGTGGCGAAGCTGATCGCGGCCGTGCAGAAAGCGCAGGGCCCCGGATCCATCATGACCGCCGCCGAGGTTCCGAAGCGCCCGCGCGTCTCCTCGGGATCCCTCGCGCTGGACCTGGCCATCGGCGGCGGCGGCCTACCCGCCGACCGGGTGGTCGAGTTGTTCGGTTCGGAATCCGCGGGCAAGACGACCCTGGCCCTGACTGCGATGCGCAACTTCCTGGACGCCTATCCCGACCGTTACGGCCTGTACATCGACACGGAGGGCAAGACCCCCATGGACCGCGTCGAGCAGCTCCTCGGGCCCGAGCGCATGGAGCGATTCATCCCGCACTATCCGGCCGATATCGAAAAAGCCACGGACACCTACCGGGAGTTCGTAAGTTCCGGGCACGTTTGCTTCGTTCTGTACGACTCGATTGCGGGTGGCATCCCCAAACGGGTCACCGAACGCAGTGCCGAGGTGTCCGGTGGTGGTCGTGACGCGGCGAGGCTGATCAGCGAGTTCGCCCGCGTGGCCGGCAATCATTCCAACCGGTACGAGTGCTGCACGATGGGGATCAACCAACTGCGGGTCGATCAGGACGGATACCACCGCTATGTGACCGTGGGCGGCAACGCCTGGCGGCACCATTGCTCGTTGCGCATTCTCATCAGGGAGCGGCCCGCGAAGTTCCAGGCCAAGGTCGACGGTGAAACCGTCGAAGTCGGCACCGAAGTCGTGGGCCGGGTCGTCAAGAATCAGGTCGGGGGCATCGAAGGCCGGGAGGCCTTCTGGCGGATGTACACCGTGGCGACCGAACAGTACGGGTTCGGGATCGACCAGCTCGAGGAAATCGTGCGGCTGGGCATCATTGTCGAGGTCATCAAGTTCAGTGGCGGCTGGTATCACCACCGCGCCCTGCCCGGCCCCGACAAGAAGGGCGAGCACAAGGTTCAGGGCAAGGATCGGCTCGTCGAGGTGGTCAGGAGCGATCCCGTCGTGTATCGCGCCCTCTTCGAGGAGATCTCGGCGGTGCTGCGTACCGAACGGGCGATGTCGGTAATCGCCCCGGTCACCGACGATGCAGTCACCGACCTCGATGGGTCACCGTTCGGGCCCAACGTCCTGCAGCGCGCGATGGAAGAACTCTCCCTCCCGTGAAGGGCGGGATCGCGGCCTGGAAGCGCTTCGAGCAGGATGTCCAGGCCCTCCTGGGCCTGGACGCCACCCCCAACTCCGGGGCGCGCTGGCACTCCCCCGGTGACTGCGTCGACAACGACCTCATCGACAACCGGTTCCCGCTGCAGGCCGAGTGCAAGCACACGACGCACGGCTCGTTCCCACTGCAAGCCAAGCTGCTGCGGCAGTGGGCCCGCACCGCGGCCGGCACGGGTCGGCGGTTCGTCATGCCGATTCGGCTGGAACCGTCCGGCGAGTCGCCGCTGGATGTCGTAGTCCTGCTGTTGGATGACTTCGTGGAGATCGTGCAACGGGCGAAAGACGCACCGTGAGCAACGCCATCCATACCCGCAAATGGGCCGTCGTCCCCAGTGGCAGCGGCTGGACGGTGACGAGTGGCCAGCGCTGCTGCAGCTGGACCGTCCGCAGCCAGGGTGCAGGCATGCTGCTGGTCGACCTGTACGAGTGGGCCCTGGCCCATCCCGAGCTGCCCGACCCAGAGGACGCGGGGACGTGGCCGGGTGTTCCCGGCAGCTTCAAAACCCATGCGCGACACATGCGCGAGAGGGCTGTGCCGATCGAGGCGAGGAGGACCGCAGTGACCGCAGTCGAGGCTGGACCCTGGGGCAACGTCCTCAAGAGGATGGAACGGCGCGAGCTGATCGTGCCGATGTTGGAAAACGAACTGACCGCCGACGAGTGGCCGGACGAATACATCATCCGGGTCAACACGAAGAAGCACACACCACGGCCTGGGTACTTCCACCCGTCGGTGCACCCCCTGATGGGGGCACGAGAGCTGTACTACCGCATGCACCCCGCCACCCGGGATTTGATGGTGCCCGAACGGCGGCTGGCCAAGGACCACATGCTGCTGAGTATGCACGTGGCGGCGCACGCGATCGTGCAGACCAAGATGGAGATGGCCAAGATAGTGCGCCCGGAGAACATCGAATGGTCCTACGTCGATGAGATCCACAAGATCCGGGGCCGCATCGACTTCATCGTCGACCACCCTACGGTTGGGCAACTCGTGGTGGAGATGAAGGGCCAGAACCCGTACAACTTCCGTACCCAGAACGAAGTCAAACCGGAGTGGGACGCCCAGGGATCCCTGGCGGCCGTGAACTACGGCAAGGACCACTATGTGTTGCTGTTGTTCTGTATGGGGATGCCGTTCGAATTCAAGGAGTTCTATCAGCCGGTGAACACCGCACTGGTCGAGGAAACCTACGCCAAATTCGATTACGTCATGGACTGCATCGCCAGGGACACCCCGCCCAGACACTGCTGCTCACCCGATTCGATCACCATGAATCGGTGTCCCGCGCGGTTCCAGTGCTGGCTGCGTCCAGAGGTCGGTTCATGACCAATAGGAAGGGTCCAGATTTCGAACGGGTAATGGCCGACTGGTTCAAGGATCAGTGGTCCCACCTCATCGATCGCCGGGTGAAGACTGGCGTGCGCGACCGTGGTGACATCGGCAACTTTCACATTCACGGCCACGCGCTGACCATCGAGTGCAAGAACCTCAAGAGCTATGACCTGGCCGAGGCGATTCGTGAGGCCGAGAAGGAATCGGTCAACGACGCCTCGTTGGCCGGGATCGCGGTGGTCAAGCGTAGGGGCAAGAGACAACCTGGTGACCAGTATGTGGTGATGACGGCCAGTGTCTTCCTCACCCTACTCAAGGCGGCGATGGACCCACATTGGCATCCGACGGACGAGGAGATCCACGGAAAGTGGTGCCCAGGTGACCAGAGCCGTCTCGGGACCGACCACTCGAGACACCGTTAGGGTAGTTTCGGCGAGTCAGATAGCGGTCCTACAGCGACAAGGGGTACCGTCGGACCGTGCCATTCCGTTTGGCGAGTAAGACGCAGGTTTCCGGGCATTGGTTCGTGCGTCGCCGTCTCGCATTCGCGTTCCTGCGTCGATCCGTGCGCATGGACCCCAACCCGAGCTACTGGCACCGCACCATGTTGCTGGTGTCGGTGGTGCTGGGCGTCGTGACCCTGGTCGGGGCGCTCGTCTACGGATGGTTCCGGCCCGCCGGCGTGATCGGGGACTCCTCGAAGATCATCGCCGACCGCAGCACCGGTGCCCTCTACATCGTCATCGACCACCGGCTGCACCCAGCGCTGAACCTGGTGTCCGCACGGCTGATCGCAGGCTCCCCCGACACCCCCACCTTCGTCTCGCCCGGCGAGATCGCCAAATGGCCCAAGGGCGAGCCAGTGGGCATCATCGGCGCACCCATCGAGGCCCCCGCCACGTTGTCGCCGCAGGTATCCCGGTGGGCGGTGTGCGACACCGCCCCCACCACCGTCGGGGGTGGTCCCGAGGTGACCGGCATCGACGGGCAGCTGACCTTCAGTGCCGCAGCAGGCGAACTCGGCACCGACGACGCCCTGCTGCTGGCCTACGACTCCGGCCACGGACCCCAGACCTACCTGGTCATCGGCGGCGTCCGGATGCCGGTGGACCTCACCGACGGCGTGGTCACCACCGCACTGGGCATTCGCCCCGGTGCCCCAGTGCCGCCGATGTCGCAACCGCTGTACGACGCGCTACCCGCCGAACATCCGTTGACCGTGCCGACCGTACCCGGTGCGGGTCAGCCCGCACCGCCCGAATTCGGACTGCACGTCCCCGTCGGTGCGGTACTCGCCGGTCGCGACGTGGCCGCCGGAGCCGATCGCTTCTACGTCGTCCTCGGTGACGGGGTGCAGGAGGTGTCCCCGGTGACCGCAGCGATGCTGCGCGGACACGACTCCTACGGCCAGCCCGCGCCGCCGTACCTCGCCCCCGACCAGCTGGCCAAGATCCCCGCCCGTCACGACCTCGACATCGACCACTACCCGCACAACCCGGTACACCTCATCGACCCGGCCAGTCGACCCGTGACGTGCGCGGCCTGGCAGTGGAGCCAGACCGAACGGCAAGCCCGGTTCACCGTGGTATCGGGACGGGGCCTGCCCATCGGCGCCGACCAGCAGGCCAGCCTGGTGAAACTGGTGGGCGGGGGCGGCGGCGTACAGGCCGACCAGGTGCTCGTCGGGGCAGAGGCGACCACGTTCGTCACCAGCACCGGCGGGGCACTGGACTCACCCGCTCGCGGCGCGATGTGGCTCATCGCCCCCAGCGGGGCGCGCTACGGAGTGCCGTTCGACGACGACAGCCTCTCAGCCCTGGGGTTGACGGCCTCGACGGTGCGGCCTGCCCCATGGTGGGCGCTGCAGGTGTGGCCCGCCGGTCCCGAACTGTCCAAGCAGGCCGCCCTGACCCTGCACAGTCCCGCGGACACCGCGGTACTGCCGACCAAGACGACCAAGGGGGGATGACGTGTCGACCATCCGATTCAATGCCGCGCGGCGGGCGACCCCGCCGAAATTCGATGGGGGAGAGGCGTTCGTGCCCGACCCCCCTCTTGCACCTCGCAAACTCCCGCTGAGCAAGGGCCAGGTCGTCTTCCCGGTGATCATGGTGGCCGCCGTGATGGCCGTCATGGGGTTCTGGTTCTCCAACCCGGCCATGCGCAGCGGCCCCATGATGGGGATGGGACTTTTCCTCCCCATCATGATGCTGGGCAGCTTCGGTGGTGTGTTCATGATGAACCGTGCGGGAGGTGCCGACAACAAGGTGCTGTCGGCGGCCGCCCTGGAAGAGGAGCGGCGCGCCTACCTGGTCACC